GTAGGCAGGACTCGAACCTGCGACCTCCGGATTATGAGTCCGGCGCTCTAACCAACTGAGCTACTCCGCGTTGTTACTTAGCCACTATTGTAGCGCCATTTCGGCGCTTTCTTCAGGGGCTCGTGAACTTTGTTTTGTACTCGGGCTCGTCTGCCGTTGCCACCCAGCCCAGGGCCTTGAGGCGCTGTGCTTCCTGCTTGCACTCAGCGGGGGTTGCGCTGTGCAGCACGATGCTCGCATCGGTCCCAGGGAAACCCAGGGTCATGGACCAGGGCGCAGTCGTGAAATCAGGGTCGGAGCTCCGCTTGGAGAGCTTCGCGACCCTGGACACGCAAGATTTAACAGCAGACAGCATAAACCCCTCTTTGGGGGTCCATCGGCCCCCTGTTTCAGTGTGCAATCGCCAGGCCTTTGGGGCTCGGCACCTTCAGCGCTGCGAGGGCGACTGCGAGACGACGATTGTCCGCCTTCACTCCTACCCGCGCGTTGGGCAGTTTAGCACGAAACGTGCCGTTGTCTTCGTCGATCTTGCAGTCGAGTGCCTTTTCCAGCTGGCGGCTGAAAGTAGGGTTGTGGAAGTTGACCATGCGCCACTTTCCCTTCGGCGTCAGCAGGCGCACGCGGTTACCGTGCTTGCCGGTGATCACGTGGATCTGTGCCTTCTGACCACCCACGGCCTGTGCCAGTTGCAGGTTCAGGGCGAAAGCGTCGACGGATTGGATGTTAGCGGTGTTCATGATCTAGTTTCCTTTAGTGTTGAACGGCGTTGTTGCCGTAGTTCAAATGTAAAGGAACGCGGGCGTCCCTGCAAGCGTTTTCAGCTTGCAAGGCGAAGGAATGTGTAAGATTTTGTAAGCTACCGGCGCATTGTCGCGACTGCGACTGCGTCGTCCTCGTTGAGGATGGGCACGGCGTTGGACTTGTGCATCGTTGCGATGCCCTTTATTAGCGTGCCTGTATATGCTTGCTTGCGTGGAACTGAAGTGTCGCCGCCCGGCGTCACGTGCGAGGGGAGTCGGTTCACTTCCCGCTCGTTGCCCACCCACGCTGTGATGCTCTTTGTCTTGACCACCGGGGCGCTGCGCACGCCCTTGGCCTTTGCTCCCCGCTCCAGGGGTGCTGCGTGCTTAGCTAGCATTGCCTCCCACTCCTTAGCGAGGGCTGCTGCTTTACGCGGATCTTGCTTGCGCTTTGTCATGAATTGCCGACACCCCTTGTAAGTCCTGCAAGCAATGTAACACGTTTAGGGGGCGAAGCGTGGGCCGGAGTTTAAATTTTTAAGGCCGACGCGTATGTCAGCCAAGAGCTTGTCGTCGCCGTAGTTGTAAGCATCCTCGATGCTCCAGGTGTGGCTTTTACGCAACAGGTCGGCTTCATGCTCTGTACCAAGGAACTGTTCCTGCGCTTGCCGGAAGTTTTCCGCATGCACGAAGACCACGCGGTCGGCCCAGTCAATGAGCCTCCCCGTGAGGCGTTGCAGTGCTGCAGCATGCGTCCCGCAGCAGCGCGTATTCCAGCTGTATAGTCGCACAGCCTCATGCGCGGCCGTAGCGCTTCTCAGCTGCCCGCTGCTGCACACAAAGACCACGCGCCGCGCGCTCCCCTGGCTCCAGTTGAATGGAATAGTTCCTGTGAGCTTCTCGTCCACCCCGCCCCCGCTACATTAAGGATAGCAATAAGTACACGCGTATCAACAGAATCAACGCGTGCCATGAAAATTTTGTTTCTCGACGTGGAGACCAGCCCCAACATCGCCCACGTATGGGGCCTATGGCAGAACAACGTGAGCCTGAATCAGCTCATGGAGTCGAGCCACATGCTGTGTTGGGCCGCGAAGTGGGCGGGTAGCAAGACCACCGAGTTCGCGAGCATCTACAATTCCGACCGCGTGTCCATGCTGAAACGCATCCATGAGCTGCTCGACGAAGCTGACGTGGTCGTTCACTACAACGGTAAACGCTTCGACATGCCGACGCTGAACAAGGAATTTCTCCTGGCGGGCTACGCGCCCCCAAGCCCCTACAAACAGATCGACCTCTTCCAGACTGTGAAGGCGAAGTTCCGCTTCCCCAGCAACAAACTGGACTATGTGTCGGGAGAGCTGGGCCTCGGCAAGAAGAAGCAGCACGAAGGCCACACCCTGTGGGTGAAGTGCATGGCAGGGGAGGCAAAGGCGTGGGCGACCATGAAGGCATACAACGTGCAGGACGTCGTGCTGCTGGAGAAGCTCTACAAGAAGCTCCTCCCCTGGATTCCCAACCACCCCCACCGTGCGCTGTTCAGCGATGCTCATCTGGAACACTCCTGCCCCAACTGCGGGAGCACGCACATCACGAAGAAGGGCTTCAGCGTTACTGCTGCCGGTCGCTGGCAGCGCTACCAATGCCAGGGCTGCGGGGCCTGGTCAAAGGGTGAGAAGATTCTAGCCCTGAAGGACGTTTTGAAGCAGGCCTAAGCGCCTCTCCGCTTCCTTCAAGTCGATCGATGCCGCCCAGAGCGGCATTTCTTTTGCCTCGACGTAGCCCTCGAGGGTCTTTGTAGGCCAGACACAGGGCACGCACAGCCCGCAGTTCTGACCAAAGCCCACGCCTCGGAAGTGAGTGCGTGGGCCCAGGTCGTCTGCAGTGATGATGCCGATTTTGGTGTCGCCGGGTCGGATGAAGAACCTCACCGACCGGCCTTCCCGTTCAGCAACAGCGATTGCAAGCGGATTTCGTGCTGCCCCTCGATGCGCCGCGGGCGGGGTGCACACGCGATGCCAATCCGGACCTTCCCGGTATTGGCATAGAACGTATGGTTCGGCGTGGGCACAAAAGCGACTTTCCCTTTTCCGATGACTTGAAGCATAGCTCAACTCCTTGTTTCTGGTGTCGCTAGTGTAGCACCGTTCTCAGCAGTACAGGCTGGAAGATTCCCAGTCGATGGCGTTTCGCGAGCCCAGCTCCTCTGCGGCCTTCAGCGCCGCCTCGATCAGGTGCTTCACGGCTTCCTCGTCGGCGTGGTTCAGCTGCAGGCCTTCCAGCTTCACGAAGGTCTCGTCGCGGATCTCTTCGACCGTCGACGCAGAGCTCAGCACCTTGAAGAACAGCTCGCTTTCGCCTTCAAACGTCGAGAGGCTGTGGCGTTCGTAGCCACCGTAGGGACTCGCCTCCAGCCAGCTGGCGTCCAGCTCGACCTTGTCGTTGTAGGTGTAGCCACCGGCGTCCAGGAGGACGCCTTGGTGCTCACGGGTCTCGCCGGAGCTCTGCACCACGACGAGAGAAATGCTGCAGCGCGTCTGAACCCCTGGCCAGTTCTCCAGCGACGCCTTCGTGTAGCCGAGGGCGGCCAGCGTGTCTTCGTTCAGCATGTGCTGGGCTCCCAGAAGCCAGGCTCTGCGAGGTCGCCGTCCCACTCCAGGCCGTTGTCGTATGCGTACTCGCTGGCCGCATCTTCGGCCTCGCCGGTGATGGTGTCGCCGTCGATGACTTCGCCGTTCACCTCGATGTCGCCGTCCACTTGCTCTGCGAGGGCCGCGCCTTGCTGCAGCCACTCCACGAACTTCTTCTGCGTCTCGGCTTCGTGCTTGGCGACCAGTCGGCGGGCCAGCACCACTTCTGAGGGCTGGACCAGGATGACGTTGTGGGCGTCGCGCCAGGCGATGATCTGTGCTGCGATTTGGTTGTTTTCTTGGGTCATGGTGATCAGGCCTTGAATGCTGCTTGGCTGGAGAAAGTGTCGGCGATGAAGTCGTTCACGCAGGCACGGTCAGTGGAGTCCACGTATTCCGGGATGCGCAGGCGGATGGAAGCGCCGTTGTTGATGCGGTTGATTGCCAGCCGGCGACCCACGGACTTCTTGAACTGGTCACCGCTGCCCAGGTGCGCGATCGCGACGTCCGCGAAACGGCGCTTGCTGGCTTCCACGACGTAGGCGACGGTGGTCGTGCCCAGGTACATGATGGCCGCGTTCTTGTTCTCCAGGAACGCACGCACGTCCTCATCCACGGGCTTGCCGAAGTTGGGGTTCGGGCCGGCTGCTTCGACGGTTTCGCCTTGCGTGCCGAAGAGCAGATCGCGGACGACGTCACGGGCGTCGTCGGCGTCGTTGAACTCCTGGACGCGGGCAGCATTGCTCAGCAGCTCCAGGAACAGGGCGATTTCGGCGACCATTGCGGCCTCCATGCCAGGGGGCACAGCGAGAGTTTGGATTCGGTTCATTTCAGTATGCGTTCGGTTGAAAGAAGTAGTGCATGGTAGCCAACAGGCTGTCCATACCAGAGGATTCCGCAGAGGCCTTGTCGGCGTCTCGCTTCGCTTGGACTTGCCTCGCGTCCGCCCCGATCGCGAGCTCGGTGAACTCAGGGGGAAGGTAACCCTTCGAGACGGGGGCCTCGAAGTCAAAGGAATCATCGATGATCGGGGTCAGGTTCATAACGACTTTGGTTTTCAGATTTCCGAAGGGCCTTGTTGGACTTGCCGTGTCGTCCGGCCTTCCGGAACAGAGATGGTTTCACGAGCGGATTTCTCTCCCGAGGGACCCGCTCCGGCTTCTTGCTCAGACGCGGGCGAAGCGGGGCGTCTTGGAGGTCCGCTTCGCCTTGGCGATCACGTCACGGGCCAGCCAGCCGCCTGCTGCGGGGCGCAGCTTGTAGCGGCCCTTGTACGGGGTCAGCGCCTTCAGGCAGCCGCCACGGTGGATGGAATGCACGCTCCGGTCACCCAGGTCCACGAAGTAGCCCTTCTTCTCCTTGCCGAGCGGCGCGAAGTTGTCGGGAATGTAGACTTGGGTGTTCAGAGAAGTGAATTTTGCCATTTGATTAAGTTCCGATGAAAAAGACCTGAGTCACGCTCGCCATTTCTAGCGCTCCTGCATTGGCCTCAGTGAAACAATGCTTAGCGTGTGTCTGTATTGTATCACCAGAAATCGCAGAATGGATGGGGTTGCCAATGCACTTTGCGGTTTCTGGTGACACGATGTGGCAACCGAAGAAAATGGTGCCGTCTTGGGAATGATTCAGGTGGACTGAGCCGTTGAACCAGTCCTGCCCGTGGCGCAGCAGTGTGCGGCCTTGCACACAGGTCTCGCAGGTCTCCTTAAAGCCCTCGCCGAACTCGTATGCGATCTTGAACACAGCGATCTCGCCGAGCGCTGCTACAACCACCTCATCGTCGGAAGGCACCACAGGCTGTACCGTGACAGTGATCGCAGCGTTTTGAGCCCCTAGCGCTTGCAAGCGCTCCCAGCAGGCGAGCCTGAGCTCACTCGCCAAGCACTCCCCCATGCTACCCAAGTACGGGTAACGGAAGTACCGCCTGAAGCCCGACTCTTGGTTATCTTTCAACTGGCCCGTGTCCAGTCCGTTGACGATCCAGAGCTTTCCCTGATAATCAGAAATAGTTTGGAGTACAGCCGCAGTCTCTTCCGGAGAACCGTCCACGTGGTAGGTACAGTCGAATGCGGCAGGTCGAATATCACCCGCACTCACTAATGCACCGATGCGGATTTTGGTACCAGCTGGTTGAGTTTCAAGATTCATGCGGTCGCCCCAATCGAACGATATTCAATCTTTTTCGCTTTCACCTCAGCCACGTTGATCGCGACCTGCATGGCTGCAGTGATCCCGAAGTCCACATACACCACGACGACGTCCGCCTTGGGAATCCAGCTGAGCTGGCTGTGGAGGCCCGCATCGCGCTCGATGGGGACGTTGGGTGCAAGCCCGAAGAAGAACGCATGCGATGCAATGGGTGCCTCGTTGCGCATCAGCGAGTCCTGCACTGCCCGATTGGCGTAGCGCAGCATCTTTCCCGCATTGGAGAGGTCCTCCGGCATGAAGGGGCTGATGAGCACAGCCCGTTTCCTCGTGTACTTCGCGACGTTCAGGGCTTCCCGTTGGTCAGCGCGTTCGAACGCGCTTGTGTACTGAGGCACCCCGGGACGCTTGGGATCGGCAGGGACGTCCGCATCCGGCGTCCCTCCCGTCATAAACTTGGGGGCCAGGATCTTCGCCAGTTGAGAGCCTTTCAGGGCCATCAGAAACCTCCTACACAGAGGACGATCATGCTTTCGTTGAAGCGCCCGTTTGCCGTGCCCTCCTTCGCTTTGATCAGTCCGTAGATTTTGTTCAACGCGCTCATGGAGGGCTGGACACCCGCAAAGAGCTCCTCGGGCTTGCGCACCGTCTTTTCGCTGGTCTTCGCAGCGTCGATGTTCTTCAGGGTGGTGCCCGAGAACGTGAAGCCGGCTTCCGTAGCAACGAACACCGTCAGCTTCCTGGCTTTGGTGTCGAAGACATAGGCCTTCTTCGCCCCCACCATCCGCTCCGGCGGGATGCCTTCGATGTGCAGGAACTTCCGCAGATACTTCACCGACTTGGCGACCACCGAGGGCGGCTTCAAGCGCTTCACTGCGGTCTTGCTGCGCTCCGTTGCGATCTTCTCAGAAGCAGCACCCAGGGACTTCGTGATGGCCGTGTAAGCCTGCTTCAGAACCCTGTAGCTGTCCTTGCTGTGTGCGTCCCGATCCTCTTCCAGCTGTGCAGCCTTGCGCTTCACGAACTCGCTGATGATCTGGACGTCCTTCTTGGTCTCGCAGAAGTTGGGCACTCGGGACGCCGTGATGTTTCCCACCAGAACCTCATCCAGGTAGGCGTCGATCTTGTTGATGCACTCGATCGGGCCGACCACTTTGGGCTTCGGCGGCTTGACCTCAGTGGGCTCCTCCTTCACGACGTGCAAAGCGAGAAGAGCGGTATTGATCCGCTCCACTGTTGCGTCGTCGATGACCAGGCCCCGCTCCTTCATGCGCTGGAAGGCGGCATAGCTGATCAGCTCTCCCGTCGTGCGTCCACGAAGGTTCACTTCCAGGTTCTGATCGCGAACCCACACCCGTATCCACTCGCGCACATTGTCATCACTGGCATGCATGCTGTAGAAGTTGAGCGCCCTGATGAGGTCGATCTTCTCGACCAGGAGGACGTCATCGAACGAGGGTTCGCCGGGGTGGATTGCTTTCGTCATGCTGTGAGGTGCTTGTGCAGTGCGATGTGGTCCCCGATGTGCACACCATCGAGGAACACTTGGGGCAGGCTCCTCGCCTGAGGGACGATGGCGATGAGCTCTTCACGCTGGTAGTCGATGCCCAACGTGAGAACGTCGAACTCAATCCCTCGGACCGTCAGCATCCTCTTCGCTTGCTCGCATTGGGGGCAGTTCGCCTTGCTGAATATCTTGTAACCCATCGATGGCTTCCAATTTGTTGATCATGTGCATGATCGAGTAGTAGGTGTTCTCCGCATCGCCTGAGGCGTGCTCGCCGGTCAGCGTGAGGAGGTCGGTTGCGATGTACTCTACGGGGATGCCCTTGGCTGCCATCACCGCTTCGTACTTTTCGCAGAACTGTTCCAGGGCGGGCCCGTCGAAGTCTTCGTAGAACCCGTCACTCCCGTCACCGTAGAGGAGGGAGTTGATGCAGGGTATGACCAGAGGAATGAAGAACATCGTCCCCAGGATCACGTTGGCGGGGTAGAACGCGAAGATCGCAAAACCCACGCCTGCGAGCAACAGCCGGAAGACTGAAGTGCTGTGGTCGCGCGTCAAGCGCTTCTGGAAGGTTTCAATGCCGCTTGAGAACGATACCTGCATAGGCGCCCCTAGTGGAGTCCGTGGACTCCGAAGTGTTTCAGAATGTCGCTGTCTTCCTCTTCCCAGTCATCGATGCCCGCGAACTTGAACTTCACGAGACCCATGACCCTGTCATGCCGGAAGACATCCACAGCGTAACCGCTTTGGGAGTCGATCCGGATGCCCGGACGGTAGGTGTAGAACTTGTACCGACCTTCGTCGAACAGGTACTTCAGCTCACCATTATATAGCAGCTGGAGAAAACTAAACTCTTCACGTCCGGGATACATCATCGCTCCTTAGAAGTCGACGTCGAGGACTTCGTCCCCGAGGTTGTCGACGGTGAGGTTCACCTTGTATGCTGCCAGCTCTTGCTCCTGCGCAGCGCCTTGGATCTTGTTCATGTTCAGCCACTCTTCCAAGTGGGGCATGGGGTTCTTCTTGGGCCACTCCCGCTTGCTCATGTCCAGCTGCAGCAGCACGCCGGGGTCAGCGGCGTTGAACAATACCCACTGCTTCATCAGCTTCAGGTTGGTGCCTGCGAGCTCGCGGCCTTCGGCGAACATGTAGTCCAGCCATGTCTCTTCGCTCGCGATGATCTCGTAGAAGATCCGGTTCAGCGTTTCCTTGGTCTGCTGGAGAGCCAGCTGTCCACGGGGCGTAGCCATCTCGATCGCCAGGACTTCTTTGCCGAGCTGCACATGGACTTCCAGCTCGTCCTGCGCAATCTTGGAGACGGCCTTTCCGATCGCCTGGAAGAGCTGCTGTGCACAGATCGTGAACGTGATGCCGAAGCTCGCCATGAACTGGATGCGCTCCATCATGAGGATGGTTGCGACGCCCACGAACACCTTGTTGTAGAGCTCCTGGCTGTAGGGAATCCGACGGAGCGCCCAATTGTGGCTGGCTTCGTAGAGGTCGGCGAGCGCCCTCGTCACGGTGTCCATGCGCTGCAGGCTCTCGCGGACCTCCAGGATCTCGGCAAGCGCCTCCTTCGGGTTGGGGAAGCTGATGCGGACGATTTCCGAGTAGGTCGCCGCGTGGATCACCTCGTTGTCGCTGACCCGTTGGATGGCCGCCCAATACTCCGGTGCAGTGATGAAGGGTGCCAGCACGGGGCCGAGAGCACGCGCTGCGACGCTGTCCTGTTCCCATTGCCATGCGATCGTCCGCTTCATCATCCAGCTCACTGTGGGGTCACAGGTCTCGAAGTCCGTCTGGCACCGCTGGAAGCCCTTCTCGAACTCCTGCTCGTCCCAGTCCAGCGACTTCATCTCCTTGTAGAAGTCCCAGATCTTGGGGTACGTCCGGTGGATGGTGTCGAAGAGGCCCGGCGGAGGGCCAAAGAATAGGGGCATTGCCCCGTATTCCTCAGCCTTCATGTCTTTGTTGAAGATGAGGTTGGTGTCGCTCATGTATCCTTTCAGAGAGCACAAGACTCGCACACCGTGTCTTCCGGTGGCGTGTCGTCGATGGGTTGGGGGGTTGCCTTGACTTCCGTCTCGAGCTTGACGCCCTTGGCAGTAAGGCTGTTGATATAGTAGCGCGTTTCCACCCCGTATTTCACCATAGTCAGGTAGTCGTTCACCATTTCCTTGGTGCCGATCTTTGTGGTGCCCTGGAGGCGCTTCCACAGGTCAGCACTGATGGTCTGGTCAGTCCACTTCTGCATGATCGCGTAGTTCCACAGCATGCACTCCGTTGGGACGTCGTACGCAAGCTGGTAGTGTTCGCGGAGCTCCGTCGAGTCGGGTGCCACCCAATAGATGGCCAGGTCGCCGTTGGTCTTGACCAAGTCGAAGTCCCGAATCGGGTAGGGACCGTTGGTTGTGCCTGCCGCGATGGTCGAGCTCTCCCCGGGCATATGCGCAGCCAGCACGCTATGACCCAGCCCACCGTTGGCAACGATCTCGGCGCGCCGTGACTCCCAGTCCCGCTTGTTCCCCACGGTCACGAGGCTGTCCACGTTGCGGTTGTAGGTGTCGAGCGGCAACCAGCCATCCGGCCACTTCGTCTTGTGCATCCAGGGGGCATTGCCGCGCATCCGGCCGATCTTCAGCGACGCCTCTGTGAGGAACCAGTAGTGGGTCTCGAAGAGATCGTGGATGAAATTCCGACCTTCTTGCGTGTCCCAGCGCTGCTTCTTCATTGCCATGAGGTGCGCGAGGCCCAGCACGCCGATGCCAGCATTCATCCGCGAAGTAGCAGTGTGGCGCAGCGTCGGGAACTCGTAGTGGCTCTTATAGATCGACACGTCGACAGCCAGGAGCGCCAGGTAGGTAGCCTTTCGGTACTCCTCATCGTTCTTGATGTTGGAGACGATGACGCCGCCGATGTTGCAGAGAGCGATCTCCCCATGGCTCTCGTTCCACTCTTCGTAGAGCTGCGCAGGACTCTCGAATCCCTTGGTCGGCAGCTTGATCTCCTGACAGAGGTTGGAACTGCGAATGGGATCCTTGAAGGGCGTGTGCGTGTTCATCTCATCGAACATATGCAGGTAGTGCCTGCCGGTCTCGAAGGCTTCGTCGATCGCACTGATCAGGACACTCCGCGCATTCAGCCACTTCTTGGGGCGCCCGCTCGCGCAGTATTCCGCGTAGAGCTTCTCGAAGGTGTCCCCCGGCTGGTACATCGCTTCATGCAGTTCCGGCTCATCCAGGTAGGAGAACAGCGCGTATTCCTTGTTCTGGGCGACTGCGCGCGCAAACACCTTGTTGGAACCGAAGCTGTAGTCCAGGCCACGGACCTGCTTGGAGGCCGGCGTCATGGGGTTCTTCAGGCGCTGCAGTGTCTCCACCTCTGGGTCGAAGCAGGTGTAGTGCTCGGTCTGTGCGCCGCCACGGCCGTTCTGCAGGTTGGCCCCGATCTGTCCGACGTTCGCACGGTAGTAGGGCACCTTGCCTTGGTGGACGATCATGCCACCACGAATGGGATCGCCGATGGAGCGCGTCACCGTCGAACTGCCAATGCCTGCGCTGAGCGCAGTCATGGAACCCGCAATGACGTTGCCCGCCAGCAGACTCCGCCACGTGTCCAGCGTCGTGTAGAGGCAGCAGCTCGCATAGCCATTCAGCTTGGTGCCCAGGTTCGTGAAGAACGGCGTGGGTGGGTTGATCTTGTAGCCGCTGTAATAGTCGTACCAGTCCTTCATGAGGTCCAGCCGCTCTTGTCCCTCGAAGTCCTCCGCGAGAGCCATGGCCATCCGCATGTAGACGAACTGCGGGGTCTCGTATTCCTTGCCGCTGATCTTGTTCCGAAGGGCGTACTTGAAGCGCATCTGCGTGTACATGCCATACGTCATCTTCAAGTCACGGCTGTGGTCGATGATGGACTGGGCGTACTCGTATTCGTCGACGCTGTAGTTCAGCCAGACCATGAGGCCGGCATCGAAGAGCTCCGTGTGGAGCTCGCGGACCGTGGGCTTCTTCTTGCTGCCGTAGATCCGTTTGGGATGGCGCGCTGCATAGAGGCGACCTGCCATCCGTGCGCCTTCGTAGGTACGGAGACCGTTGAAGTACGCTTCCAATTCTTCATTGAGCTTCTCGCTCGTACAAACCTTGGGGCACACGCTGACCGCATGCAGGACGCCGCCGCCCCAATCAAGACCAGGGCCGAGGGTCTTTGCGGACCACTCACCCCAGCCATTCAACTTTGCAGGACTGAAGGGTTCCTGCTTCCCATTGCGCTTGATAATCGTTTCGATCAATTGTTCTCCTTGTGATGACTGGGGCGGGTGGTTACTTATAGTCGGTGCTGAGACCGATGATGGACACAGATCCTTCGCGGACAGCGCGAATTGCCGACAGAAAATCTGCGTGGGCATTCAGCCATTGGTTTGCTTCACGCGCTGGCACTTCGTCGAACCAGATGGTCATGTCTTCCGGGAAGGCAAGGCCTCGGAGGCAGTCAAGCGGCTCGCTTAGGACGACAGCATGGACGCCGGTGATGCGTTCTCGGGATTGAAGATTGCAGATATCGACGTTTCCGTGGGGCCCTTGGGTACGGCTCCGCTGCACGAGATACCTGGTTGGGTAGACGACGATGTCACCGGGCCGAGCGAGCAATCGGATGGCTGTCGTCTTCCCGGTCTGCCGTGGGAGGCTGGTATGGACAGAGCGGTATTCTTTCAAATACTGCTGCTGTCCGATGAAGTCAGCGATTGTAGCGTCAGGCTTCCACGAGAGCGTGGACTTCGCCAGAAGGATTGCTGTGATTGCTCTGTTGGGGCTTTGGTTCATTGTCGTAGATGCTTCCCCGGAAGGGGGCGATGCGGCCGGCCGCAAGAGCCAGCTTGAACTTTTCCACGAACGTTTCCCCGCCGTAATGATCGTACATTGCAACCACCGTGTGGTAGTTCTCCCACGCAAACTCCCGGAACCACCCTGAGGTGATGGAAGTGCAGACCTTCTCCAGCGCCATCATGAAGGCCTTGCGAGGGCTGCTGGCGTGCGGGATGATGCTGCGCTCCAGCGCCAGCACGTAGGACTCTTCCAGCACACCCAGCAGTCGAACCTCCAGCGGAAGCGCTTCGAACTTGGTACGGGAGGTCAGGACCTGCTCACCGTCCACCATGTAGTGGGTGTAGGCAGGTCTGCTCATGATGGCCACAGCTTCGTGGATGGTGTCGTGATCGTACAGGTAAGGGACGTCATCCTTGAAGAACGACTTCTTGTCGACGTTCAGCTTGGGATGACCGTAGGTGTAGGTGCACTTCTGCCGAGCCTCATAGAGACTCTGGTCTGCGGGAGCAATGTCGGCGCCGTAGCTCCGCAGCAGCAAGATGTCGTCCATCGTCTTGCGGAAGAACTTGCTGTTCTTCTTGAAACGGTGGCTCATCTTGAGCATGTAGAGGAAGTCAATGTCAGGCACCGAGACTTCACCGATGCCCGGGAGGTGTGCAACATGCCCCGTTGCCGACACAACGCCACGATGGAAAGTCCATTCGCTCTCCTTCGCCGGATCGGTGCCGCCCTCGAAGAACTCCGCATCCCAGATGGTGCCATCCCGCCAGATCACAGCCTGGCCAGCGAGGGTCGGCATGATGGACTTCACGACACCCCGAGTCTCAGGATCCATCCGGTAGCGGCGCACAGCATCAGAGAATGCAGCAGCGCTGCAGATGAAGTCGAGGTCTTGACGAGGGCGTCCCGTCTTGATCTTGTGGAATTCCAGTGCTGCGCTGCCGACCAAAAGAATGTTGCTCATCAAAAATCCTCTCATTGGAAAGCCGCTATTGTAAGCGGCTAGAGGCGGTAACGACTTGCGCTACCGCAAAGCATCAGCAGGCTTCGCTGGAGCTCATCCATTCACCACGGGACTTGCCAGTCCACTCGTCGTCTTGCAGCAGCAGGGTGCGACCACTGCCGTAGTCGCCCAGGTACAGGTAGAGGTTGTAGGCCAGGGCGACTTCCGCCATCCGGTCTTCCAGGAGACCGGCGACCTTCTCGTAAGCCTTGGACATCGCATCCAGGTAGGTTTGCGCTTCCTTTTGGCTCATCGCGGTGGGGCCCTCCGGCAGCTTCTCGAGAGCAGCGGTGGGGAAGTCCCGCACGGCTTTCAGGGCGTTGTCATAGTCGGCGTTTTGGCTCATGGTGATGTCCTTCAGATGGAGGGGGTGAAACGGGTAACGAACTCGGTGATCTCGCGCTTGCTCAGCGCCTGGTTGCGCTGCTCTGCGCTTGTCAGCAGCGCAGCAGCCAGGGTGGCTTGCAGGTCGGCGGTGCTGTCGAAAGCATTGCTGATGATGTCCATCAGGGCTTCGTACTCGAAGACACTGAGGTGGACGCCGTCTCGCCAGTAGTCCTCGAACGCCTGGCAGATCAGCGGGAAGAGCGGCCGAACCATGGAGTACATGATGTTCGCCAGGTCGCGGATCTCAGCTTGCGCATGCGGATCGGTACGGAGCTTGACCATGTGGAAGAAGTTCTTCAGGTCGCACTTCCAGACCACTTCGGTGTAACCGCCGACGGGCATGACCATGCGAGCAGTCTCGCGGCTGAGCCCCATGTCCAGAAGGTGCCGATAGGCGCTGTCCGTGTCGCCGTACGCACACTCCATGACTTCCAGGATTTCGACGACCTGGTCCATGGGCATTTCCTCGCCGCTACCCTGCTTGTTGGTAGTCGACTGGAACTGGATTCGATCGACGGGAGGGACATACACCTCGTCCGTCAGCTCACTGTAACGCGCACTGTACTCGTTCATCTTGGCGGTACGGTGACGCACCAGCTGACGCATGATGGCGATGGGCACCTTGATGTGGAAGACCACTTCGCCCATTTCGATGGGGCTGGTATGGAAGTGGCGCACGAGGTAGCGCAGCAGTGCGCGCGTGTCGCTGACTTGGCGCGTGCCCTGGCCGTAGCTCATGCGGGTAGCGAACTCGATGGTCTCATCGCTGCCCATGTGGTTGATGAGGCCCACGAATCCGTGGTCCAGGTATTCTTGGTAGCGGCCGTCGTGCTTGACTTGGGATGCAGTGGTCATTAATCTTTCTTCGGTTGGATGGACAGGATGACGTAGTTGGGGTCGAGGCCATAGCCCGGATAGTCGCGGCCTCGGAGGACATAGGTGACCTGCATGACGACCTCACGGCCGGTATGCCCAGAGGGCGTCCACTCCTTCAGGTGCAGTATGTCGCCGACTTCAAAGCCGTCCTGGCGATCGTCCAGGCGGATTTCAAAAGTCTTCTTCAGGGCAACCACGTCATCGAAGAAGGGCTGAACGAGCTTCAGCTCGTGGAAGGGGTTCCTCATTCGCCCTTGACTTCGAAGAAGCTCACGCCTTCTCCGTAGTAGCCGTTGGACTTGCCCAGCCAGCGGATGTCCACATACCCCTTGATGGTCGCGAGTTTGTAGAAAGTCCAGGTCCCCGACTCGTAGACTTCTTCAGGAATGGTTGCTTCCCGGCTGGACTCTTCTGCCATGGTGATGGGAGATTTGACCAGGTCGTACACGTCACCTACGACGTCCGCGATGTAGACGTGTTCGCAGCAGTTCTGCTCGTGGTACATCTGGAACAGACGTCCGCAGGCGGTATGGAACTCGACGCGTTCGCTATCGACTTCCAGGCCTTCGATTTTCTCGATGACTAGCCCACGGAGGGCTGCGAAATTCGATTTATGCTGTTTTTTGCAGAGGTAGCTCATATTTCCTTTCTATGCGAATGCTTCTTCGACTTTGGCGCCCGTTCCTCCGGGACCACCATTGGCTGCACCCAGGAGTTCTGCCGTCGAACCCCCTTCGGCAATCTCGATGAGCCACGAGGTACGCATGGGTGCAAAGCCCATTTCATCGGACCCCTTCAGCTTCTTCCCCTCCTGGGCATGCCGGCAGAGCCAGAGACCGTCTTCCAGAGACTTCACAGACCTGACGGTCGCGCCGATGTTCCAGAAGCGGGGATTGAGTGGCCCTCCGATGACGAGGTAGAGCCGGCCTTTTTCAAAAGTTTTTCTTGACATTTCCGTTGTCGTGTGTCTTGCTTGGCTTTGATTTTAGCAGCGTATGCTACCGTTCTCTCGGCCTTGCGTTCGTGATATGTGGCCCGAGCCCTCAGCAAGAGCGGCCACCCGTCCACGACTGCCCACATCAGTCGGAAAACTTCCCAAGGGGCTCGCGCGCACCCAGAATCTGGAAGACCTCATCGATGTGCCAGACCTTCATGTCACCGAAGGGGCGCGCGTCGATGCCCACGTCCATGCTGCGACCCCAGGGCTCATCTTCCAGAGCCCCGTGGTGGTGCCCATACAGATGGAAGGCACCATAGTGGCTCTTGTCCCAGCTGCGATGCGGGAAGTGGTGCATGTAGATCTCGACCTTGCGGTGCGTGATCGTCAGTTCGGTTTGCACCGACGCGAACAGGGACTGGAGCTTGGGGCTCTTGCGGATCACCTGGTCGTGGTTCCCGTAAACCAGATGATGGTTCCGGCAAGCAATGGCACCCAGAAAACCCTCGGTCTGAGCGGCGCTTCCGAAGCTCACATCGCCCAGGTTGTAGAGCGTGTCCCCTGGCTTCACCGTCTTGTTGATTTGGTCCAGGAGGATGGACGTCATCTCACTGACGTTGTCGCCGTGGCGCGTAGCCGGGCAGAACTTCATGATGTTCTTGTGGAACGCGTGAAGGTCAGAAGTGAAGTAGATGTCGCTCATAGTTTTCCTGCACGCTGTGCCAGCCAGCGCTCGACGAAGAAATGTTCACATTGGTAGAGAGCCCTCGAGGCGACCTCCCTTGCGAAAGCCCTTGCACGGCTCGGGATCATCGCGTCCAGGACTTCCAGTTTCTTTTCCACGTAGTACATGCCCCACGTGGGATCGTGGGAGGCGATGGACTTGGTGTTGGAGTAGATGTCGCCGCACTTCACGACCTGAGCCAGGTAGGGTGCATTGCGTAGCCGCTCGACTGCACCCGTGTGACGCTCTGCACTGTTGCCCTCCTCCTGGTCGGTGAGGGCGAGCACGTAGTCGGCGACTTCGGCATCGAAGAGAGCCTCGATGTCATCCCAGGTCTTGCCCTGGTCTTCGATGCTGTCATGGAGCCAGGCTGCGCAGATCGCGGCCTTGCTGGTCGTAGCACTCGAAACGAACCCAGCGACTTCACCGAGGTGAATGACGTAGGGCTCGCCGGTGAACTTCCTGGTCTGGGAGGCGTGCCATTCGTAGGCCACCTCCATGGCGAGGAAGGGATCAGGCACGCGCATCGACGTACTCTGCCAGCTTCTTGATGTCTTCTTCCAGGCTCTCGATGGCAGCGCGAATCTTTTTGGAGGGCACCCGGATGACGTCGAGCACGTCCACTTCCTTCTCCAGCTTGGCGATGAGCCTGAAAATGTCTGCGTTGCTCATCTGGGAGGCATCGCGACCGTTGATACGCACGACGGTTTCGATGGTGGGTACCGAAGCATCCGGCGAGAAACTTTTGGCGAGAATGGTGGTTTCGTTCATGATGTTTTCCTTGGGTTGGTTGACGCGAATGTATTCGCCGGATTGTTCATGCTCGGCAATCAATCCGAGTTGGAGGAGCTTGGGGATGACGCCACCAGGAGGCCGTTCCAATTGCCTGCAGGTCTGGCTGAGGTCCATCCCACTCGTGAAGAGCTGCCTCAGTCGGTCCAGCTCTTCTTTTTCCCACCGGCAGCCATAGCGCTTGTATCCGGATTCCGGGTGGATGAAATCTACGTTCAGTCTATCGTGCATAGTCAACGAGGGCCTCGAATGTCTTTTCGACTTCGGCTACTTCGCCGTCGTCGAGCTCTTCAAATTTGCAGCCAAAGAAGCGCACCGCAATGCAGTCCTTCAGCGTAGCGGGATTCTTGTAGATGGACCTGAACAGTGGCGCTTCGCGGTACAGCGGTATCACCTTCTTGTCGGGTCCATAGTCCGGGGGAGGGGTACTCCCAGGGACCATTGTTGAGAACACCAAACCAGAGTTTCGCCAGTGCTCCACCAGGTATCCGTCGGGGCGCTGAGCCATCAGCAGTTCTGGGAGCTACTCGATTCCCAATAGACGTCCGGATGGATGTCCTTGAAGCCCTCGTCGCTGACCCTCTCCAGGTCGCTGACAGCACTGTCAATGGCCGCTGCGCTGCAACGCATGCGCTCAGCCAGAGCGCTCATCTTTTCCAGGCCCAGCATTTCCTGGGCCATCTCACGTGCGCGCCTGTTGATGCGTGCATCTGCATGCTCGTTGAGCACCCGATCCAGGATGTCCAGTGCCGGGATTTCGTACTCCTCGGCGTCCCCTTCGACCTTGATGGTCAGTTTCGCCTCGATCACTTTTTCGGCGGCGCCGGACCAGGCGGCCATAGGGAAGTCTTCGCGATCCATGGCGTGGTAAATCGCGTGCTGCAGGAAACCGGGCAGGGAGTAAAACTTAGCTTTCATCGTGAAACCCTCGCATAGACGAAGTTGGTGTAATGGGGATAGTACGCGTTGAACGTGTCGGCGATTGTAGTGCCGTCCACCCAGCGGTCGCGCATCCTCTCCATTGCCAAATCAGGAACATTGTGGACGCTGCCGTAGGAGCCCGTGAGCTCATACACCGCGATGCGCACACCCGCCTCCACGCCCATCTCTGCGTAGCGCATGACCTCAGCGATAGTGGTGTTCGTGTTCGCTACACCCACCGTCTGTCGCTGCGCAAGTGCTGCATAGACGGACTTGGCACACCACCGGTGCGCGCGACTCACCATTTCGGGGTCAAAACGGTAGCTGCCGTCCAGCCCCAGGAAGAACTGGTCGGCTTCGTAGACGCGCGGACAGATCTTCTTCGCCAGGGTGGACTTGCCGCTGCCGGGCAACCCACGGAAGATGGTCAGAGTCGTCTCGTCCATCAGAGGATGAAGCCCGCAATGACGACCTTGCTGAACTGGCTGGCATCGAAGATCGAGCCCTCCAGCTTCGTCGCCACATTGCCTTCTTCGTTGATCACGTTGAACCGATCGTGGAGGGCCATTTCCTCATCAGTGATGGTCGTGGTGTTCTGGTAGGTGCCCGCGAAGACTTTCCACTCGGCTTCCGTGAAGAAGTCTGCGGGCACACTCCACAGAGTTGCTTCCTCCGGGACGAATTCGTAGATGACGAGGACGGGTTTCTGTGCTTGGGTCACTTGATCAGGGTCTCCAGGTGTGCACGGCACCATGCCATGCGGGTTTGCTCGTCCATGGACGAAAATTCTTCCTTGTTCTCCCGGACCATGTCGATCAGCGGGTAGAACTCCTCGTCCATGATGAGCTTGGCTTTGCCATTCAGCAGGACGTCCAGATTGGAGGCCCGGCCGAAGAGCTTCGTGGCGAGGTAGTAGGGCGACTTGATTTTAGCCGCCTTCGTGGGGTCTGTCATGCTGTAGAAGACGAAGCCCTCGTGGTTAGCACGCTTCGCCCAGTTCTTCAGCTCACTCACCCGACAGGGCGTCGGCCAATAGTAGAAGCAGCCCAGCGCGCTTGCGAGCACGTCGTCGTGGACCACCGAAGTGCCGAAGGCTGTGCGACGCTGCCCCAGGTAGTAGAGGCCGGGCATTTCCGGGATCACGTGCGGGTCCTTGGGATGGCAGGCCTCGAACAGATACGTCGTGCCCTCCTCCAGGTGACCTTCCAGCTTGTATGCCGACGCGAGCTCCTTGATGTAGTCGACGAAGTCGGACGTCGTGGAGCCCGTGGTGGAGTAGATGAGCTGACCCTTGTAGGGCGTGATCGCCGCCATGAAGCCGTTGACCTTGGGATGCACCATGACGAGCTCATCGTCGTCGAAGTGCGGGGCACGCTTTTCGATGCCGAAGTTGTAGATCTTGCGGAAGGGCAGCACCACGGGGTTGAAGTCGGCGTCCACAATGGTACCGCGGCTTTCCTCCAGGTGGTCGTCCCACAGGTCTTTGTAGAAGACTTTCTTGCTGTACTTCAGCACGTACAGGCCGGGATGGTTGGGGCACTCCTTCATGGAGACCAGTCCCTTGCTGCGCGCGTCTTCCAGGTATGCGCGCATGGATTGAGGCGTGACGTTCACTTCTGCACCTCCACATACTCGATGAGGCTGCAGCGCTTCTCCTTGAAGTCCTTGAATGCTTGGCCAATCCAGGACTCACGCAAGGACTTCACCGCCTTGGATGCGATCGGAAGCACCGGCGAGTTTTCGTCGGATCCGCGGCGCTTCCACATGTAAGCCTCGAAACAGAAGTACGCCACGCAAGCGTCCAGCGCCAGCCCCAGGACTGCGGCCCAGAGACCGTCCCCTGCCAGACCACCGCTCAGCAAAGAATATGCGACCATGAGGGGCGCCGCAATCATGACCGTTGCAAACAGCCAGGACATGAAGCCCACGACGACCGCCAGGGCGAGCGTGAAGAACGAGTACATCACCACATGCCAGAAATACTGGCACAGGGTGCGACATTGCCTGTCCATGTCGATTTCCCACCAGTCGGCGAGCAGGCGGTAGTGGAAACTGTCAGTGCGGATTTTCATCGATGAGCCTTTGGTAAGAGTTGAAGGTTTTCAGGGGGACATAAACCACGAAGGTGGCTTCGAGCCACTGGCTTTTCTCCAGCGAGTCGATGAAGTCGAGCACGTCCGAGTGCATGTTGTCGATGCGCTGCGAGTGGAGTCCGCATGGCAACCAGGGATTGCCGTAGAGGCCCCTGGTTGCCCGATGGTTCTTGTCGTACCAGTCCCGCGCTGTGTCAGGGTCGATGCGCTTGGACCAGGGAAACTTGCTTTTGTTGTAGTTGGCTGCAACAGCCTTCCACATCTCGAGGCGCTTCGCGTCTTTAGCTGCCGCAATGGCATCGCGAGCCCTGGAGAAGCTGTCCCACATGTCGCCGGATACATCCCCGACAGGGAAGCCGATGAACGAGTCAGACGGTTTCAGGATCAGCATGGAAGATTTCCTCGGGGAAGCGACCAGCTTGGAAGTCAGCAACGACTTCCGCGATCAGGTCGGGTGCGATGACCGGGGCGTGCTCTGTGGTCTCCAAGCGACCTTCAGCCACGCTGTTCTTCGCGTTGAAGCGGTCGTATGCCGTGATGACGACCGCTGTGAGCCGACCGCTGTAGTCACGCTCGTTGGTCACCTTGACCAGGTATGTCTTCTTGCTTGCCATTATGACCGGGGCTTTCGCCCCGTCCCCATTATGCGATTTCGAACTGTTCGACCAAGCCGTTGAGGACCATGTCCTTCTTATCAGACTGCTCACCGGCGAACGCGTCCCAGAACTGCCGGCTCAGGTCGCGATTGCCCTTCCAGTGCGTGTAGAGCTCGGTGGCTCCGTTCAGCGCACCCCAGGCGGTGCCGGCGCTCATCTCGCTGCCGATGCCAGCGAAGGCCTTTTCCATCAGCATGTCGACGGTACGCTGCTCAGCGGTCGTCGGCTCTGCCTTGCTGGGATTATAGAACATCTTTTCGTAGAACTTGCGGGTGTCCTGCTCGCTCATCTTGATTTCGCTGAGCGCACGGAGCTTGCCCAGGTAGCCGGCCCAGGATTCGCCCAGCAGGCCCATGTCGATCTTGACCTGCGTGGGGTCCCATTCCCGGTGGTGCGTCATCTTCACAGCGCGCTTGGCGTTGCCGCTGAGTGCGATCGTCAGGGTGTTGTTGCACACCACGCGGATGCTGGTGTAGCGCGCTTGGGTGGACATCGTCCCGTCCACGCTGGTCGTGAGCAGCAGGTATGCGCCGACCTCGTCGCCACCCACCACGTCGGCCTTGTTGCTGGTCTCGGCGAGTGCCCAGAAGCGCTTGCCGCCGAACAGCGTGCCAGCAGTGCTGAGGCGCATGCCATGGAGCTTGGTCAGGTCGTCGAAGAAGCCCAGGACCTGCCCCGGCTGGACGATCTTGTAGTCGCTGCCGACGATGCCCAGCGCTTCCTTGTTGTCGCTGCGGAACAGCAGCTTCTTGTCCGGTGCGAACTTGGTCTCGCCGAGGGCGTTGTAGCTGACCAGGGACTCCATCGCCTCCCAGTCCATGCCGGCGGCCTTGCGCCACTCAGCGATGCTTGCGCCGACCGGCAGTTCTTGGCCGAGGCCATGCCAGATTGCAGCACGGCTGCCCGTGAAGGCCATTTCGTCCATGCCGTTGGTGTTGGTGATTTCGTGTGCCATGATGTATCTCCTGGGAGTTAAAAAGCAGCATTTCCTTTGCTGTGCCGCTAGTATAACAAAGATTTCAAACAGTTTGACAAAAAAGATGTAACAGTTCCAGGAACTTTAGAGGTCCAGGCAAAGGGAGACCGCTGCCAACAGCAGACCCCAGCCCACCTTGATGCCCATCTTCGTGGAGGGGCGTACAGCGTCAATCACAGCGAAGCAGCCAAGCGTGACTAGGGCTGCTTTCAGCAGGGCGTATGCGATGGCGAGCATGTGGCGTCCTTACAACGTGATGCGGGGCGTTGCCGTCACTACACCCGCAAGTTCGACGATGAAGTCGCTGTGGTGCATCTTGTGCTGCCTGACCAGCAGGTCGCGGACAGAGTCCATGGCGACGACCAGGTTGTAGAGGTCGCTCTTCAGGTTGTCCAGGTCTTCGCTAGGCACGAGACCTAGGTCAGCGGGAAAGCGCTTGGCGTCTCGAAGGCCCCTGGAGTACCCTCTTTCCTCCGCGCGTTCAAGCGCCAACTGGTGTGCGCTCAGCTTAGCCTCGAGCTCGCGATGGAGGTCGGTGTCCTCAGCGGAGTACGCGAGAAGCCGCTGCTCCATCGCTCGGTACTCGGCGATGTCGACCTGGCACGCCGGCTTCTGATAGTCGGTTCGGCCGAAGTGCTCCGCTGCCGTTTCCGGCGTGTCGAAGCGCTCGTCGCAGTGGAAGCAAGTCCACGATGTCGTTGGGTTCTCGAGCATGTTACTCCGGCTCCTCGTCGGGGTAACTTTTGGCCATGACAGCCGCTTCTTGGACTGCCCGCCGGTCCAGGATTTCCTTGACCTGCTGAGCTTCGTAGTCCAGCGCGACTTTGATGACGAGCTGCAACAGTCCGCCGGTGACGCTGTGCTGGTGCTTAGCGATGTGATCCAAGGCTTCCTTGCGTGCCTTGCAAATGTCGTTCAACGATGCGATCACGATATTGTCGATCGCGGTCTGCCGCATTCCCATGATGTACTCCTGAAACTGTTTGCTTGCCTCTATTGTATGTTCTTTTTCAGCTGTTCCAGGAGCTTTTGGAAGAAATTTTCCGCCGGTTACTTCAGTGCACGCGCACGCTTATCCAGCGCTTCCTTGACACGCCGCTCTTCGACGTCCAGGATTTTTTGCACTTCATCCCGGAAAGAATCGACGGTGCCACTCGCAGACTTGCAAACCTTCTGAATGTCGGCGAGCGCTTCCTTACGGATTCTTGCGATCTCGTTGAGCGAGCCGATGAGGATGTTGTCGAGCGACGTTTGGTTCTTTGCCATGTTGTTCTCCTGAAAGTGTTTAGTTGCCTCTATTATATACGCCTTTCATCCATTCCAAGAACTTTTCCAAGAAATTTTTCGGCGGCGCCATGAACGCACGGAAAGGCGGCTTGGAGAACTCCATCCAGAATCGGTAGTTGCTGAGCGCGTCCTTAGGGGTCACGCCATAGCCTTCTCCCCTTGAGCGTCCACCGTGTAGCACGTCCAGATGCCGTACTTGACGAAATGGGGCTTCTCAGCCCCTGGTACGAACTCTTTCACTTGTACCTGACCATCTCGTCGAAGTCGGCTTTGCTGTCACTCGCGGACTTTGCAGTGCTCCTGCTCTTGTCCACGATAGGACCCGCGGTGGGTGGGCTTTCTAGCTGCTGCACGATCGCCTGCTGTGCCTGCGCTTTCCCGTCGGAGCCCAGCTTGGTGGTGTTCCCGCTTGCGATGAGCCCGAAGGTGATGCCGGCGACTGCAACGACACCGGCGAGAACGTGGGTACCTCGGTCGATGTAGTCCTGCAGGGTGTGACTGAATGTGTTGTGACCGTAGTTGACTGCGTAGAAGAACAGCCGGGGAACTGCGAAGCCCAACACTGCGATGACCAGCGCAGCCACCAGGAAGGGTTGCGCGCTGAGGAGAACATTGATGAGGTATGTCATTCGTGCAAACAGGGGACGAATCCCCTGTCTTTCTATGTCTGTGGTGGTCGGAGGGTTACTTGCCGATCATGCTCTGGACTGCCAGCCCATCCAGCATGCCGACGGGGATGAAGACCTTGTTGTCGGAGTCGGCCATCTTCTCCAGGACTTCCAGCTGGCGGTAGGCGCGGTACTCCGGCGTCATAGCCTTGGACTGGATGGCTGCGACTTCGGCGTCAGCTTGTGCCTTGGTCACTTCGACCTTCCGCTTCAGGTTCGCTTCCTGCAGCTTGCGTTCCAGTTCCACGCGGCTGATCTCCAGCTGGGCGTTTTCCTGTTCGATGCGCTCCCGGCGTTCCGCTGCGTTCTCCTGGGCCTTCACGATGATATCGGGGTACCGCGGATTGGCCAGACCGACGAAGCGTGCCACGAAGGGCGTGCGGCTCGCAATGGACTTGCTCAGCTGTGCGCTCAGTTCCTGGTTCACGCGCTCCAGGTTGGAAGAAATCTCCCCGATGCTGTACTGGCTGAGGTACTCACGCGCCTCGCTGATCAGGATCTGCTTCGCATAGGTCGAGTAGACGGTCTCCCACGGGATGTAGTAGATCGGCGAGTCCTTCTCGCTGCTGGACGCCGGCGCTACGTTCTTGAAGACCTCCTCGTACTTGGCCGGGCTGACCGAGAGGGTCATCTTCAGGTCGATCTTCATGTTCAGCTTGTCCTTGGGCATGAAGATTTCGATGGACTCGCCCACGGACTTGTCCGAGGCGTCCAGCAGGACCAGCTTGTCACAGTAGGCCATGCAGGGGTCCAGGCGGAACTTGGACGTCGGGATGATGCCTTCCTTGTAGCCGTCCTTCGTGACGATCTTCGCGACCAGCGCGGGAGGCACGTCCACGCGTTCGCCGCAGCCCACAAGGACCATCGACAGCGCCGCCATGAAGGCCAGCAGCAGGGATTTGAAATAGTTCACAGCTTCTCTCTTTCAGTTGATGAATGGTTACTTGATGATCTTGCCGCCGGCAGCCTTGATGGCTGCGACAACGGCTTCCAGGTATGCGTTGTCGACTTCCACGACCACGGTTTGCGCGGTGAGCTGCTTGCGCCAGCGCTTGAAGACGGTCTCCATGGAGACGTCCTTGTCCTTGTAAGGGCCGTCCAGCATGCAGCCTCCCTCGATGACGACCGAGGCATTATCGGGGAGGTCGTTCAGGTCTTCACCTTCGTCGACGTACTTGCCGTCCACTCTGAGTACGACGTCTTCGTGCCAGGCGTCGCCTTCCCAGACCTTTTCGTCGTTGTAGAACTGCTTGAACTCCGCCCCTGTCGTTTTCACTGCCATGATGTGCTCCTATAAAACAGCGCTAGTCTACACTCTTTTTCTTCTTTTTGGTCTCAGCGTCGATCTTTGCGCGTTCCGCACAGCCCTTCTGGAGGGCCTTCCTCGTCTCAGCGTTTGCCAGCGCTATCAGGCCGCAGTGGGTGCAGTAGGAGAACCCGGCGACCTTCCGAGACAGGACATGCGGCTGGTTCACGATATTTGCTTCCCCACGTCTTCGAAGAATGCCCGGATGGCATGCGCTTCGGCTTGAAATGCGTTGATCACCGCCATTTCGTCGCCGAATTCCTTGCGCGCAGTCGCTTCCTTCTCCATGTAGCGTCGCTGTGCGTCCCAAAAGGTCTCCAGGGGCGTGTGCTCGAAGGACGTGCTGAGCTTCGTCGGGACTTCCTCCCCTGGCCAACAGATCCAGGCGGAGCGTCCATTGTCGGACACCACTCCAGGCACTGTCACGTCGTAATCGCCACCAGGGCCCGATGCTCGGAAGGTGATCATTGCTGTCTTCATGTTGCTGCTCCTTTGATGAGGTCACGGCACGCCTTGGATATCACAACGGCGCCCTTCATGGAAATTTCTTTTGCGCCCAGCTGCACTGCGAGCGCGCGTTTGCTCATTGCGATGTCATAGTGCGGGTACCTCGATTTCTCGGGGTATTGGTACCATTGTCGGACACCCAGCTGTTCCGCCATGGCGTGCAGTTCTTCTTCGGTGTCCGCCACCATGTGGCACATCTTCATGCGCCCCAGACGCCCCATGGGCGTGAGGTGCATGTCGTCAACGTAAACGGCCATTCTTTCTGTCCTCGATGCAGAGTCGGATGCGCTCATTGTGCGCCAACACGATTTGCCGACGCCACGGGATCATGGATTCCTCCCAGGCTCTCAGTTCCTCTTCTTGCTTCTTCCCGGGCTTGCTGTCCAGCAATGGCCGGATCGCACAGTTGAGGTCCTTCAGGAACCAGAGGACAATCTCGTCGGGTTCCATGGCCTTCACCTGCATCCGGGTGATGAGGTTCAGGTAGAAAATCTGAACGAAGAGGTCGTCGGAGTCTTTGGCGTCGTGCCACCGTTCTAGAGTCATGTCTTCACCGACTCCACGAAGAACTCTGCCGAAATCCAGCGGAACGGCTCGAAGAAGTAGGCGCCGATGGAATAGAGGAGCACGATCACTCCGTCCTGGACTTCCGCCTTCCAGTCTTCGATTTTGAAGACCACGGAGTCCCGAGGGACCCAAGCACAGTCTGGGACAACCTCAGGGAAGTTGTAGCCCCTGCTCCTGAGTTCGCCCGCTGTGTAGCATTGGTCGAGGTCGTATGCTTGCGTCATTTGGTGATTATACGCGCTTCCGGAAGCTCACGCGCTTGTCGAAGCCGTGAGACTCGACCTTCTCGACGTCAGTCCGCTTAGACTCCGGCATTGCGTCGGGGTCGGCGCGCAGCACATTGGTCAGGCAGGTGTAGATGGAACGGTATGCATCCGTAGCACCCAGGAAGCTCGGGATGCCGTACTCCGAGAGCTTCGGGATGAGGTTGGACAGTTCGATTTTTCCGTCCCTGGGGAACTTGTCGACGATTGCGTAGACGGGCCGACCAACGCGCTCCGTGAGTGCGTTCACCCAGGAGGGCATGTCGTGGCTGAGGACAGTCCAGGGTCCATACGGCACCCGTTCGGTGATCCAACGCATATCCACTTCGCGGTAAGCGCGGCCCACAACGAAGTAGTGGTCGCCAACCACGATGGCACGCTTCTCGAGGAATTTCACCTCGTTCCACAGGCGCTGTTCGAGAGTAGCGGCACCGGCGATGACGTCTTGCAGTGCCTGGGCCAGCTCGATCTCCACCGTTTCAGGGAAGTTGAGTTCGCCGTAGAGCACCTTCTTGCCGTACTTCCATTCGGGGCGCTTCGCGGGCTGGAAGGGCATACGGTCGCACCGCAGTCCCTCGTCGATGCCGTAGATGTGACCGCAATGGTCGTAGTAGTCGCGGAAGTCAGAAACGATTTTCATGATGAAGGCCAAACTTTGAGTGGACGTCCTGGAAGCATAACACATTCCAGCTGGATGTCAAACAGTTCCTCTTCAGTAGCGCCTGCTCGTTCGGCGTGCAGCACCGAAGACATGGGGTTGTGGTAGCAGAAAGGAGAAAACTTGCGGTGACTGTAGGGGTAGCCACCGCAAGTGCATAACGAATGACCGGACTTCTGCAGGTGCGCCTGCATCCCTTCGAAGGTCTTGCGGCGCGTCCGGCATTCAGGGCATCGGAACACCTAGGCGAACGCCACCATCGCGCCAACAGCGATTCCACAAGCCACGCTGATGAAAATGCCCGGCAGCCAGTCATTGTCCCCTTGCACTCTGCGAACTTTTCGCACCGTGACGAGGCGCTGCGTCAAGCCGAAGAGGACGGGCTGGAGCTCTCGGGTTTGCTCGACGGTCCGCATGCGTTCCGTTTTCAACCAGAAGATGTAGGCGACGACGCAGCCCAAGAGCATCACGCCGAAGCCGGTGATGTAGCGGATCACTTGGTTGAGCAGCAAGACAGCGTCCTTGCCGATCAGTTTGTATGCGACGATGCCGATGGTGACCTTGCCGACCGTCGTCTTGGAGAACTCGTCCACGACCATGTTGGCCTTCTGCGCGCCACTCACTGCGGCACCCACGATGACTTCAGCCCACTTCTCGGTCTCGCCGCGAAGCGCTGCGCTCGCCTCGACGACACCGGAGGTCTTGTTGCCCGTCTTCTCGGCGATCTGCTGCTGGATAGAGGCCTGAGCCTCCTTGGGAAGACTGCTGATGTCCACCGTCTGTGCAGCAGCGCTGAAAGCGAGTGCGGCTGCGATAGCCGCGAAGAAAATGCGGATCGTTTTCATGTTAGCGGAGTCCGAACGTGCCGTTGGAGTAGAAGAGGACGACAGCAGAACTGCCGACGACGCGGGGAGCTGAGGAGTTCACGAGCACCTCGGACTTGTCGGCGAACTCGACGCTGATGTCGTGGCCTGCAGGAACGGTCTTGCAGTCCTTGCTGACCTGGTTGCCGATCATCGTGCCGGCCGCACCACCTGCGAGGCCGCTGATCACCGTTGCAGTCTTGCCCAGGCGGAAGAACTTCGCGGCTCCTGCACCTGCTGCCCCACCCAGAAGGCCACCGGCAACGTGGGCTCCGTTGACGCCCCCATCCGCACAGACCTTCTGCTCAGCGCGAGGCGTGGAAGCGATGACCGTGCCCGCAGCCTTGCGCGTGATGAGCACACCACTGTCTTGAGCTGCTGCCGAAGCACAGGCAGCCAGCAATGCTGCGCACAGCATCCCTTTGTAACCGTTCATGAAGAACTCCTTTGTGTTGAACACAGTGGATTGTACCACCTTTAGAGACGAGCCAGCAGTTCCTTTTCCCTGCGGTCAACGTCCTTCAAATGATCATCGAGTTTTTTGAAGAGCCTCCTGTCCTTTTGCGCTTCATGGTAGAGCCTGAGCGCTTCACTGTTCTTCCAGAGGCAGTGCCCTTTGTAGTCCACACTTTCTTTCATCATAGTCTTTCAGGTTGGATTGCGGAGCCGTGAAACGGCTTTGAGCCGTTCCGTGGTGTCAGTATAGTTCTGCCTCACCATGTTCAACACACTGGCCCAATCAAAGGCAGGACGGGTCATGCGAATCGCCCTTTATCGTGTACGCGGGTTACCCCAATGACGCCCACGCCGTGGAACCTGTTGAATGGCTACTCCCTCGGCGCTGCATTTCGTCGAATGCGTCTCGGTCTGTTTTGAGACTCCCTCTTGCTCACAGTGTTCGCCCCAGGCGTCGCCCGAACCTACTGACTGCCCCTAGAGGGTCAGACCTTGCTGCTCTTTAACGTGTTGGCCTGCCAGCCGTTTACCACGTGGGCCCCGATTTACCGTCACACTCCCGAGAAGGACGGAGTAGTTCAACCCAATGACACATAACGACTAGCCCGCAGCGTTACCGCTTGATTGTGCAGGCTCAAAGAGCTGCGATTGTACAGCAGAAAGGGGCCCGAAGGCCCCCGACTGGAAGGAGAATGTTACTTCGCCATTTCTTCGAACAACCGCCAGCCCACTCCGGTGTTGACGGCAACGAAGTATTCGGCTTGCAGGTTGCGCGCAGCACCTGGTCCGCTGGTGCGATCACCGCACCAATCGCCGACGCGGCCATCGATGACAATTGCACTGATGCCGTGTCCCTGGGCAAACCAGACTTCGACCTCCTTACCGGTCTTGGGGCTGACATTGGAGGCTTCCATCTTCCAGACGAAGGGTTTACCGTCTGCTACCCACTCCACCAGGGAGAGGATGCTGCTGTCGTCTGACTCCTTGAAGGCGTGTCTCTCGCGCGGGAACAGACTTTCGAGGGCGCGATGCGATCGAGATTTGTACATGATGAACTCCTTGGTTGGAAAGTTTAGGGTTGCAGGATGTTTTGAGCTCGCTCGAAGAGTTCCTTCACCGCCCAGTGTTCTGGCTTTACCTTGCCTTGGGTCATTTGGGCAGTGCCCCAGCCCATGACAACGAGCTTGTCCTTGTGGAGTGCCCACGCATCTGCGCTCAGGCCCGCCAGGTACATCAGGGCGTCCGTCTTCTTCATCTTGGTAGCGACGATGTAGTCGGACGCTTCCCGGCAGGCCTTGGTCAGCTCTGCGTGGGCTTGCTTCAGGATCTTTTCTTCCTGGGGCGTCTTTGCGAGGCCATTGAACCATTCGAGGCGCACATCGGCGAGCTTTTGTGCAAATTCGGTGTAGCTGTAGCGCTTCATAATCTTCTCCTACTGTGTGTTGCTATGCCTCGATTATAACTGGAAAACTTCCAAAAGAAAAAGCCCCTAAGGGCTTCTCTGGTATTACCACTTCCCTTGGGGGCAAGTGGATTGCGCGAACTTGGTCTTTGCGGGCAAGTAGCACCCACAGTCTCCGCACACCTTCATGGTCTGTCTGTAGGATGGACAGCCCTGGCAGGTCTTCAAACGGTCTTGCACCACTTGGGGCTCAGCGTGTTGCACGCGCCCCGTCAGGACGTCTTTCGCGACGTCCTTCAGTCCGTAGGTCATTCGGTGAAGAAGCCCTTCACGACGCTCGTGAAGATGTAGTCCTTCAGCTTCTGGGAACTCGGCAGTTCGTCATAGGGGAGGAAGCAGGGGTGCGTCTTGGCATCGGCGTCCTTGATGGGACCGTAGCGCCAGCCTTCGGCTTCCTTGACCTTCAGCCAGGACTCGTGAGAACCGCTGGGGCCGGCGTCCGGGTTGTCCAGGTGGAAGCGCACACCCTGGCGAGCGCTTTCCCGTTGCCACTCCGGTGCGGCGTCCCACGGGAGTTGGCTGAAGTCGCCGATCATTTCGCAGTAGGCGCGGTTGGCGTTGTGGGCGAGCTGCGCGCAGGCTTCCACGAGGTCGTTGGCGAGGCGGAGTGCGTCCGCAAGGTTGCGGTCATTCAAAGAGGAGCTCATTGGTTTCTTGGTTGGGGTTGAAGGTGATGACGAGAACAGGCACAAAGGCACGCCTGCACTTATTGATGGTGTCTCGGGTGCCCGCCGAGCGTTCGTCCCAGAAGGCAATGACAGCGTCGCAGTCCGCTACGATGTCAGAGTTTCGGTTGAAGCCTGCGCGCCAACCTTCCTGGTTCCAATTTGGGGTGTGTACGCAGACGTCAGGATGTCCGCGTTCTCGAGCGTAGCGCTCGATCATGGTGTCGGGGCCATCTGCGCCCCCGCTTACGAATTGGATGGGTGTCTTGCTGTGACCGACGAGGTTGTCCATCTGGTTAGCAAACCACTCGTAGTCGCAGAGCGTGCGACTGCCGACGACGCCGATCCTCAAGGGACTGACCTGACCTTGGTCTCGCCAGTACGCGGGTCGTACGAGATTTCCATACCAGGGTTCATGAAGAACCGGAAGGCGCGGGGAATGTACATCCAAGCGATTGCATCCTGGATGCGGTCTTCGTAGTCTGCACAGAAGTCGAGATCGTCGGGGTACAGACTGCCCTCGAAGAGCTGTGCTTGTGTCACGATGGTATCGGCTGCTTCGTTGCCGCGACGGAGAACGAGGATGGACATGCATTCATCCATGTCGGATAGTTCCTCGAGGGGACGCCAGAAGATTTCTTCCATCAGAACAGCTCCATGACAGCGCGCAGGTTCAGTTCACGAACGTCGGCGTAGAGGCTTGCGAGCAGCACCTTCGCGATTTGGGACTGACTCAGTCCTTCGTCCGCAAGCTCTTTTCGAGCGAGCACGATGCTGTTCATCGGGGAAATGCCGGAGTCCACGTAGACGTCGTTAGCGATGCTGACGTGGAAAGGGTTGATGTCTTCTGGGTGGTTGTCTTCCATATTGATCCTACAAGAAGTTTCGGAGTCGAAGCGTCTGCAAGAGCTGACCGATTCGATATGCCTCCGGGGACTTATAGACAGATTTTAGCTGCGCACCACTGCAATTTGAGCACCGCATGATTTTTTCTTTCAGCAGCGCTTCCTCGTTCTGGCTGAGGAGCTTTAGAAGCTCCCCGACCAGTCCGTCAAACTCAATCCGAGAGCTCTCGCCAAGCATAGACCACGCGCTGCTCCAGCATCTTGAAATGCTTGCTGACGTACTCCGGCGACATGCCAGTGATGGCCGGGCGGCACCAGGCGTCCCCGTTGTGGGCTTCCACGAGGATGTCCACGCTGTTCGCCGGTCCATCCAGTTCGAAGAACACGTCCACGCGCTGGCCGGTGGCCTTGTTGGGAGGCGCTCCGACCTTCGTCATGCGGCTCAGGTGTAAGACGCCCTTGTTCTCGTCGGTGAGCGTAAAGCCCTCGGCGATGAGCTTGTCACGGAGTTTTTCGATTGCAGTCATTTCATTCTTCTTGGTTGTGGGCTAACTTGCGTTGGCCGTTGTGAGCTTCCACGATTCGAGTGGCGATGAGGTCGATTTCCCAGTCCTCCAGATTGTTGGTCTCAGCACTGTCGCAAGCGCTGTAGACGGCGCTGAGGACCGAGGGGTCGATACCTTCGAACTCCAGCGGGGGTTCCTGCAGGCGCTTGTTCAGGATCGCGATGCTGGGAGCCATGTTGGACTCCTCGTCATCGAACCCCATCATGACGCGTGCCTCCAGCTGGACGACCATTGCGAGGGCAACAGCCACGCGGTCCGTCGTGATCATCTGGCCTTCGATGAGAAGCTCTGCGAGACACTCCTTCACGGTCTCGATTGTGGAGAGCAGGTGGTCTTCGTTTGCGTACAGTTCGTCCATGTGTTCTCCAGTAGTTGAGCTGTATTTTAGCCTTGCGGTTTTGAGCGCAGGGCTAGGCGTTCGAGCTCAATTGCGGCGCCAGGGCGTCCACTCAACCTGAACGCCGATAGCGTCATACCCATTGCGGTCCACGTTCAGCGCGCAGGAGTGGTGGGTGTATTGCAGGTTGAAGCGAACGTCCTTTGCGGGACTCTGCCAGACGTTCAAGCGGGCGCCGAGGTTGGAAGTAGTCCGATCGTCGATGCCCCCAGCGACACACTGCGGACTGAGCTTCTTGGTGTGGTCCAGCCCCATGAACACGGAAGCGTCGTTGAAGAAAGTGCCCGGCACCTTGATGGGCTGCGCATGCACGTTGTTGGCACACGTCATCAGCGAACCCGCAACGACAAGCACACCCACCCCCAGGACGATGCCCTTCAAGATGCCCTTGCCCTGCTTGGTGTCCCAGAAGTAGGCTTTCAGCTTGGAAGGCTTCCAGCCCACCTTCACTAGGATCAGCGGCACGACGACCGCAAAGACGAGAATGAGAACGTAAATCAGACCACTCATGTTAGGCTCCTGTTGTTTCTTTGAACACTGCTGCGAACGCGGGCGACGCAGCCTTTGCGATCTTCCTGTAGGCAAGCCTGCCTGCAAGTTTCATGCTCTCATATGTAGTGGCAGCATTCAAGGCGGCGTCCGCTGTGATCTCCAGGAGCTTCTGCCTGATGAGTTTTGCTTCGGCTGCTTCGGCTTCGTTGCCGTCGATGAGTGCGGTCACGCCTATGCCCGTCACAGCGTTCAGCATCGGCGCGCGGACCTCGCGGATCTCGTCGAAGGCGCGTTTCCGAAGGTCCTCCAGCGTCTCTGTCGACACGTAGGGCAAGATGGTGTTCCCATCTTCGAGCCATCGGAGGAACTCGGCATAGTCCTTGTTCTCAGGATCGGGTGGGATGCGCGCCCCATCAGCGATCCGCTCGATCATGTCTGATTGTGTTGCTCGATACATTACTGGAGCCTTGCGTTCAAAGTGAATCCGACGCTACTCGACTGGCTAGCGTAGTATGCATCACCGGCCGTGGCTGCATTCCCCACCATGCTGATGAAGTTCTTGGAGACGGCGTTGATGACGGGCTGCGAACAGTTGCCAGTGACGAAGGTACCGACAATCGTTGCCGTCGGAGGCACCCTCATTTCTACCGGCAGGCTCATGCCGAAGAAGATGCCGTTGCCGCCCCCGGGACTACCGCGACCGGCGAAGCTAAATGCCCCGTTGGAAGTCCCCCAATACTCCTGGTAGTATCGCCGGCATTGGATGAGCTCCTGAACGTACGGCGTGTGGTCGTAGGGAAGCGTACCTGCGCCCTTCCGCAATTGCATGCCGGTCAGGGCGAAGATGTTGTTCACGGTGTCCAAGCAGTTCACCTGACCGGGCGCGCCCAAGTACAAACCACTCACCCAGGTATTCGAGCTAGATGTCTGGTATTGGGTTCCGCAAGTCGTGTTCCAGCGTACCGCCAGACCCATCCCGTTAGCGAAGTCCCATGTGCCGCTACTCGGTAGGCCGCCTTCCACCACAATCTGTTTCTGCTCCCAGGTGTTAGCTGCGTTCACAGTGTATGGGGCAACGTAGGATCGGTCGAACCCACTGTTGTATAGACCCACGGAGTGAGTGCCTACTCGAGGGCTCTTCACCCAGAAGCTCAACGTGAATGTCTGTCCGACCAAGTCGCTGACGTTGTAGCCTTCAATGCGAGTCTGGATGCCCGAAGTGTCGGTGGTGCCCGTTGATGGCTGCGCTGTTGTCACAAGGAGGCGAATGCTGTTACGGAAGCCGTAAGGGGCATCCACCTGCTGGGAGACAGTGACTTGAGCGGCGCTTGAGCCTGAGCCAATGAAGACGAACATCTCTACAGGAACGCCTCCGGTACCAATGGTCTGGTTAGCGAAACTGGTCACGGCGTTCGCGACTTCGCACTTTCCGTTGATGATGCGGTTGCGATCCAGGATGCCGTCTGAAGAGAGTTGATCGTACCAACCTGGGCTGACAACCGAACCCGGGGTATCGCCGGGGAGGTAGTTCACGCCCGAAAAGGTCAGGATGCCCCCGCCCTGGTTGGCGTCAAATTTCTTGCCCAGGGCGCTACCTGTAAAGGTGGTACCTGTGATGAGGATCACGCCACCGCGAGTGCCGAGGGCGAAACCTGCAACGAACGTCGGCGCGTTGATGATCGTCACCGTAACGTTCTGGATGCGTAGCTGTGCACTGTCATAGGCAGCGGCGTGCGCGTATGCGCCCCCGCTAATCTGGTAGGGGCCAGTTGCCATGACGAGACAGCCTTGCGGAGCCGCGATGTGCTCCGAGTTCATCTGCCCCCAGTCCACGTTGCTGAAGGTGATGGTACCGCCGCCGCCTGCGGTGCCACGGATGCCGCCGCCTAGGCCCGCGAACTTCATGTAGCTGAAGTCGTACTGCCCTGTGAAGCCATTGCCGGTGTTGACGCAGGAACCCGTCGAAGGGCTCAGGACGAACCCCGTCATGTTGGTCGCATCGCCGCGCACGTTCACACGGCCGCCGGCGGTATTCAAACGGCGCAGGAAAATCGTTTCGTTGAAGGTGCCAGTAGCCCGGATGGTGACATCGTATGTCCCCAGATCCAGGCCCGCCGCCGTGTCCACTGCTTTCTGCATCGTCAAGAATGCTGCAGCAGATGTGTTCGCCAATCCGGTGTTGGAGTCGTTGCCATCCGTTCGCACGTAGTACGTGCGGGCAGCCGAGAGTTTCTCTCGTGTCCCGAACAGATAGTCACTGGAGGGAAGCTCCGTGACGTCTCCGTTCGCAAGGACCAGGGGACGTCGAACTGCCATAGATTACGCCAGCGTAACGGGCGTGCCGCGCTCGAAGTTCACGGCGGTAGCGCTGTAGGCCACACCGATGGCTTGAACGATGTTGCCGCTTGCGGATGGCGCGGTACCTGTGCCTTGGCCAGCAGTCGTTGCCAGGAAGACCTTGCCGGGCGTCTGGCCGGTCACCTGGGTGTTGGTGCCTTCGAAGTACACCGTGGCGTTCGCCGAGTTGGCAACAGCAGCGAGCACGAAGCCCCATGCTTCCTTGCCTGCGGTCGTTGCGTCAGCCTTGCGGACCTTCGCAGTGCCAGTGTCGTTCCACACGTTCACCCAGTCGCCGGCCGCCAGCGCTTCGCTTGCCACGATGACCGCTGTGTCGGCGCCGATGCCCACTGGCATCATGGACGATGCGAGACGGCCTGTGTCGTCCAGAGAGACGATGTCGCCGGCGTTGGACACACCAGCGGAAGTCTGGGTGCCCAGGACTTCGATGAAGTTGCCGTCGGTGCCCAGACGGATGAGTTTCTTGCCTGCCATGTTCTATTCCTCAGTGTTTGATGGGTTGCTTGATATTTACTGTGACGGTCTTCGCGTCCATGGGCGTTGCCACGATCTGCGTGAAGCCTTCGCCCACGTAGGTTTGGGTGAGCTGGCCTTGTGTGCCTAGGAAGATTGGCTTCCACGCTGTCCAGTTCCATGTGGGCTCGCTGACCTGGCCGCTGACTTGCACACGCACTTCATCGCCTGCTGCAGCAGCATTCAGCGTCATGCCGATGACAGCGTTGCAGTGGTCGGGATTGGTGTGGTCGGCGTAGAATGCCTTCCCCTGGAAGCCCACCACGATGCGATGGCCCCCAAGCGCTTCGCCTGCCGTCATGACGAAGTAGGCACTACCCGGCTCACCCGGAAGGCCACGAGGCCCGGGGAAGCCCTGTTGGGGCACTTCAACGAGCTGCACCACCTGAACTTCCGAAACCAGCGTTTCCGGCTGGTCGGGCATCACGATGGTCTCGGTGGTGTTGATCTGGAGGATGTCAGTCGTCATGCGTCACCTCAGGGTTCACGATCACTCGGCCCTGCAGGAGACGACGAACCGTTACGCCATCGGCGGCAACGATTTCCAGATCGTAGATTGCCGCATCGAAGGTAAAGGCGGCGGTCACTGCAGCGGGGATGAGAACGCGGATGTTGGCACCTGTGCCGGCAGCCACACCCAGGGTGATATTGCCGTCGTCCGTGCTGGCCTCGAAGAGGGAGGGGCTCGTGTATTCCTCGCGGAACTTCATGCGTGCACTGCAGCCCGTAAGGTCCACGGGGACGGCAGGCTTGCCTTGCTTCCAGTTCAGTTGGAAGTCGAAGGTAGCGCCCTGCTCAATGTAGAGGTCGTGCTTGGCTGCGCGGGTCGTCATGCTACCACCTCGGAAGTGTTCAGGATGAGCCAGGCTGTTCCGTTGGAGCGCACAACTTTGGGACCGCCGGTGGCGTCGCTGACTTCGATGATGCCCCGCGGGTTTGTCGAAGCAGACGGGAGGGTTGCCAGCGTGTAAGCCTTCAGGACGAGGATGTGAGGCGCCTCCAGAACATCCAGGCGACCGTCCAGATTGGTCAGTTCCGTCTGTGTGGACTCTTGGAACGCTTCCAGTGCCTCAATGTCAGCTTGCTGGGCCGCAGCACTGTCGCCGAGGGCTTCCAGCTGCTCGCCCAGCCCGGAAATAGTCGAGATTCCTTGCGTGCCCGTGTGCGTTGCTCGATTGCGAAGCTGCGCATCTGTGGAGTTCACAGTGGCGCCCGCTGCTACTCCATTCAGCTTCGTCTTGTCTGCCGCGCTCATCAGGCCGCTGGCTGTCGGGGAAGCATCGCCGGGGCGCACAAACGCTGCCACTTCGGAGAGCGTTGCGGCGACCGTTTGGTCAGCTTGATCGACGGGGACCAAGTTGGATCCGGCGAGGACTACGGTCGGGCGATCCACCCGAATCTGTGTAATGGTCTTGATTGCCATGTGTACCTTAGGTGAGAATTGCCATGACCTCGGCGTGAGTCGCGCGGTCGTTGAAGTAGTCTATGTCTTTGTTGGATGTGGTCAGCTTGGCGCGCAGAAGGAGCATGGCGATGTTCAGCTCTTCTTGGGTGTCGTTCAGGTCCTGCTTGGCCTTCACGAGGGCGCCGTAGATGTCGCGTTTTGCTGCGAAAACGCTGAGAGGCCCGCAAGGCTGTCCACTGGCCTTGCGAGCGATTGCTTTGGTCGTCCACGAGCTCTCAGCAGTGAGAAGCGTTCGCGCGGCCTGAATGATGTCTTCTGCTGCCATTCTGATCTCCTGCGTGTACTTACGCGGAGATCAGCGGCGTCTTACTGAACCTTCTGCTTCACCAGGGTGTAGCCGTCGGGTGCAACGAATCCCTGGAAGACCGTATCGGTGAGAGCGCCCTTCCACTTCGGCGTGAAGGGCAGGAGCATGTCCACAGCCTCCATGAACTCGCGGGGCGTGAAGCCATGATGGTCTTCGATCCGTCCCCAGATGAATTGCTCATCTTCGTAACGAGGGCTTTCCTCGGAAATGCCCAGGACGTGGGCGGCCAGCTCGAGGTAGCTGTGTTCAGGGATCCTGCTCATTTCTGGAACTCCTTCCAGAGGGCGTCTGCGAACTCCTTGATGGGGAGGACCGACTTGAAACCGGCGTTGTGCTGCTCCACCAGCTTGTTCCAGAGTGCGTGGACTTCAGCGGCAGTCGGCGGCCGCTTAGCAGGAGCGGGCAACGAGGAAGTCATCGTCACCGGCGGCAGGAGCGTGGGCGCCGGCTTGGCCGCCAGGATCTCATCCTTCAGCAGAGAGAATGCTGCGTTGGGAAGCCCGTCGATCGCCGGGATGCCGATGCGTGCTGCTCGTGCCAGGTCGGTGAATGCTGTGTACCAGCGGTCCTTGCGGGCGATGCCGCCGTCGCGCGTGCGCTCGTAGTCCTCAACCCTGGCGAATTGGTACTCGGGGCGACGGAAGTCGACTTCCGTCACGGGTTTCTGTTCGTTCTCGGTGGTGCTCATATTGTCGTAGAAAAGCCCTGAGGCGTGTGTCCGAATCTGCGTCTCTGACTCGTAGCCCGCGTGGCCGGGCGCGCCTCAGGGTGAAAACTGTGGTTCTGGATGTTCCCGGAAGTGCCTTTACTTGGCAGCACCCCCTGCACCGGCGAGCACTGCACGACCACCGGCGGTGCCACGGTTGGGGTTGTTACCCCGCGGGCCCTTGTTGGTGCCGTTCAGCACTTCAGCGCGCTTCGCGAACAGCGGATGGCGCGGGTTGCAGATCCGCTTGTCCCAGTCCTTCTCGTGCTTGGCGCCGGGAGCGTTCGTGCGGCCACCAGCCTTGCGGACTGCGGAGAACTGGGCAGCCAGTGCCTTCAGCTTGGTGTTCTTGGATTGACGGGTCATGTTTGCTCCATAAATAGAAAAGACGAAAAACAAAACGATTATAACAGAATGCAACATTCCGAATCACTGCTGAACGAAATCTTGCTGCTGCTCCAAACGCTCAACAAGAGTGTAAACGACTTTAGGGTAGAGCTCGGCGAAGTTCAGGCAGAAATGTCAGATCTGAGCATTCGCTTCGACGAGTTCATCGCCACCGCCATGCCCGACGGTCTTGTTGAAGAGCATGCAGCCCACCACAGGAAGATCGGAAAGCCATCCTGGCGAAAGCGAATCGGACTGTACTTCCTGAAGGAATGAAATGATCCTGCCCCCGATTGAAGAGATGATCGCTGGTGTCCTGACCATTGCGGCAGGCATCGCCCTTGCTTGGGACCGCGTTTCCAAGTGGGCAGGGAGTCGCTCAGAGAAGCGCGAGAGGGAGAACATTTTGGGTCACGTCATCGGGGAGAAGAACGCCGCCATCCAGCAGCGCGATCACTATGCGGCGCAAGCGGAGGCGCTGCAAACAAAAAACCTCGCTCTGGAGGAACGTCTTCGCGTTCTCGCTGGCGAGGTTGAGGGGATGAACAATCGGCTGTTCATCCTGACGGAGTTGAACACCAGGCTTGCTTCCAGCCTGGATGACGCGCGTGCTAAACTTGAGGAATTTCTCGAAAAGAAACATCCGTGACGCTCCCCATGAGCTGGGCGACCTGGGAGTCGACGAGCATCTTCTGCCCCTTCAGGATGCGGGAGAGAAGCTGCATGGCGCCCATGTAGTCGTCGAAGCGGGAGGAAGGCGACACGCAGACCTCCAGCAGCATGCCGAAGAACACGTTCTCATCGGTAACGAGAACAAAGCTATCGGGAACCGCGTAGATTTCGGCGTTGTGGACGATGAAGTGTGTCTTGCTCATGATGAACTCCTGTTTGGAAGTGTTTATTGTAGCATCAAAGTTCGCGGTACCACCCAGAGTTGAAACCCGACGGAGGGCTGTACGCAAAGGGCGTCTCTCCGAAGTTGGCTTGGACTGCTGAGAAGGAATAGTTGAAAGTCATCCCTGCGAACATCGGCGTGACTGTGCCCGTGATATTGGACGCCATGATGCCCTGGCTGACCCCGTTCTTGAAACACTCCAGCGTTCCTGCGTCAATGTCAAGCGCAAACCCTATGACGTCGTTGTTGTCATAGGCCGCGCCATACGTGCTCTGCTGTGACAAAGGCCCATTGTAGGAACTTCCGCTTGCGACGTAAACCCAGGCTAGGTATCCCAGCGATGCGCGCGTGCCTTGGTCGGCATCGCAGACGCCCAAGAACAGGCTCTTCGAAGTCGATTCGAGCACCTTCACTTCCCAGTACCACTTGCCCGAGGACTTGGGTTGATCGGCGCGCACCCACTGCTCAAATCCACCCCGAGCGATCGAGGGATTGACGATGGCTACCGTAACGGGCTCGCCGACGTCTGCATAGTTGCTGTCATTGTCGCCACTCCACTTGGAGTAGACGCGTTCCGGCATCGCATAGGGTGTGGGTGGCGTGAACGCGGAGGTGTAGCGAGCATTGCCGACGGTGTAGCGAAACATCGCAAAGTCGGCGTTTGCTGTCTCGTTTGATGCGCTGCTGTTCGCGTTGCACCCCAGCCCAATGCGGTTGTTGTAGAAGGAAGTGTTCGCATAATCGAACGCATAGTCGGCTGATCCTCGGAGAGCGCCGTCCACGAAGACTCTCCACGTCGTCCCTTGACGCGTCACGGCGACATGCACCCAGCGGTTGTTTGGGATTTGGCCCAGCGATGCGATGAGGCCGCCCATGTAGGAACCATTCTGGGTGGTTTCCAGGATCATGTTGGGCGCTCGCTTGTCCATGTTGAGCGCCAACACCCATCCTCGCGTTCCTTGAGTAGAACCGAACTGGAAAATTCGAGGGTAGACGTCGTTCAACGGGGTGGCGCCGCCATTGTGGAGTCGCACGTAGGTCTCAGCGCAGAAGTCCGCGGTACCGCATGCAACGCCTGGCCCTTCGATCCAGTTGTGGGTGTAGTCGCCTGTTGTCCTGTTCGCCCTGAGCATTGCTCCGACACCCGGGAATGGTCCGCCGTCGTCTACCCGGTGGAACAGCCCCTTGGCAGTAGTGGTAGCCTCACCGACGCGCACAGCGCCTCCGATTTCCATGTGCCCATAACCGGGGACGAACTGGACTTGCGCGACCACGAACTCCTGCAAGGGATCGAGGTAGGCGACGGGTTCCCGAAGGTCACTGACCGCAGCAGTTTTTCCTGGCGCTTTGCTCACCAAGTCGAATGTCTCTGCTGGGTTGAGCCCCAAGACTTCAAACTGGCCGGTGGGTGTGTTGCTAACCACGGACGCTACGCGCACTCCGCTAGCCTTGTGGAAGACCTCAACGGTGACACCGCCAGTCGCTGCGCCGTCGACTTTCGTGACGCCCGCGAGGCGGCCATTGCCGAACCAAACGCTCACGCTGGCACCCCGCAAAGGCTCATGACTTCCTGGAGTTTTCTCATAATGACTGCTCGATTCTTTTTCACGTCAGGGTGGTTGGATTGGACAGCTTCTCGCACGGAGTTCACTTGGGTGAGCATCTTCACGAGGCTCTCGCCACCTTCGCCGCGACCGATGCGCGCGTAGTAGTCTTGGATCCGGCTGAGATTGTCCCGCATGTCCTCGTGCAGCGCCTTGGTCTCCACGTAGGGCTTGCCCTTCACGAAGTCCAGGAGCTCGTCGATGGGAAGGTCGACTACGCGGCTCTTGATGAACTGTTTCGCGTTGGCAGCGGCCAACCAACGGTGATGACCATCCAGGACGAAATCGTCGTCGCTGGAGACAATGGGGTTCTTTGACCAGCTCTTGTCGGCGAGCATGGCTTTGACCTTGGCTTCATTGAAGTTGCCCTGGGTGGGCTTCAGCTCCTCAGGATCCACGCTGATGGTCACGACAGCAATGTCGTTGGCCTCCAGGTCCTTCATGAAGGCGTCAAAGTCCTTGATCTGGGGCATCGCATGACGACGCTTCCCCATACCGTTGTCTTCGTTGGGGATGTGCATATTCACTTCTTAGCAGCAGCTTCGATGGCACTGACGCTGTCTCGGAGAGCAGCGCACAGCGTCTGCAGTTGGCTCAGGTCGCCTGCGTTGATCTGCGATTCGATCTTGTCGGTGTTCGCACGGATGGTGCGGATTGCGTTCACGATGATCTTGCGGACAGGTGCCGTAGCAGCCATGTCACGGAAACTGGAGATTTCCTTCCGGGTGACGTCCTTGTGGATGACCATGGTGGTCAGGAAGCCCGGGAACTCGATGGGAGAGCTGTGTACGCTCCACGTGACGCCATCACAGGTGCGCGCCATCACCTCTTCTTCATTCCAGAACACGACGACACCGGCAACGCTGTCATTCGTGAGCTTCGCGAGTGCAGCAGGGTTGGCGGCCTTCGTATAGTCGGCGTTCCCGTTGATCTGCACCGTCTTGGAGGTCGCCTGCGAGTTCTCTCCAGCCCCGCATTTTGCCAGCATCTTTTGGACGTCACGGGCTTTGATCGCTCCCATCGTGCCTGCTCGCTCCGTGAGCAGAGTGACGTAGTTCTTCTCTTCTGTCATGTCCAGCCTCAATTCGTTTGATGCTGTACTTATAGAACTGAACCCGCCGTAGCGGGTTCTTAGTTATAGATGTAGTCCGAAACGCCGAACTACCAACATCTATGCGGCGTTGAGCGCCTTCTCAGCACGAATGCGAACGTTCTTGAAGTTCTGGAGACCGATGAGCATGCCGTCTTCGTAGACGGTTTGCAGTGCCTCCGGCTCCCAGTCCTGCACGGCGTTGCGGTAGCCATCGACGCCCAGCACGGTCGTCACGCGACCACGCTTGCTGGCCTTTCCGCTGTCGGTAACGGGGTCCTTGAAGACCTCCACCCACTTGCCGTCGATGAACGCTGCGCTCGCCTTCATGGCGAACTTGAACGTGTCCCGGTCATGCTGTTGCAGCAGCGCGCCTCCCATGCCGAACGCGAAGTTGTCAGCGGACCAGCCTTCCACGTCCACGAGCCAGCCGTAGATCGACCTGATGCTGGCCTGGTTGATGCCGTCGCCCCAGATGACGCGCACGTTGTTCAGAACCTTGTAGCCCTTCTCGTTCTGCGTGTGGCCGAAGTAGCGGTCCAGCATGGCCATGAGCCGGCGCAGCACTTGGACGGGGTCGCCGCTGTCCGGGCGGACGACGAGCGTGCCGCCGAGTTCCACGATCCGATCCCGCATGGCGCCCCACATGTCAACAGCCTCGTAGATGTTGTAGCTGTCGCTCACACAGGCGAAGATCTTTCCGGGTCCGGAGAACTGTTCCAGCATGTTCGCGTAGGCGTCCTTCTCGTGCTCGCGACCCCAGCTGGTGATCGTGCTGTGCTCTGCTGCCGGGATGCTGAAGCCCGTGGTGAACAGGTCGGCGCCGTAGTGCTGGGCTGCGTGGATGATGCCGGAAACGTTGTCCGTCCCCATGAAGTTCACGAGGTGAGCGGCGCCGCCGATGCCGGAGCTTTCCAGACTGTTGGCGCCGCGAGCGCCGAAGTCATGCAGCTTGAAGCCCAGTTCTTCAGGCGTGCCGCTGCGCTCCAGGTAGTCCTTGATGATCCGCTTGATCTCGAAGCTGATCGTTGCTACGTTGGTGCCGTACCAGGCGGCGCGCAGCGCAGCGGTCTCCACCCAGGTGGTCAGCCATGGCACCTTGGGATCGGTGTTCTCGATGGTCGCGAGTACGTGCTTCACGGGGACGCGTTCGCCTTCGGGGATCTGCTTGATGCGGATCGGCAGGTAGCCGCGGTGGACGCGGAGGATGTGCTCCCAGCCTTCGCGGTTGAAGGGCTCGCCGTGCGCCGTCCAGAACTTGTCCGCGAGGTCGATTTCCGACTGCGTGATCGGACGCCGCAGGTACTGGTTGATGAATGCCTGGAGACCGAACCAGATGGTGTGATCGACGGGGCCGCCGCGCGCTTCGATGTAGCTGTAGACGAACTCGGTGTTCGCGGGGTACTGCTTCCACATGGACACCTTGTAGCTGTCCGTGTTGAAGAGAATGGAAGACATGATATCTGCGTTCATGAGAAGCTCCTTCTTAACGCTTGGGTTGGAAACGGGGGTTGAAGATTGCAGGCACGGGGGAGGTGCCCAACATGACGGAAAGGATGTCCTGGTGATCGTCGTGCATCGCCAGTTCATTCATGGCCGAGTATATGCTCACCCAGGTGGCCTTCATGGCGTCGTCGCCGGGAGAAATGCGGGGGAGGTCGCCGTTGGCATCACGGGTGATGCGGATGTGGACGGCCAGGGTGTTGCGGGGAATGCCCTCGCCCCGATCGGGGGAGTCGAACAGCTTGGTGCTGACGATGGAGCCGCGCAGCACCTTTTCGGGTACCCGGATGTTCACTTCCTCGCGCAGCTCTCGGATGGCGCAGTCCAGGAATGTCTCGTTGCGGTTCTTGAAGCCGCCGGGAAGCGCCCAATTCCCCTTGCCCGGCGAACCACCGCGATGGATGAGCGCGACGTGGCCATCGCATTCGACGATGGCGTCGGCGCAGTTGAAGTTCAGGGTTTCGGGGTAGGGGTAGTCGGAGAACCTCGCACGCTCGTCCTCGAAATACTGCATGTCTGCGGCTGCTTCGGATGGCAGGCACCCCTGGTCCCACATTTGACGCCGCAGGTCAGTCGCGCACAGCGTTTCCATTCCAGGCTCAGCGGCCACCTCGACATAGTTCACTTCCGGGAACCATTCTAGGTAATCGTTGCCCTCCTTGCTGTGGCCGAAGAGGATGAGTATGTCGCTGGGAAATGACAGCTCGTCGAATACCGTCTGGACTTCCTGGCGCCATGTGACATCGCTGTACCTGTGATCGTTCAGCGGGGCGAACTCGATGTTGCTCAGGCCCTGGGCGTCAACCCAGAGATGGATCATCTTACGGCGCTCTTCGTACGTCCAGGGATTGCGGGCACTCTGCGGCCGATTGGCGCTGCCCAAGATGATGACCAGACGGTCACACTTCGACCTTGCGGTCTTCACGAGGTGCGCGTGCCCTGCGTGAAAGGGCTGTGCGCGCATGATGACGAAACCTACTTTTTGACTCACTTCGTAACTCCTACTTTGTGATGTGGGTACTTAGTACCCCGCGGTGGACGCCGACTTGAAGAGCGGCGCATAGAATTCTAACTTCTTGGGCTCCCTGAAGCGGAAGGGAGCGCCGCAACAGGGGAGATTGAACTCGATGGAGCTCAGGTAGCTGTGCTCGTTGTAGGCCTCGTTGCTCCACCCGTAGCGGTAGACCGCGTCGAGTTCCGACAGGGAATGATCGGCCCCGCATGCTTCACAGCGCACGACTTTCGCAGTGCGGATGAGCTCGCGGCGCTCATGTTCCAGGCGGTCCAGCTTCTCGCCGGTCTCCTCGATCTTGGCTTCGACCTTCTTCAGTGACTTGGCCGCGAGGCTGTCCACTGCGGACGCCCATGCGGCGAGTTCTCGTATCGTGGTCACAGTCCTGCTTCCTCCATGAGTTGGATCTGGCGGCGAAGAGACAGAATCTCCTGGATGAGATCTTGCCGGCTCATCGACGCGCAAAGGTCGATGGTCTTCTGGTCATCCACGCTCGGGCTCTTCTCGATCCCGTAGTCTTCGGGGACGAAGCCGGCGCGCTTGATGTAGTTGTAGAGACACTCCGGATGCTCGGAGTCCAGGGCAGCCCTGAGGACGAAGTGCCCTCCACCGGAGTTCCAGTAAAGGGAGTAGGTCAGGTTGCCCGCGAGGTCTGCCCAGGGAGGGTCATTCGCCCGTTCGAAGGGCGCGGGCACGGTGGATGGCTGCATAGATGTCAGTAGGGTTTTCGCAGACGGCGAAGTCTTGGGTCTCTCCCCTCACCTTCACATAGGCCATAGGAGAGTAGCCGCCGGGGCTAGCGGGCGACTTCACTGAGACGATGTCATCGATGTTGACGAGGATGACCCCTCTGCTGTTCCAGTCACTCAGCTTGATCATGCGGCTCTCCTTGCTGCGACGGCTGCGACGATCTCTTCGTGGCAGCAGAAAAGCAGCGACATTGCCATCATCTGGCACTTCTGCACGATGAAGTCCATCCATTCGGCATTGTCGCTGAGGCGGATGTCCAGACCCGTGCATTCGCTGTAGACGCCCCAGATCATGTTGATCGCGTCTACGGGGTTGACGTTCTCGAATGACCAGTCGTGTCGAATAGCCCCGGTCATCTTGTACTCCATGAACTGCTCCTGGAGGTCCTTTTCAATCATCTTTTGCGTCATTGGCTGCGATGGGTATGGACAAGAAAACGACCGAGACCGCGCGGTCAGGGTCGTCACGTGTGATCGCCGGCTCTTTGAGATCGAGCACGGCGAGGGCGAGAAGCGCGGGTTTCATTCCAGGTAGGGTTTCCATTCTTCGGCGAAGTCGCAGTTGACGGCACCCTTGAACATGGGTGCGATGTCCTCGTCCTTCAGGCCAGCGAGGCCACAGCCGACGCGCGTCACGAAGAACTTCAGGTTGGGGTGCGCCTTGGTGTACGCCACGAAGGCATCGATGAACACGCGGATGTCATCCAGGTCCAGCGTGTGGGTGATGCCCTCAGCCTTTGTGGGAATCGCGTAGCAGTGGCCGGTCATGCCGACAGAGCCGCGCACGCCCCATTCGGCGCCGTAGTAGTCGTAGGCTGCACGGGCAGCGCCGCCGCCGTGAATGCCGCTCAGGTTGGAACCGAAGACGAAAATCTGGTCGGCTGCGGGACGGCTGCCGTCTTGGTGGAAAGCGTTCATGATGAAATGCCTTTACGGTTGGTTGAAGAATTCTTGGAGTTGGGCGATATGCTTGCCCATGTCGTGATTCAACCCGGCCTGTTCCAGGCGGTCGAAGAATCTGGTCAACTCATACAGGCTGAGTGCAGCGAAGCCTTTACCGATGCTGCCTTCTTCAACCCTGATGATGTCGCGGAGCCGAGAACCCTCCGGGATTGCCAGGTTGACGCATTGGTGCGTCACGACGCGCGCACGTTCGCCCCGGAGGAAGTACACGGATTTCTCCAGTGTCCAGCCAGTGAGGTTACGGAGTTCCTTCACGACGGGGACGAAGTCGGGGATGGTGTCGTGGCGGACGGGGGTGATCAGGGTCAGTGTGTAGTGCTTCATTACGAACTCCTCGTTGATGTCTGATTATAACGCCAAGAAGCGTTCCAGTCGCTCAATCTGCGGGGACAAAAGGCCTTCGGCAAGGCGCTTTCCCTGCGCACCCAGACCCCCGTAGTCCTTGGTAGCACTGCGCACCAAGTTCGCGTGCAAATGACGCAGTTCTGCGACGACTGCCTCCAGTTCCTTGCGCTCCTCGCGGACGTAGTTCAGCGCTTCCCGCCAGCCGAGCCGGTAGTCTTGGACACGCGGATTCTCGTACTGCTCATTCAGGCCGCAGAAGCGTTCCAGCGCGCCCTCGCCTGCGATGTCGGCGATCCACTTGTCGAAAGCGACGTGCTCAGCTTCTCGGGGGTTGGCTTGCATACTCTTCTTCCGGGTTGAATGTGGGAATAGGGTGCCAGTGCGTCCAGAACGTTTCGTCGGACGCCACGACACCAGTGGTAGCGACACCCGCGGGGCGCCGGATCACGTAGACCTTGCAGCCGCGGGGCGTGTTCTTGTCGATGGGTAGCCAGTGGGACTTGGGGTTCACCACGGCAGAACGGGTGCTGTCGAACTTGTGAGAGTTGATGGACGCTTCTTGCGATGACAACATCCGGCGCGCCGCTTCAAAACCAGCGCGTGCAGCATTTTTAGGATTCGCAGGCCAGTTGTACTCGCCGAGGACGGAGTCGATCGCATCGGAAGCATCCGATGACCCGGGCTTTGGCAACGAATGAGAGTCAGCAGCCATGGTCAGATCCTCCCGGCCGTTCTCGAGCGGACCGGGACAGGTTTGGATGCCTGCTTGGCACGGATGACCTCCACTTTCGTCCAGATGCGAGACAGCTCCGTTTCGCTCGCCGTGTGCATGTCCAGGCTGTTGGCGAGGCACAAAGCAGCGAGCGTGACCATCACCCCGCCGACTTCTTGCGAGGGTTCGCCGATCGGTCGATTGAACACATAGTCCACCATCTGGTGCGCTTCATCGACACTGCAGCCGCAGGACTGGACCAACTCCAGCGCTTCTTCCAAGAAGCGGAGATTGCGCTCCCCGAGATCGGCAGAAATCTCAGCGCCGAAGCACGCCATCATCCACAGCTGCACACGCTCCTGGAACGGTGCCACTGCATCCGCCTGGGGGCGCGGAGTTGCGGCACGCATGCGAACCACGATCGACCGCAGGGTACTGACCATAGGCTCTAGCTTCGCTTGCGCGTCTCGAATCGTCATCTTTCGAGGCCGGATGCTGCGGTCATAAAGGCGGTCGCTGCTGGTCACGGTTTCACCGGAGACGATCTGCTCAATCGAGTCGAGCAGTCGCAGGAGCGTGTCGGCGTCCTCGTCATACGCACTGGCGGCGGTTTCGTAGGTCATTGTGGGCCCACCTTGCACTCCACTGAGAGCTTCAGGTTCTGCGACACAGTGGCCTTCACCTGTTCGATCACGGCGCTTTGAAGCGCGCTGCGGTCCCAGCTGTTTTTTCGGATCAGGTTGTTCAGCACAGAGACAGTGGCTTCGCGCACCACCGCATCCAGGTCCATGCTGCGGAAAGCCGTGTCGATGCGTTCACGCAGCATCTCTTTCAGTTCCGTCTGGACGTCCGTGCGGGTCACGCCCATTTCGTTGGAGACGATGTTACGCACCGCTTTGGTGACTTGCTTCTGGGAGGGTTTCTCTTCCATGATGTCCTCAAAAATCTGCTTGTGGGAAGCTGTCCCACGTTTGCTTCAACATGAAGTATTGCGTCAGCCACTCCGTCATGGAGTAGGTGTTCAAGGTGTCAACCCATACGCAAGTCTTGATCCACGTAGGGCAGGTACCGCCGAAAAAGTAGAAGTAGCCCTTGCCTTTGGCAATGCGCTCCTCATACCCTCGGCGGGCTAGTTCCTTGTTGATCTGGTTCAGTGTCAGCATGCAGTCATTATAACTGCAGGCCGAAACTGAATCAAGCCCCTTCTTTTTCGAAGGTCTTCAGGTCTTCCAGGAGTTCGCAGCGCGCAGCGTTGACCAGCTGGTCTGCGATGTTCGCCATCGCCGAGGTGCTGCGAGCGGGATGGCGAGTCTCGTGTAGGATCAGGTCCTGGAGGATTTCGATGCACCGGCGGAGGTTGAAAACCTTCTCGCCGTCCACTTCCATCTGGAGGCCAGGTGCCTCCAGCGACACGAGAGCCTTCCCATAGACTTCCATCTTCGCTGCGTGCTCGAAGGTCTGGTCTGCCCACCGCATGGTATACAGGGGTTCCTTCGCGAAGGCCAGGGAGAACTCATTCAGCCGCTTCTTCGAAGCAGCGATGGTGCGTTCCAGGTGGTCTTTGATATCGGCTTTCATTTCAAACTCCAGTGTGTTGCTGTGCCTCGATTATAACTGGAAGTTTTCCTCGGGGTCAAGCCCTGATGTGCCGGAAACCGTTCGTCAGATTGTGCACTACGCCCTTCTTCGGGACCCACAGGGTCGGTCTCCAAACTCCGTAGTGGATAGTGAATCGACGATGGCACGTCAGCAAGCGAATCCGTCCGCCTCGATACCAATCAGCACAGTGCGTGATTTGCTTCTCAGCTGGCCCGCGCTCGCTGGAATGACAGAAGCCCCTCCCCAGCATCTGATGGGTACGCTTCTTGATGCGCCTTGCGCTCACCGCCAGCCCTTGAAGAAGGAGCCGATGACCAGGAAGGTCGCCGCGAAGCCCATGGTCAGCACGAGGAAGCCGATGAAGATCGCGAACCCCAGGTAAAAGGGAAGCAGCACCAGCCACCAGGACCAGGTGATGACGCCGATCAGTTTCAGTGCTACGAAGAGAACGCCCAGAAGGCCGATGATGGACATGTTTGACTCCTAAAAGATTGATACTAACACGCTTTGGGCTTAGCAGCCCGACGAGGACCAGCTGATGGCTTCGCTGATCTCGAACGGTGGGAACTCGATGAGCGCACCCCGTTGTTCCGGCGAGAGGCCTTTCCAGGTCGCGGCCGCAAACTCGCGTCTCTCGGCCTCTGCCTTCTGCTGGGCGATGTAGTGGTCGACACTCAGCATGGCTTCCTCGAACTCCCATTCTTCGGTGTCCCAACCGAAGACGTTGTCGTAGCCGACCAGTTGATGCGGGACGATGAAGCTCGGGATGATCACGCCTTCCACGACCTGGACTGTCAAGTCCTCGACAAACATCCCGGCAGCCTTCACCTTCTGGATGAGGTCGGCGAGGGCGAGCGGACGCCGTGCCACCCACGCAGCCTCTCGCTCTTTTTGTTCGCGGATCGCCCGCGCATTGGCTTCCGCGCGCGTCTCGCGTACCTTCTTCGTTTTCATTGCTGCTTCCATCAATCCCCCATCATGTCATCGCCAGTGCAGGAACCGCAATCGCAGTTGATGCCATGACCTTGGTTGCTGTACGCCAGGGACTCCGCGAGTTCCTTGGCTCCGAATTTTTTGACAGCCGCGTCGATAGCGTCGCTCAGGTGGCGCAAGGCGGCCGCGTCGGCTTCTTCTGCATTGGTCATTCCTTGACCTCCTTTGTCTTCTTGAACATCTGTTTCACTTCACTCCACGTGGGGCCGCAGCCCACGAACGCCGACACCAACAGGAGGATGATCGCCGCGAGGGTGTTCAGCACCGGCACGAAGCATCCGAGAAAGATGAGGATGATCGCCGCGAAGTTCATCTCATTCAGGTTTCGCACCGATCGAACGGCGTTCGGTCTCCAGCTTTCCTTCCGGTCATCGTAGGTCTGCGGGTACTTGTAGATGCCACACGCCAAGACTGCGACGGCCACTACCGATAGCAGGTATTGAACCCAGAAAATCGTCATTGCTTGCCCTTCAGTTTTGCCCAGAGCTCACGGGGAGTGAGCTCCCAGATTTTCGAGTCGATGATGAGACCGCCTGCGATTACGATGAGGCTGAACACCTGCACGACAGGCACGAACATCATTCCTCCGACGATCGCGTATTCGCCGATCGTCCTGGGGCCGGAGTAACCGAGCTTCACGCAGAACCATGCCAACAGAATGTGAAGCACAGAGAACACGATCCAGACCACCAACATGGGGTGCATACTTTCTTTCCTTTCTATGCCACCCGAGCGGCCGCCGCTTGCGCCAGCTCGTCGACTCGGTTATTGTATTTGCTTGCAGCGTGCCCTTTGACCCACGTCCAGGCAAATTTCTTGCCTTCCAGTGCGGCCATCATGCGGTGCCAGAGACCTTCGTTCTTCACGGGACCGCCGCTCGAAGTCTTCCATCCGCGCGCGACCCAACCGGGGAGCCAATCCCGACAGCCCTTCAGGACGTACTCGCTGTCCAAAAAGACATCCACGTAGCAGCCCTTGGGGAGGCGCTCGAAGGCCTCGATTGCTGCCATGAGCTCCATCTGGTTGTTGGTCACGCCGAAGGCGCCCGCGAAGTTCTCCTCCAGGGTGTAGCGCTGCTCAGCGTCCAAGATGACGTAAGCCCATCCACCTTTGGCGTCGGGCTTGCCGTTGTTCTTGCAGGAGCCGTCGGCGTACACCACATAGACTTTGCCCGGCTCGAACTCGTAGGGCTTCTTCACCGAGGGAATTCCTGCAGGATCTCCTCGATGGTGCGTGCCCCATGACGGCCGTAGGGGAGGCAGATGCCATCCCAGGGCTCTTCGAGATCGCTTACCTTCTTGATCTCCTTGTAGAGATCCACCTCGCATTGAAGGATCGATGTGTCGTCCTTGGCTTCGCGCAGTGCATGCGCGGGGATCTGTTCCATGCGGAACTCGGTGCTCATGTCATCGACTTCTACTGCGATGACCGTTCTGATCGTGATGGCGACGTCGACCAGTTTGATGCCTTTTGTCATGTGTTCTTCCTTGGTTAAATTTCAAGACCAAGCGCAGCCAGGCCCGCTTGGTGCTTTTCGCTCATCTTGGCGTAGGCTTCGGGTGTGCAAGCCTGCGAGAAAATCCGCGCGTGGTGCACTTCGTCTTCGTAGATCCTCCGGAAGACGGCGATGATGTGTTGCCCCAGCACGCCGGAGTTCATGATGGCCTCGATGCGAACCAGTCGCATCTGCTCGGCATGCGCGCCGGCGGCGAGAAGCTCGTCCTGCGACAGCTCTCCGTCCATCACGTGGCGCCAGTAGCGATCGTCAGCGTTCTCCTGGTCCGGATTGACTTCGACGCCCTCGACCTTCAGGATGGCGCGAATCCATGCTGCGTGTCGCCCCTCGTCGTCGGCGACGCGATCCACTGCAGTCCGAAGAGACGGATCCTCGATGGTCTCGGCAAGCTCCGCCACCTTGATGGAAGCGCGCACCTCACCACGGTACTGTTTCTTCAGCCAGTCCTCCAGCAGGGCGCGGTCATTCTCGATGCCTGCCAGCCATTCTGCGGTTGTCTTCATGTGGCCTCTTCAGTCGTTGAGAACGCGTACCTTCACGCGCTTCATCTTGGGGTCGCCGGCGTAGAGCTCGCGGAAGTGTTCTCCGATCGCAGGCACACCCGGGGCGGTCATGCGTTCGTCGCCGGTCTCCGTGAACTTCGCATCAGGTTCATGCTCGAAGAGCACACCTTCGCCGCAGCCCGTGAGCACGGCGTGGAACTCCTTGCCGGGAGGCGCGAGCGGGTCGGGGTCGTTTTCGGCGATCTTGTCCAGCTGGTCGCGCGCTGCTGCATGCATGCGCTTCAGCGTAGCAGTGGAAGTGTTCACAGCGTCGAACCACTGGCGGAACTCATGCTCGAGGGCGTTCACGACCTCCGACGGGCATTCCAGCCGGAGTGCGTTGATCGCACGAAGCAGCTCGGTGGGGAAAGGGACTTCCTTCGTGATCGCTTCGTCGGCGCGGGCGACCAGATCGCAGCACAGCGCCCAGCTGCGAACCAGTTTGCTGAATGCCGGGCCGAACAAGCCGGCTTCCAGGTCATAGCCCCCGTCGTTTGCGTCGGCGACCAGTGCATCGACAATGGCGCTGGCCGTGGTCATCACTGCTTTCTTGTCCACCGGCGGGTTCTGGCGGATCAGGTGCTCCAGGAGGTCATTGCCGAACATCAGCAGCTGGGGGCCGCTCAGTCCGACGGGCCGGATGATGCCCGATGCTGCAATGCATTGGCCGAGGATGTCGGCGAGTGCGTTCCGTTGGTGGAGCGCTTCCTTCATCTGCTGTGCGGAGTAGGCGTCCTCCGTGGTGCCGATGCTCTTGGCATCCCAAGCAGGCTTCGGCAGTGTGGGTTCTATCATGTCGGCTTCCTTGTTTCGGTGTGCGTATTGTAGGCTACTTGCCCTCAGAATCACGGGCGGCGATGACGGCGGCCATCTGAATTGCGGTGAGCGGACTGCCCTCAGCGGGGTTGAAACTTGCGCCACGACCACGTTCGCCTTTCCATCCTTCAGGCGTCTGGATGTCTTCGCTGTAGTCCAGGATGTAGGGCTCGGTGTCGCGTTCGCCGAGCAAGAAGCGTGCCCGCTCCGCTGCATACGCCACGCGGTTCCAGAGCTCGCCGTGGGCGATCGAGACACCTCCGGCAGTGCCTGCGAGTCCCTTCCAGGGCTCGGAGCGAACGATGTCAGCGTACCAGTTCCGCTTCCCGTTGGACTCCGGCCGACTGACCACGCGCACAGTGAGTCCCGGCTGAGGCTTGAAGTTGGGTTCGGCGTCCTGTACGAGCAGCGTAAGGCCCAGCTTATCGAAGGGGTCTTCCTGCACGACAGTCACGTTGCCGAAGTACCGATGGTGCGCCGTCGCTTCGGAAGTGCTGACATCCGTGGACACGCTCACGCCTTCGAGAAGTTTGAAGAGACGGTCGCGAATCGGGATGCTCTTGATGCCGAGTTGCCAGTCCTCCAGCTCCTGGAAGGTTTCCGAGAGCTTGTCGGCGACTTGATCCGCGGACTTAGCATAGACTTCATAGCCCATGCCGTCCAGACCGGGGACGACGTCCAGCATGATGTCCGTGCAGGAAATCTTCCGTAGGTCGGAAGCCGAGATGAGCACAGCCATCTGGTTGCCCATGGACTTCAGGTTGTCGCTGCCGTCGCCTTGCCAGCGCCAGACGTCATCGCCGATATGGGATTCGAGCAAGGCAATCGCCGCCTGCCGGTGCCTGACGTCCTCTTCCAGGGTTTTGATGGTCTCCTGGAGGTCGGCGTATGCGCTCTGGAACAGACGCCGAGCAGCCTCGAATCCAGCACCAGCGGCGAGCAGAGGGGCTTGGGGCATCCCGTACTCCGCGAGGACTTTGTCGATTTCTGCCGAGGCTTGTTTGGCAGTGAAAAATTCTGGTGTCATGATTGACCTTCAGGTGGGTTTGATTTCGCCGGAGCCGCTGCAGTTGCGGCAGGGTCCATCGTGGGTGCCGCCCGCATTGCCCTTGCTCTGATCGTAGTAGCCCTCGGGGTCTTCACCAGAGCCGCTGCAGCGTTCACACACCTGATCAGCACAGGAGATTTGGGCTTGCATCCTGCCTTCCGGAGAGCCCGAGTAGTCAGCTTCGCACGATGAGCAATGCCGGATGACGAGCAAGCGGGCCTCACCTTCGCCACAGAACGCGCAGGTCTCGACGGCAGGCAGCCGGCGGAAGTCAGCGAGCTCTTCAATGACGGAGCGCATCGCGGTGACATCGTCCATGTGGCCCATGTGGTTCCTGGCCCAATCGGGGATGCCGTCGGTCCACTTTCCGTTCTTTCGGAGTGCACACCATTCGGTGTACCTGGGGAGGGTGTTATTCATCGGCGTCTCCCATCGGTGGGCGGTTGGGGTAGAGCTTCCAGTAGGTGATCTGCTCGTCTTCCACGGTGTCACGGGGGCGTGTGCCCGTGTAGGTGCTGTAAACCTGGCGGCACCGCGGGGCAGTGTACCCCGAGCGGCCGTAAGCGATGATGTAGTGGCAAGCCGGCGGGAGACGCTGACTTACGCTGATCCAGCCATCTCGTTCGATGAGATCGCGAGCCTTCTCCACGACCTGGAGGTAAGTGGCCTCGCTGACCAGCCCCTCCAGGAAAGCGAAGCTGTCCGACACCATTTGAAGTTTTTGGTTGTCCATGATGAATGTTCTTTCGATGACAGATTGTAGCAGGAAAGGGAGGTCCTAGCCTCCCTGTTTTCAGACCTTTTCGAACTTGCGGAAAGCCGTGCTTCCCGTCCAGCCCTTCATGACGCGTTCTTCGCCGGGGCGCTTGCCTTGCCAGTACACGCGTGCTCCGCGGATGTCAGTGACGGTCACCACCATGCCGCTCGGCGCCTTGCGCTGCTCGCCGACCACGATCTTTTCCGGGCCTTCCGTCTTCACGACATCCATGAGAGGCTGGCCGTGGTAGGTGTCGGCGATGCGTTCCATCTGGGCAACCCAGCTGCGACCAGCGGAGGCCCGGGACTTCAGCCTGTAGATCATGGTTTCCAGGAAGTCACGCTTCGCCCAGGGAGTAGCGTCGGCCCAGGGAGTAGACACATCCTCGAACTTGCTGGTCTTGGGGTTGTAGACTTGCTTTACCACAGCCTTCGGGACTTCGACGCCCTCCTGCAGGTCCTTGACGCGCAGATCCAGGCTGGCAGATTCCGTGAGAACCATTTCGCAGAGCTTGTCGAGCTGCACCCTGCTTACTTCCACGGGCACATAGTGGTGGCCGCTGCACACACCATGGAACCATCCGTTTTCGACGGTGTAACCATGCTTCGCCATGAAGCCAGTGCCGGCGATCACGGCTTGCTGGCGACCGCAGCACTGGCAGTGGCCGCGCTGTTGAATGTTGCTGGACTTGGTCATGATGTACTCCTGGGGTCAGTGTGTTGCTGTGACTCGATTATAACTTGGAAAAGTTCCAGAAAACAAGCCCAGTCAAAAAGAAAGGGCTTACGCCCCTTCAAGTTCCCAGATGCGCTGCTGTGCGCCCCAGAGTCGGTAGTTGGACAGCCTCGCAAGGTTGATCGCGTCAGCTGCTTCGATTTTGGGTGCATCCCTGTTGGGACGTGGTGCGCGTGCAATGCGGATGCGCTGCCGGTTGTCCTCCATCAACATGACCCCGCTGTTGGCAGGGATGCTGCTGTAGAGCGAGTCGTCCCAGATGCCCTCGGGGAGTGCGAACCAGTGCTTCCACACCTTGGGAGGCCATGGACGGGGATTCGGCGGTCCCTCGCACCTCCAGCTGAGGGTATGCCACCATTTGTCCTTCTTCATGTCGGCTTTCAAGTCAGCCCTGCTGATCTTCACCTCGATGTCGATGATGCGCATTCCCTTTTCGATGGCGAGCAAGTCGCACTCGTATCCCGTCCAGTAGCAGTTCGGCACGACCAGCATCGCGGAGGACTTCAGCACTTGCTGGAAGACCATCTGCGACACCAGTCCCGAATTCCACTTAGGCTTGCTGGCCTTCATGGGCCTTACGGCGCATCTCGAAGGCTGCGAAGTCCCAGACCTTTTGCGTCGCGTCTTCGAACGCGAACTTCATGCCCTTATCGGCATCGAAGAGGTTGGGGTCGGCAGCAGCACTCATGCCGACGACCGTGAAGCCGTTTTCCAGAGTGAGTGCACACACCGTGACGGTCGTACCGGGGAACCGATGGTATTGGACGCCCATGACGGGCAGCCCGCCGATTGCCAGCAGATCCACGTTCACTTCTCCAGCCATGCTTCGCGCCCTTCGCCGCCGAGTGCTTGGATGAGGTTGGGGATCATCTTGGACAGCTCTCCGGTGAGGATCGCGACGTCCACGTCAAAGCCCGAGTCGTCCTTGGAGACGCCGTCGAAGACCGTGTCCATGAACTTCATCTTGGTGACCTTCAGGTCGTTGGTCAGAGTGAAACTCACGCGGTCGTCCCAGGTCAGCGCGAGGCGCGTCACGATCTTGCCGGCAGCAACGTGATCACGAATCTCGTCAATGTCCAGCGGATGTCGTGCATAGCGGACGCCCGCCTTGCTCTCGTCGTTGCTCTTCAGCTCGCACTCCCGATCGATGCTGAAACCCGTGGGTGGCTCTTGGGTGCTGAGCCATTCAGACATCGCGGTGGGTGGGCTGATTTTCGTGTCGAGCAGCGCCACGCTGAGACCAGGCAGAAGCTCGACCAGCAGCGAGACCACGGTGTCCGCGAAGCCTTGGCTGGAAGTGTCCAGGACGAGAAGCCCTGCCTTGATGTCGATCCACACCCACATGCCCTTCAGCTTCGTGAAAGCATAGGGCAGCAGATCCAGCTTCGCCTCTTCCTTCAGCTCGCGGGTTTCCTTCTTGCCGGGCTTGCGACCGGTCTCGCGCTCGATGCGCGCAGCCTTCTCGGCGACCTTGCGCGCCAGCACGCTTCCAGGAACGGACTTGGTCTCCTGGCGGAACTTCAGGATCCACTGGCCGTTGATGGACTCTGCCAGTGCGCCGTGGTCTTCACCGCGGGGAGGCACCCAGCCCATGGACTTCTCTTGCGTGGCACCGCAGTCCAGGAACGGGGCTTTCTGCAGGGCCTCTTCGACTTCCTCCTGCGTGGCTTGCCAGCTGGAGCCGATGCGGTAGATGATGGCGTTCTTGAACATCAGGCCTCCTGCGCCTTCCGTGCATCGGCTGCGTGGAACTTGGCGACCGCGAGGACGTCGTCGTAGATGGCCTTCAGCTCACGGTAGCTGGAGCCGTTCGTTTGGTTCAGCATGGAACCGACCTGCGCGAGGTTACCCAGGGTCGCTGCCAGCACCGATTGGCGCGTCTGTGCATCGTACAGTTGGTCTTCATGTAGTATCATGGTTACTCCGAAAGTGCTTGGAAAATTTCCGTCATTGTTGCCGCGTCATTCGCAGCGTCATGGAGACAGTTGTGGGCGACGAACCCATCCCGTTCTCCTTGCGGCTTGGCTTTGCCGTTGGAACTGCCCGTCAGGCAATCGATCATGGTGCGGATGTCACGCTGCATGAAGGTGTTGTAAGGTTCCTTCAGACCGAGGTTGCCGTACATGCTCTCGATCTTGCCGAAGTCGAAGGTGTTGCCTCGCGACCAGACATAGGACTTCTTCCAGCTGTAGCCACTGGCCTTGATGAAGGCGCCCATCTCTTGGACAAGCTCCTCCAGCGTGAGATCTTCATCGCTGGGCTTCAGCACGGCACGGGCCTCAGCACCTTGGGCTTTCCACCATGCGACGGTGTCAGGGTCGATGGACCGCTTGTACTTGCGCACCTGGTCCTCCACGCTGAGCTTCGCGTAGAAGCCACCCTTCACGAGTTGGCGGAAGCTCACGGGATTTTCGAACTGGAATGGCACGACCGCGATACTCAGCACCACAGCGTTCGGCGTGATGGCGAGGGTCTCGGTGTCAAAACAAAGGTGGGTGATTGCGTCTTCGCTCATCTAAACGGGAGCCCCGAAGGGCCCCCTCATCGATCAGTCTTCGAACAGTGCGCTCTTGAAGCGCGCGAAGTCATCGTCGTCACCGTCGTCTGCTGCCGGCTTGCTTGCTTTCGCCGGCTTCTGCGGTGCGTCGTCATCGTCGTCTTCCGGGACGGCACGCGTAGCCGGCTTGGACTCGGACTTGCGACGAGCCCCGTCGGGTTCGTCGTCGTTGCGGGCCGCCAGGCGCTCGCGGGTGCGATCGGCTTGCTTCTCTTCGCTCTTGTTGTCGGCCTCGCCCAGCAGGTCGTCCAGCTTCTTCTTCAGCTCGTCGTAGGACTTGAACTTGTCTGCTGCGACTTCGGCGGCCAGGCTGTGCTCGCTCTTCCAGATCTTTTCCAGCTCGTCGTCATCGTCGCTGAGCGGACCGCAGGCCTCGAAGCCCGACTTGTCGTAGCTGCGCTGACCGTCCAGCGTGCGTGCCTTCAGCTTGAAGTTGGCGCCGCTCCACAGGTCGAACGGGTTGAACGGCTTCTCGTCGTCGAACTCCGGACGGATTGCGCCTTCCAGCTTCTGGAAGATTCGCGAGCCGAACTTGTAGAGGAACACCTTGCCGTTGTTCTCGGGGTGCTTGGGGTCATCGACCACGTAGATGTTGGCGATGTAGTTGGTCGACCGGCTGAACTGGCGTGCAGCAGTCTTCTGCGCTTCGCTGGGATCCTTGCCGCGCACCTTGAAGAAGTGCTCGTTCATCGGATCCTTCTCTCCCAGCGTCGTACGGCAGTTCTCCACGTAGAAGCGCTGGCCGAACCTCACGAAGTATTCGAAGCGCTTCACGTACGGGCTTTCCTCGTCGCCTGGTGCGGGGAGGAAGCGAATCGTTGCCATGCCGTTACCGGACTTGTCGACGTCCAGCTTCCAGAAGCGGTCGTCTTTGGCGAAGCCGCCGTTCTTGTCTTCCTCGAACTTCTTGCTGATCGAGTCGATGGCGCCTTGGGAGGATTTCTTCAGTTTTGCGAATGACATGTGTCTTAGGTTCTCTCTTTCGTTGCAGTATTCGGGCTATTACGGCTCAGCGGCCTAGGTGCCCAGTAGTTTGTAGACGCACTTCTCAAACTCCGGTTTGGAGTCCTTGTCGGGCCTACAGAAGTATTTATACCGGCTCAAAGCCGTCGCGTGATCATTCCACAGGGGGTCGTTGGTCTTGACCCTCGAACAGTAATCAAAGAAGTTGTCCAGGGTAGCTAGTGTTTCATTGGTCACGCCTCCAAAAATCTTGCGTTGGTCGCGGATGATGCGTGGCACTCCATCACCTGCAAGCAAGCCCTTGATGTCCACGCCGTTGGTCTCCATGTACTCGGCGATATTGTCCACGTCCGTCTTGAACGTGTGCAGCAGCGCGCCCGCGCTACGCATGCGCGTCTTGTGGGCAGCGATGTTTTCTTGGTGCTCCAGGTCACCAATCCAGAAGTCTCGGTTCCTGAAGAACGAGCTGACGAGCAGGTCAACGTAGTCGCCTCGGCGCTTGTACTTGACTGCTGCCCGGTGGAAGTATATCGCATCGCGACGCTTCCCCAGCGACTCCTCTGTCAGACGAAGCTTCAACTCTGGCTTCCACACAAGGTCGCCGCTGAAGTGAAGCTTGAGGCCTACGTAGTCGCTGAATGCTCGAAGTGCCTCGTTCGGTTCATTCAAATTCCAGCGCATTGCCTGGAACCTCGACGCACTTCCTCACCTTGTTGAGGTCCAGTGCGGATTGCCGTAGCTGGGAAATCGCATTGGCGTCCAGGTAGGGCACCACTTCTTCGACTTCCAGGTCTTCCTCTTCGCAGTAGGTCACGCAGGCATCGAACAAGCCCACGCGGTCACGCTCTGCGATGGCAATGACCTTTGACAAAATCTCTTCGCTATACGATGGCAAGCCTACTCCTTGATTGCGTAGAACAGGTGACTACCTATCCTAGCCCTATATTGTAAACGCTTATAGTTGAAAGCGACCGTGTTGAAAAAAAGAGCGTCACGTGTTTTGGCAGGACCCCACTCGATTCCATTCATGTGGTAGGTCATGACTTCCACGGCCAGCTTCTTGGCTTCTGCAAAGGCCTTCGACTTGGTCGGCGTCGGCTTGCGTGCCCAGGGGAAAGCGTTCTTCTGGTTGATGACGTCGCAGACCGCAGAAGGGAACTCCGGGTGCTGCGTCCTGTTCAGCGCTACCTGCGCCACTGCCATCTTCCCTTTGAGGGGTTCTCCACGAGCTTCGTGGTAGATGACACGCGCCAGGCAGTGTGCCTCCTTGTCGTAGGAAGCGACGCGGGGACTACTGTAGACGAACTTGTCGATCCAGTCCCCGATCACATCGGTTGACGCCGCGAGGGGCGAAAAGAGAAGGGTGAGTGCGATGACTGCGTTACGCGTCTTCGTCTTCGTTGTCCTTAGCTGCATAGAAGTAGATGCTTTCGTACCGCAGGTAACCATAGAGGTTATAGACGGGGGTCAGCGCGATCACCAGGACCATGAGGCCCGAGCCAATCGCGTTTGCCGATCCGGAAGTCTTCCAGAGATCGTACAGTGGGGCCACAGCGGGCCATGCAAAGCAAATCGCCGAAGCGAGATGCACGACAGTGAGGAACAGCAGAATGGACATTTTAGCGCTCGTTGATGGTGCTGCCGGGGTTGTCCTTCTTCATCTGTTTGAGAAGGTCGCGGAACTCTTGGGGAGCCTTGATGCGACCCAGGCTCTCGCTGGAAGTGAAGCCGGGCATCTCCACAGGGCGAATGAGCTGTCCGTCACACCCATCGGTCATCGCGCAGCCGCTTCCCACGAGGGCGTCGCGGTCGCTGATCTTCGCATAGCGGGACTCAGACGCCCCACACTCCTGGCATTTGTAGGTGTAGTAGGGCATCAGAACGCTCCTTCTGCGAGCACGTTGGTCAGCCGGTTCTCGACCAGGTAGTTGAAGACCTTGCCCTTGGCGATTTTGGTTTCCTCGTGGGCGTCCACGATCCGGCTCGCCAGGTCGGCGGGGATGTAGCGGTAGTCCACCAGAGTGCGGTTTTCCTTGAACCGTCGGAGCATCTCCTCCGAGGTGCAGAACTTCTCGGGATTCTTCAGCCCGTGCGCTTCCCAGTCCTGGATGGAAGCCGTCATGACGCTCTTCTGCCGCATCTTCTTCTCGGGGTTCGCTGCGGCCTGCACGAAGTGATCGGACGCGCTGAGGATGTTGGGGATGCCGTCGCCAGCGTCGCCTCGCACCACGTGTTCGAAGAGCGTGTAGCCCTCGGACTTGGGCGTGATCATCTTCTTCTTCACATAGCTGTATTGCTTGATGGAAGGGTCGATGTTCTGCAGCTGGAGGTCGTCAGTGTCGCTGGACCAGATGACGACCTCGCCTTGGGGCGCGTATCGCAGGGCGAGCACTGCGATGATGTCGTCGGCCTCAGCCCCGTGCACTTGGAGGGACTGCAGCGGGAAATTCTCCGCCAGTTCTTCTTTGAAACGGTTGTAGTGCGAGAAGAAGTTGTTCCAGTCGAACGTACTGTCAGCCCGGCCCTTCGCCCGTGCTGCCTTGTAGTGCTGGAAGTATTCGCGGCGCCAGTAGTTCTTGTCGTCGAATGCGAGCACAGCACCGCCGACTGCACGCGCGGACTTGAACTTGCGGTATTCACCTGCCAGCGAGGAGACGAGAAGCCGCCTCGTGGTGTCCATACTGACCTGCTCGCCTGTCCTGTTATGGAACTCGAGCACAGTCTTGAAGAAAAGGTTGTTTGCGTCAAAGAGTAGAATTTTCCATCCCTTCCGGTTGGTCTTCATAAGGCTCGTCGTCGAGGAAGTCTTCTTCCCTGACTGTCACTTTGCTGAGGGGGACACGCCCCCGCGTCTTGTTGTTGCGGTCGTCATTGGAGAGGCGGCGCTCCCAATTGTTGACGACCGCAGCCCGATCCTTATAGCTGCGACCCATGGTGTTACCGTTTGGTTTTGTAGAAGTCGGAATGGCGCTCGACGTTGATGATCCATTCCTTCACGAGTGGGCTACGGACGATGTCATCGTGACCCATCTTGATTATAGCGAAGTTACGCGTCATTTTGGGCACGACGGTCATGAGAAGATGGTACCCACTGTCTTCCCGACCCAAGTCGTTCTGCACGATGTCGCCGCAGAGGATGACGCGCGTGTTGCGGCCCATCCGGGTCATCAGCGTGTTCACTTCGGCATAGCTGAAGTTCTCGATCTCGTCTGCAATGACGATGGTGTCGTCCCAGGTCATGCCCCGCATGAAGCTGGTCGGCTCGAACTTGATGACACCCTTGTTCTTCAGAATGCCGTAGGCGTCGTCGCGGCCGTAGATGTCGTTCACGATGGGGCCGTATGCGCGCTCGTATGCAGCCATCTTCTCAGCCTCGTCGCCGGGGAGGAAGCCGATGTCACGGACGGGTACTGCAGACCGCACGATAACGATTTTGGATGCACGCCCTTCGTGGACTTCACGAGTGGCGAGGGCAAGCGCCACATAGGTCTTCCCCGTGCCCGCGGAGCCCACGGTGAGAAGGTGTTTGCCGTCCATGAACTCTTCTTCCATGAGTTCCTGGTTGTCGGTCAGGGGGCGAAAGTCCTTGATTTGGTTCAGTCCCGTTTCTGACCGTTCAGAACGTTGGAACTTGCTTGACTTTCTTTTGGGTTGTGCGCGCATTGATGCCCTTGGTAGGTTTGGAAGGTGCTTTGAATTTCGTGAGTTCAAGCCTAGCGCTCAATCCGTCGAACTGCCTCGACGCTAGGTATGGCATAACCGAGTCGGGGGTGAAGCCATTCTTTACCGCTGCATTGATGTCCTTTCCAGGGAGCCCGGGTCCGGTGAGCACCACCGGCATGCCTTTATTAACTGCTGCCACCAGCTTCGCATTCACGTCAGCGTTGGTAGCGAAGTCACTGTCCCAGACTGCTACCACGTCGTCGCATCCGATCTCTTTGAAGTAGTCCGACAGCGCAGTGATGTCCGACCCTGCACAGGCTACAGCGTTGTCCACGAACATCGCGTCAAACGCCCCTTCCAAAATGTAGACCCGTTTCGTGGGGTCGATGCGGTCAAGCCCCCACGCTTTGTGGCCCCCGTCGACCTCCAGCGTGAGGTATCGGATCGGCGGGTCTTCCCCGAGGAACCGCAGCTGGACATACATCAGCTTGAAGCCATCCTCTTCTCGACTGTGGAAGGGCACCATGACGGCGTCGAAGGTTTGCTTCCACGTCTTGTGCTTGTAGGCTTCCAGTCGGGAGAACACGTCGTTGGCGTCCTCCACGTAGTAGATGGAGTTGAACCACTTCTCGGGGATCATCCGGCCTTCGATGTAAGCCCTCCCAGGGTTGTCCTCGGGCAGCGCCGCTACGGCCTTGAAGTTGGAGAGGAACTCTTCCTTCTTCTTGAAGCGCGCGCTCATGTTCGCCGTCTTGAACTCCGACGGTACGACTTCAGTTTCGGGCTTCTCCGCGCGCCCGAAGTAGTCGAATAAATACCCCCGATAGAGGTCAGGGCAGATCTCCTTGATGAAGTCCCGGATGCTGCGCGACGCACCACAGTTGTGGCACTTGAAGCGCATCGCGTCCTTCACCGGATAGAAGTAGCCCCGCGTCTTGGACTTTTTGGATTGCGAGTCCCCGCAGTAGGGGCAGCGGAAGGTGTGCGTTGTCGGACCTGTCTGCTTGTAGCGCTCCAGGCGAACCGACATCAAGCTGATGTACTTTGTATCAAACCACGACATCGTATGTCTTAAATATCTGCATTGCAACCATTTTAACGGAGAAAACGCAATGGCCCACACGCCACTCACAGAACTCGTACCCAAGAACGTGCCCGACGCCGTTGCCACCAAGATCGGCTGGGCGCACCCCGATACTGGCGAGCACCTCGTCAGCATCCGCGGCCTGGACAATCCGGTGCCCTACTACCGTCCCAACTCGCGGAAGAAGGCGTTCATCAACCCCAACGCTCCCAAGAACACGGTGCGTCCGACGATCAGCGGCACAGCCACTGTCGGCCAGACCTTGACGGCTGCGAACGGCACATGGACGGGCACTCCTGCTCCGACCTACACGCGCCAGTGGAAGCGTGCCGGCGTGAACATCAGCGGCGCAACCGCTACGACCTACGTCCTGCAGGCTGCTGACCAAGGGCAAGTCATCACCGTCACCGTGACGGCAACCAACAGCGCAGGCACCGCATCCGCGACGTCCGCTGGTACTGCTGCAGTCGCTGCAGCCTAAGACATGAGTGAACCAAAGGCATTGGCTGCGGAGATCGCCCGACAGCACTTCTACAGCCCCGGGGCCTTCAACGAGGGGAAGTTCGCTAAGGACTACGCCTTGTTCATGATCCTCAGGAAGCAATGCCTGCGGTTCACTAAGACCGGCGAGATCAACTACCATCTCGCTCTGAACAATACCGTAGTGGCCCTTAATAGCTTCGGCAAGGTCGCTACGAACGAGATCATCAGGCTCCTCTTCGAGCCCCAATTTTACAGCATCGCCGCTGCCATTCTTTGGTACCTCCGGGCTGACGTGCCCCGGGTAGATGAGTCCGAAATGGACCACAGGATCGTCGATCTCTTGATCCGCGAAGCCCCTCGATACAACCTAGAACACTAATGGCATCACTCATCAAACTGGCAGGGAAGGCGGCGAAGGGAGCCGCCGGGTGGACATGGAACAATAGCGGTGCCGCGAACGTCCCCGTCCTCAACAGCGCCGTGGGCGCTTTTTCGCGCACGCCCGACAGCAAGAAAAAGGCCCTGGAGGCTGTTTCGGACCCTGAGCCAGAAGAGGTGAAGAAGGAAGAGAAGCAGAAGCGCAAGGGCCCCAAGCGGGAGCGCGACGCTAAAGGCAAGTTCGTCGGCCCCGACGGCACGCAGAAGAAGTCCACGGTGGAAGCGAACCGTGAGGCGAACCAGGCGGCCATCGCAGCTTCTACGCCCACCCAAGCAAACGCCAAGCCTTCCGAGCTCACGAAGCAGATGCAGGAAGACATCCACGAGATGCGCCGTCTCATGGAGGAACAGAAGAAGAACGGCGGCCAAGGCAAGTCGGGCTCTCTGCTGGGAGGTCTCGTGGAGGCCGCCGGGGAGAAGCTGCTCAGCCGTGCTGGCGGTGGCCTCGGCGCTGCAGGTCTTGGCGCTGCCGCTGCTACGGTAGGCCGTAAGGTACTCACCACGGTGGGTGGGGCTGCTAAGGGTGCTGCAGCCAGCATCGCAAACAGCCGGGTGGGCTCGGCAATCGCGAACGCAGGCTCCACAATCGTCGGCGGTGCCAAGTCCGTGCTGAACAGCACAGGTGAAGTCGCAGCGGCCACCAACAAGAAGCTCTTGACCACTGTCGAGGCTGGCAAGTCGCTTGTCGGTAAGGGCGTGGCGGCAGCAGCGGGCAGCGCAACAGCTGAGACCGCGAAGATTGCCGGCAAGACCGGCCTAAAGAGCCTCGTGAAGAAGATTCCGGTCATCGGGCTGCTCGCAGGCATCGGCTTCGGCGTGAAGCGTGCTGTGGAAGGCGACTGGACGGGCGCCGGCATGGAAGTCGCCAGTGGCATTGCTGGTACAGTTCCGGGCGTGGGTACAGCAGCCAGCCTGGGCATTGACGCTGGGCTCGCAGTTCGCGACGCCACCAGGAGCGATTCTCCCGCTGATGCGCAGTCCGTCGAGAAGGCCAGCGCTCCTGCAGTTCAGAACATGCTGCGGGAACCTATCAGCATCCAGCCCGCAAAGCCCGTGAGCATGGTTTCCGCGCTGAATGGTAGTGCACCCAGCGTGCCCGCCGGATTGGCTACGCTGCAGGCGTTTGTAGCGGCTGCGCTGGATGAGCAGCAGGGCATCTACGTGAAGCCCGCGAACGACGCCCTGCGGGACAGCCCCTCGGCTAACCCCATGCAGAAGGCGAGCTACTCTCCCTCCGCTGGTTCTGCCCCGACGGGTACGCTGACCCCCGCGCCTAAGAGCACAGCAGGCAGCATCCCAACGGCCGCGCAAGTCGGGCGGCGCAGCGACACGACTACCGTCCAGCCCTCCAAGTTCGAGAAGGTCATGCCTACGACGGACATCGCGAAGAGCGACCTGGGCAACCTCATCAGCCGGGGCGAGGGCGATTACAACAGCTACAACGCAGGCACCAAGGGTACCGGCGGAAAGGTCGTACACAGCGGCAAGAAGAACCTCAGCGAGATGACGCTGAACGACATCATTGCCTCCAGCGAATCCAAGGATGGTAACGACAAGGACCGCGTGTTCGCTGCGGGTCGCTACCAGATCATCACGCCCACCCTGAAGGACTCCATGAAGAAGATGGGGCTGAAGGGAGACGAGAAGTTCACGCCTGAACTGCAGGACAAGATCTTCCAGGAGACCTTGCTGCCCAAGTCCGTGAAGGATTACATCAACGGGAACTCCGACGACAGCAAGGCCGCTCAGGTGGACCTCGCCAAGACGTGGCGCAGCTTCGCCGACCCTCGCACCGGCAAGACCTACGCGGATGCAGGCGCGGGTGCCAACCACGCTTCCATCAGCGCCGCAGAGTCCGCGAAGGCACTGGAGGCTACACGCGCGCAAGTCGCTGCCAGCAAGAAGTCGGAGTTCGCTCTGAACGACCCTGAACGGCGCACAAGCGACGCACTCAAGACAGAGGCCCGGGAGACTGACAAAGCAGCCACCCAGGCCCCGATTGTTGTGCAAGCTCCTGCGGCTCAGACTGCGCAAGCTCCTGCGGCACCCTCTTCGGGCGGCTCTGCTGGCATTGGCGGGCACATGGGCACACGCAACGACGACAGCAGCATCCGCCGCATCACTGATGCGAAGATGGGTTTTGGTACTGTTTGAGAACCTCCCGGAGCTTCACGTTCTGCTCGTAGACGGCGTCAGCATAGGCCTTCATGGCCTTCAGGTCTTGCCTGGTTTGCTCGACCTTTGTTCCGTAGGCGAAAAGAAATTGAGTAGCTCCTGGAGATAGCTCTCCTCCTGGATGGGCTGTGTCAGCTCCGGCGGTTTCGGAAGTGCCGCCGGAATCGTCACGACAGACTGGCCCCGAGGCTTTTCGGCCGGGATCGACGAACACGCCCCCAGCAGAAATGAAAGGGCCAACGCGCTCGCGAAGGTCTTGAAGCGCCCTGCGCTCCGTGTCACGTTGTTTGACCGCTGCATCCGTCTTTCCTCGCAATTCTTCATTTGCCTTTGCTTGGGCTCGCTCCACAGCTAGCCCCTTCTCTAGCTCTACGTTGTTGGCCTCCGCGATTTCGCGGCGCATCTTCTCGATGGCAGCGGTGTGCTCCGCGTTCAACGTTTTGCTAGTGATGCGGTGAGCCGACACACCCCCTACACCTGCGCCAAGAGCGAACGCAAGGATTGCCCCTGTGATCACTCCTTTGAGACCTACGATGTCAAGCATTCCGAGATTCCCTGAGATGGCTGATGAGCATGATCGTGAACAGCTCAAACTGGTATGGAACCATCGCGTCAATCTCGGCCTGTGTGATGCCGTGCCTCACGCGCAGTAAGAGGGCAGTGGACAGCAAATCCACGAGCTCCTCATTACCGATGGTTATACGAAAAAATCGTCGAGGCCTTCCAGGTGGAGGGTCTCCTTGTGTCCGCACTTGGGGCAGGCAATCGGCAAGTCCAAGCGCAGCTTCGGCGAGTCATCGAAGAAGCGGTTGATCTGATCCATGACCTCATCGGGAAGCGTGTCCATGTAGGCACGGAACTCTTCCGCCGTGAAGTCCACGTTGGGCTTGGTCACGCGGTCGCCATCGAAGATGCAGTCGATGCTGGAGTAGACGAACTCGTCCGTGACATCCACGATGCCCCCGTTGGCCTTGATCGCCTTGTACTCCGCCATGGTAGGCTGACGAAGCTTGATGCCGCTCACGCCCGGCGTGATGAACACGACACTGGATTCCTTGTACCCCTCGGGGATGTGCAGGTAGGCTTTGTCCAGGGGGACGTTCACCTTGACCTGGTTGCCGCACTCCGCCATGAACTTCTCACCGCCGTCGTTGCTCTTCTCCACGACGTGCTTGCAGGTGTAGGTCGCGGGGCTGACAGCGCCACGGGACTTCATATAGATCTCGAGGTACAGCATGTCCAGGATGTACATCTCGACGGTGTCCACCTTGACTTTCTGGAAGCAGCACGCATCGATGATGGAGACCATCGTTTCGAGGATTGCTGCTGCGTCGCCCAGCTGCGCGGCCTCCAGGAGACGACGGTGCTCGCCCACAATGAAGGGGCGGAACTTTACCTTGCCGATGCTGGGAAGCGCTTGGCTCTCGTAGGTGACGTATTCGACCTTCGGGAAGCTCATTGGGCTCCCTTCTTCAGGCCCACGCGTTCTGCCGTCTTCGCTGCGGCCGCTTGTGCTGCTGCGCGGATAGAGTCGGTGAGCTCCTTACGGCGCTCCGTCGAGAGTGCAGCGCTCTTGCCGTTGCTGTTGTTGTCCACTCCGCCCGTCACGTTGGGGGCGGTTTCTTCATGTAGTGCGTCAGTCATCTGTCACTTTCAGGTTCTTGAACTTGCCGATCGTTTTGTTCGTCGACTGGACCGTAGCCTTGGGAGGGGCCTCCTTGGGCTTCGCGTTCGCCTTGGGCTTGCGCTCCGTGATGAACTTGCCCCGGTCTTCGTCGTTCACATCGAACAGCTTCTGGGTGTTGATATTTACCCCCACCGCGAACTTCGGCTTGGACTTGTCTCCGTAGCGCGACTTCAACTCACTGACCAGCAGTTGGCCAACCTCGTCGAGCTCCTCCGTTCGGATCAAAGCCCACATACCGTCCACCGTTGCCGGGATGCCCGTTGACTCGCCCACTTCGCCCATGCCGGGGTCGCTGTTGTCCAGCCCTCCTCGGTTGAACTGTGCGGCTGTCCACCCTACCATGTCCTCTTCAACGCACAGCGCGCGAATCTCTTCTGCGACTGCCTTGTACTTCTGGTAACTGTTGTCGGCCAGCTTGATGTTACCCGTCGTCGTGATCTGCAGGTAGTCCACGATGAGGATGTCGATCTGTACGCGCTTCTTGATGCGAATCTCATTGACCGCATGCCGGAAGTGGTTCGCCGTTGCCGTACCAGTTGGCCATGCCTTACAGAAGAGCCGACCGTAGGTCTTCTGGCGCATCTTCTCAATGCGCCCCATGAAGGCCTCTTTGCCCAGCTCACGGATCTCGTTCATGGACGTGCCAAGCATGTTGGCGTCCACGCGGTTCATGATCTTCTGCTCCGCCATTTCGTTGGAGCAGTAGAGCACGTTGTAACCCATCCGCATGTACATCGCAGCGAGACTCACGAGGCTCATGGTCTTGCCCACGTTGATGCCCGCGATTAGCAGGTTCAACGTCTTGCGCTCCACACCCCCGTTGGTGTTCTCGTTGAACGCCTTGAGGTCGAAGGGGATCTTGCTTGCCGGGTTCTCGTAGTAGTCCCAGCGCGCCTCAGCGTCCGCAAGGTACTCGTGTCCCACGTTGGGGTCGAAGCTGACCGCCATGGCGTCGCGCATGATGTCCGCGATGGCATGCACGGTCTTCTTGGACTCGCCCTTGTAGATCTCGATCGCCTCTTGGATCGCGTTGAACATCGCCCGGCTCTTGCAGAACTCGTCGGCGGTCTTCACGAGGAACTCTGTGTTCCGGCTGGGTTCAATGTCGAAGATGTCCTCGATGACCTCGTGGACTACCTCTGTCGTAGCTTCGCTGATCTCCGCGTCGTTGGTCGCGATGACCTTCAAATCTGCCTTGTTCGGCAGAGCAGCGTACTTCTGAACGAAGTCTTGCACGTAGCCCAGAACAGTCGCTTCTTCCGCGCTTGCGAAATAGTCGCGCTTCAGGTAGGCGCTCACGCGCCGCCCGAAGTCTTCGTTCTGAACCAGGGATGATAAAATCAGTCTTTCATTAGTGATTTCCGACAAACGTTACCTCAAGCCATGCTCAGCAGGTTGTGCATCTGCAGGCTTACCCGGAAGCCCTCCGTCACTGCGAGCTCGCCCGCATACTCATGATTCAAACGGTTCTGGGCTATGTCGAACGTGCCCTCCTCCCAGAAGCTCGCGACTTCGCCCTTGCTGCTGCGGAAGTCGATGCCCTTGGTCTGGGCGTCTCGCACCAGGAAGATTTTCATCTCACGGGGCGCATCCAGGTACACGTTGATGGGGCTCACGAACGTGCGGAGCGTGCGAGGCGCCCAATCCGGCACCTGGTGGTAGGGGGATGCAGGGTCAGCACTCACCAGGAACTTGAAGTAGTCGATGCGCCCCATGTTTGCCTCACTCGGCTTCAGGTAGCGCCCGCTCTTCTCGCTGATTTTGGGACTGCACACCACATGAATGCCGGGATCCAGCTCATCCATGGAGAGGATGCCATTGGTCTCGATCTGGACGAGGTTGCCTCGGCTCATCCGGTCATGCATCCACGGGACAGCCGCATCTTGTAGCAGAGGCTCGCCGCCGGTGATCACCAGCAGCATGCCGGTCGACTGATCGATGCCCTTGGCTGCCAGCACTTCATCGATCTTGGAGTCGACCTGCTCGGGTGTCATCCAGTCGCCCTGGTCGAACAGCGCGTCACAGAAGCTGCAGTCCAGGTTGCACTTCCCAAGGCGCACGAAGACCGCAGGCGCCCCCATGAAGGGGCCCTCGCCCTGGATGCTGTAGAAAATCGAGGTGACGAAAAGGCGGTCGCCCGCCTCCTTGAACCACTTCTTGCCGACCACTTCATTGGTACCGAACATTGGTTAGACTCCCTCCTCGCCGTCCCACGCCGTAGCGGGTTCGTAGTCGATGACAGCCCCGCATTCGCCGTCTTCGCTCACCTCGATTTGCATCCAGCGGTTGGGGTAGCGTTTGCGCAGCGTGAACGCCAGCTCATCGGCGATCATTTCGCAGGAGCGGTGATCGAGGCTCAGCGTACCCGTGTGGTACATGCCTTCCACGTAGTTGAGGAACTGGTGGAACTCGATCTCTCGGTCGTCATGGAACACCTGGATGGTGACCCGGAACTTGAAGAGGTGCCGATGGGGGCTGCCCAGGTAGCTCACGTCGCTCAGCTTGGGGTCGTGTGCTGCTGCGGGGTATTTGTGGATGCCTGCCTTCTGGAAGGTGACGAAGATCTTTTTCATTCAGAGGTCCTTCAAACTTTCGATCATGTGAGCCGACGAAAAGTAGCTCGCTGCGAGCATATTGTACTCGCCCTCGATGGCGTTTTGGCGCGGCTCAAAATTGGTAATGCGGTCCACGAGGCGCTCCTTGACCCGCTCCAGGTCGTTACCGCTGGGGTACTTGAAAATGGGGCTGTACATCTCAGAGTAGCTCAGCCGGTCGGGCACCAAGATGTCACATCCCCTCGCAAGCGCTTCGAAGGGCGTGATGCCCAGGGTCTCTTGGCGCGCGAAGCTCACAACCAGCTTGGCTTCCCGGAGGTGCTGATGGTACTCCGGCTTCTTCAGGCCCATTGCACCGACGTCGACGAACTCATAGTCCAGCCCTTCGGCCTTTGCCCATGCAGCGAGTTCGTGGAAGAGGTGGGGCTGCTTCTCCGGTGCATTGCGCTGTGCGAAGACAATCTTGTTCCGCTTGAACGGCAGGGACTCATCGATCTCGTTGCGGATATATTCCATGGGGAAGCCCGCAACGAAGGTCGCCGGGCTGTGCCCATGCGTCTGTGCGTAGAGGTCCCGGTGGAAATCTGTCGCGAAGAAGATCCGGTCATAGCACTCGAACATGCCGGCCTCTGCCTTGTACACCCATTCATTGTGCCCCAGCTTCTCTGCGAGGCGGTCCCAGGGATCGTATGCGCCGGCGTGCGCGATGCCTGCTACCTTCACGTCCAGGCCGGCCATGCCCAGCATGTACTTCACCTGGATGACGGCGGGGTTCCAGAAGTCGGTGAACAGCACGATGTCTCCATCGTTGACTCGCCCAGCATTCAGAGCAAGCGCGAAACCCATGAGCTGGCTGCTCTTGAAGTAGTTCGTCGAGGTCCAGTTCAGGAAGTCCGAGGTACCCACCGAACTTTCCAGGACGTCGCCTTGGTAGTCGCAGACCCAGAAGTGTTTGCTGAGAACGGCCGGGAGGTGTGTTGCCCACTCCTTGGTGTAGCGGGTCTCGATGGGCTCCAGCCCGAAGAGGTGGATGGTGCGTTGGTTCATTCAAAAAGCTCGTCGAGGGTTGTGACGCTGTCGCTGGTCGCGATGGCCTTGCTGACCAGCATGGCGCTGTTGAGGCGCTGCCACTGGTCGAAGTCCTTGCGATCCTGCACCTTGCAGAACGTCAGGTACGGGCCCGTCTTCTCCGGGAAGACTTCCATCAGACCTTCGGGACCCCAGTCCATGATGCGCAGCGACTTGCAGAAGTTGAGTATGTTAGCGTACAGCGACAGGAATTTCGCGTCCTGGTACTCTTCTTCTCGGTCATGTCCCCAGCGCTCGTAGTAGCCCGCGCGCGAGTGCAGGTAGACGAAGCGGATGAATTCCGGGTCGGGGTCCATCTTGAACACCTTCTTGGCATACGCACAGATCTCATCGACCACAGCGTCGAAGCCTCGCACGTTGCCGCTCTTCACCTTGAAGCCCATCAGCCGGTGGTCCTTCTGGAAGCTCCCCAGGCTGAGGCTGGATGTGTGCGTCGTCGAGTCATAGCTGATCAGCGTGTTCTCGAAGTGCCCCGCGTGCTTAAGAGCAACGATCGGTGCAAGACGCTTCAACGAGCCCACACCCAACAGGTGGATGTGCGCTTTGATGTGCTCCGGCATCTCAAGCGTTGCTGCGAGGAATGCGCGCGTAAAGTCCTCCATCTGCCCTTGCCCTAAGCTAGCTGCCCCCACGGACAGCCCGCCGATGCGGCAGTGGTCGCTGGGGTCCACTTCGCCCAGCACCAAGTCGGTCCAGCGCTGGTAGGTCTCGGGGGAGGTGCCCTGCACGATCATGAAGGGCTTCGTCTTGGTCTTCTGGCGTTTGAAGCTCTCGATCTGCGCGCGCAAGTTCTTGCCACTCGCCACCGCGAACTCGTCGAAGTTTTCCATGTCAACGACACGCGACTTGGTGTCATGGAAGGTGCTGCGGTCGCTGAGCAGCTTCACGGGAATCTCGTCGAAGCTCATCGCGAAGTCGCCGAACTCACCCTGCGTCTTGTAGATGTCCTCGCGCGTCTCGTCGGTCGCCTCCATGCCCAGCGTCACCATCTGCAGTCCACCTGAGTCCACGTAGTATTTCGACTCCGTGCCGTAGATGTTGTAGAGGTGCTTCCCCAGGCTGCGCTCCTGGAGGCCGTTGAAGAGGATCGCCTGGCTGTGGTTGGGGATCGCCCCGTTCAGCTGCCGGAACATTTCCCGGCACTTCTCATTGTAAGCATCCGTGAACACGCCCCGCTTGGACATGGCATAGTTCATGCCGGACATCACGTATTCGTACTTGGTGGTCATTCGACGATATCGTCCTTCAGGTATGCAGACCAGGGGGTGAATCCTGCGTAGTTGCCGGGCTTGAAAGTCCAGACGCCCGGGTTGGTGTTTTGAAAACCGAGGTCGTCGATCTTCAGGTAGTGGCCCACACCTCGACGCACCTTCGTTACCACCACGCTGCGCAAGTGAACCAAGTTGGGGTGCTCAATGGGGAAGGGTTCGGGGTGCAAGCCGCCTTGGTTGCCGTACTCGTAGGTGACAGCGTAGCCGCGCATCAGCAGCTGGGAGATCTTGTCCTCCCCGTATGCGAGGAAGCTGTGGTTGGAGTTCAGGTAGACGTGACCCACGCTGGTCTCCACAGCCTTCGCGATCACCTCATCGACCCCGAGGCCCCCATCGCAAAACAGTGTCCGCATACCGTGGTGGGTGGTGTGCTCAACTTCATCGCCAATAAAAAATGCAGGGGTTGAGTCCCTGCATCCTTGGGCGTAAGCCCGTTCCATTAGACGCCCTTGATGAGGCTCAGGAACTCAGCGCGCACCGTGCCTTCGCGGAAGCATCCGCCCAGCTTGCTCGTCACTGTGGAGCTACCCACGTCCTCGATGCCGCGTTGCTTCACGCAGAAGTGTTCGGCGTCGATGACCACGGCCACGTCAGGCGTGCCCAGGATGTACGACAGCGCGTGGTAGATCTGTTCGGCGAGGCGCTCCTGGATCTGAGGCCGGCGGGAGAAGTATTCCACCACGCGGTTCAGCTTGGACAGCCCCAGCACCTTTTCCTTGGGGATGTACGCCACGTGAGCTTTCCCCACGATGGTGCGCAGGTGATGCTCGCAGTCGCTCATCACCTTGATGTTCTTTTCCAGAACCATCTCGTCGTAACCCATCTTGTTCTCGACGGTCGTGCACTTGGGGAAGTTCTCGGTCTTCAAGCCCCAGTAGAGCTCGTTCACGAACATCTTGGCGACGCGCTTCGGCGTGTCATAGAGGCTGTCATCGCCCATGTCGAGACCCAGGGTCTCCATGATGCGGTGCATATGCTCTTCGATGACTGCGATCTTTGCGTCGTCATTTGCAGCGAGTGCAACGCTGGCAATAGGCGTCTCTACGCCGAGGCTCAGAAGGTGATCGCGGATTTCCAGGCCCAGAGATGGGTTGGTCTTTTCTTTCATAGTGTTCCTATCCTAGTTCAGTGGTCGCCCTTGTGTGCAACCCGTTGGTGTCAAGGCATAACCAAAACGGTACTTAGTGAGCCGGGAATGCAACCCAGACAGCAGCAGACAGCAGCGCAATCAAGAGCACTGCTGTCGCTGCGAGCCATGCCTTCATACCAGAGCTGCGATGCACATCAGTGCGACCAGCAGGAAGGGGCTGATGGACAGCCACTTCATCAGCCGCTTGTGCGACTTGTGGGGGTCGCCGAGACCCCAGCCTTCGCCCTTGTGGACGTCGTCCCACCCTTCCATCATAGCAGGCCCTCGTTGTCTTCGCGGTGCCCCTGGCGGAAGGCATAGTTGCTGCCCGTCTCACGCACGCCGACCTTGGAGCACCAGACGGTGTCACCGTAGCCCAGGTCTTTCAGGAAGCCCGTATTGATGAAGCGGTAGAGGAAGTCGGCGATGGCCTCACAGCCCGTTGCTTCGACTTCGGTGATCTTCGCGAGCCCCGCGGTGCCCAGCGCCAGCAGTTGCTCGCGTTGAGGGTCGTCCTGCGCGACCAGCAGGGTGTGGTCGAACCATTCCTCCAGCAGGTCCTTCAGCGGGCGGAGACCGCCATAGTCCACGACCCAGTTCCGCGCGTCGAGGCTGTCGCTCTCGAACTCGAAGTAGAAGCTCAGCGCGTAGCCGTGAATCTGGTTGCAGTGGCTGTCAGCGCGCCACTGACGGTAGGCCACGGGGCCCAGCTCTTTCCACTCCTTGGTGGACACGAAACGCTTACTCAAGAGCCTCTCCTTTTTCTCCGAGGATGTCGTCCAGCAGGTCGCCGGCGATGATGTCATGGGGGTGTTGCCATTGCTCCGGCGTCAGCCAGTCGAAGCCATTGTCGGCGGTGTGCAGCACTGCGACCACGAGGTCGTAGGACAGGTCCACGCGCCCCTCGGCGTTCGGACCGTCGATGTGCAGGTCGTTGAAGCAGTAGACGAAACCGCCAGACTCGACGGATGCGCTGAAGCTCTTGTCTGCTGTGTTCTCTTCAAACTCTAAGATTTCGTATTGCAAGCTCTTCCTTTCAGACTAGATTATACCGCGGGGCCCAGCGTTTTTCCGGGCCCCTCGATTTTTCTTAGTCGTCTACCGGGACGGGGATCGGCGTGGTCTCGATGACGCCGTCGTCATCCAGAGTCTCCACGTCCTCGATGGCGTCCTTCTCCAGCATCTCAGCAGCGCTCAGCTGGAACTTCTTCGCGATGGCCTCTGCGAAGTCGCTGTTCGCAAACACCGGCTTCCAGAAGTCGTTGGAGTCGGCTGCAGCAGCGCGCCAGCTCTTGTCATCGGGTACGCAGGGGCGCGTATACCAGCCGTTCTTGGGCTTCACGACGTAGCCCATTTCGACAGCGAGGTCCAGCATGCCGCTCCACTTCTCGATGCCGCTCTCGAAGCTCACCGTGATGGGCAGCTTGCTCTTCTCCTTCACCAGCCGGCTCTTCTCGATGTTGATCGTGAACTTGTAGCCTTCCAGCTCGTCACCGTCCTTCTCCTGGGAGCGTCCGATGATGAAGATCCAGTTGGCGCTGTAGTAGATGCCGGTGCCGCCCGACACGACCGCCTTGGAGTACATCTCCTGGGTCTGGTACGTGTGGTTGATCGCGATCATCGGAATGTCCTTCGTCGTAAGGTACGGCGTGACCATCCGGAACAGCGACTTCAGCTGCTTGGCGCGCGTCATGTCGGCGACGCTCTTCTCGTTCTTCGCGTCTTCCACTTCCTTCTTGGAGGCCAGGTTGCCGATCGAGTCGATGATGATGATCACCTTGTCGCTCCGCTTGATCTCCTCCAGCTGTTGGATGACGTCGAACTTCAGCTCTTCGATGTTGTTGATCGGCGTGTGGATGACCCGGTTGGGATCGATGCCGAACGCCTTGAAGTAGCTCTGGGGCGCGCCGAACTCGCTGTCGTAGAACAGACAGACCGCGTCCTTGTACTTCTTCAGGTAGGCCGCCACCATGAGTAGCGTGAAGCTCGTCTTGAAGTGCTTCGAGGGGCCGGCCATCACGCCGAGCCCGCTGCGAAGCCCCGAATCGATGCTGCCCCCAAGGGCAACGTTCAGAAGGGGTACTGCTGTCGGCACTTGCTCCATGCCGTCGAACAGTTTCGATTCGCTGAACACAGAGGTCATCTTGATAGTGCTCTTAGCCAGCAAACGTGCAGTCAAACTCATTCAGTTCCTTTATTCAAACAGATCGTCCAGGCTGGGCACTTCGATAGCGTTCCAGCCAACCAAAGACACGAGACTCTGCAGCGGACTAAGGAAGGCCTTGTCAAACTGCATCTCTTTGTCGATGTACTTGTCGAGACCAAACTCAGAGGGAAGGTCGTCGGTAAACCCAACCACGTGGCTCATCGCAGGGTTGGGTTCTTTAAGGTAGGTGTACTTAATCTTGCTCTTGGGCTTGATTCGTTCGTACGTAGACCAGAGGTCGGGGTGCTTTTCAAGCAGCGCGTTGAAGACGATCGCCGCCCGACTGTTGATGGGCACGGTGCCCTGACCGATGAGAACGCTTCCGTCCTTTGCGGTCCATTTGTCCACCTCACTGACCCCTTTGGGGAACGCTATTTTAGCAAGCGGAAGCGCCATAAACTCCGCCTTGAAAGCAGATGTGACAGCTTGCACCTCTTTTTCTGTGCTGTCGAAGATGAGGGGTATCATCTCCTTCAGCTTCTCACGAACCACGGTGGGTGTGGTGGTTCGCTGCGTCTCTAGCCCCGCAATCTTCAGCTTGGGCTTTGCGTAACGGACGTGCTCCATGTCGTACACGCGCATCACGTAGTTCTTCTTTGCACGGAACAGCCCGAAGTCGCAGATTGCTTCCCGCTTCATGTCCAGTGTGTTGGTGCGTGCGTTGATGCGCGCGGCCAGCTTCTCGAACAGCTTCTCCAGGAAGACCTCGATGTTCTCCGAACAGAACTTGTCGACGGCGTCCACGACCTTCTGGATGTCGGCTTTGCGGTGTGGGTCGATGATGTTCACGAACTTCTCCAGGGTGACCATCACGGAGTCAGTGTCGCTGCCGATGATGTAGTCCACGCCCTTGGTCTTGAAGGTCTTGTTCAGGTGTGCGTTCAGCTCGTCCGCAACGTGACGGATGATGTACTGACCTGTCACCGTGATCGCCTCACTGATCGCCGGCCGGAAGTAGCGGAATGCGATGTTGCCGATCGCCCCATAGCCACCGTTGTTCACGACCTTCACAGCCTTCTGGAAGGCATCGTACTTGCCCACCTCACGCTTCAAGCGCGCGTGTTCCTCGTCGTACGCAGCTTGCGTGGTGGTCACGCCCGCCTTTTCCAGCGCCTCCAGCTTGTTCTTCTCGACCTTCATCAAGTCCTTGTAGCGCTTCCGCTCGAAGAACACGAAGGTCATCGCCCGGCTCACGATACCTTCCACGTCAGTGCGGAAGGTCGCTCCGTTCATCGCGAAGCACACCCCATCACGGATGTAGTCGGCGGGGTCGACCTTGCCTGCAAAGATGAGGTCCACCATCTCAACGCCTCCCAGGGGCTCGCTGAGCTGCGTCTCCGGGCTGAGGTTCAGCAGTCGAGCAATGGATGGGTACAGCGACGTCAAGTCGAACACCACCGGCCAGCGGTACAGCCCCGGCTTCGCTTCGCGCACGTAACCCCCAGCGTTGTCCACTGCTGCGACACGCTGCTTGGGCGGGATGACTAGCTTGTCCTTCAGGCACATATGGTAGATGAGGTTGTCCCAAATCTTCACCGTACCCGTTGCATCGCTGAAGCGAGACTTGGTCAGCATCGCAATAGCCACTGCCAGCTGAATGAAGTCCAGCTTGCCATCCAGCAGTTCGACCAGCCGGTTGTCCACGTCGTTGTAGACGATGAACTTGGGGAAGTTCTCCCGATAGAGGCGCATGAGGTTGTTCCCATACTCCTCATAGCTGATCTTGCGGCCCACTTCCTCCTGCTCTGCCACGTAGTCCAGGCGGTAGCTTTCCTGCTTGTCGCCGAACTTCTTGTAGAGCTCGATGTAGTCGAGCACCGTGCAGCCCAGGATCTTGAAGCTGTCCACGCCCTCCTTGTTGTGGCAAGCCGTGATGCAGTTCTTGCACTCCTCGCTGAAAACGCTCAGCTGGTTGGCCGCGTTCTCGCCTAGGATCTTGGAGATCCGATTCACCAGGTAGGGCACGTCGAAGCCGTACACGTTCCAGCCGGTGAAGAAGTGGGGTGCGATGCTGCGGAAGCGCGCTACGAAGAGGGCCAGCATTGCATGCTCATCATCACAGTGGATGTATTCCACGCCCTTCAAGTCTTCGTGGTCGGGCTTGGGTTGCAGCGCAAAGCAGATGGAAGCGCCGCCGAACACCTTGATAGCGATCGACATCACCTCGTTCTCAGCACGCTCCGGCTCTGGAAAGCCGTCATCGTGCTCCACCTCGATGTCGATGGAGGCCACTGTGAAGTCCTTCATATCGAACACCAAGTCCCGAGGGTAGGTGTGCGCTATGAACTGCTGCACGTAGTCATCCTGTCCGAAAATCTCGAAGTCGCTGACGCCTTCATACTTCTTCACGAAGTCGCGGGCGTCGCTGATTTTCTCGAACACTTTCTTTTTCAGTACGTCGCCATAGAGGCTGCGATCCGTACCGCCCTCAGCCTTTAAGTAGAAGGCTATAGGGTACTCACTCACGACCTCTCGGAAGTGACGGCCGTTCTCCACGTAACGGTGGAAAATGCGGTTCCCGATGCGGTCGACGAAGGTGTAGGTCTTACTCAATAGAAGGGCTCCAAGTGATAGCCGAATTTTCGATTCTTTTGCCGTTCCTGTTCCCCATCATGGGGACGCTGTTCTCGGCAGCTTTCATGGTCATCATGCTGATCATCCTTTGGCGTGGCATGCGCGGGGCAGACCTGTCCGGTCTGTTCACAAGCCAGGATGAGGCAGGAGGCATCAGCCTCACGAAGTTTTGGCAGAACGTCGCGTATGGTGCCGCGACTGTGGCGTTCCTCAGCATCAACATTGCTGGCAAGGCCACTGGCGCCAGCCTTGAGATTGTATGGGTGATTTACCTGGGTGTGGTAGCATCAAACGCAGTTCTTTCCAAATGGATTTCGATGAAGTACACGCGCACAGAAGAGCAGCCACAAAAGCCTTCAGGACCCTACTCCAACTACCCACGTGACATGGGGTACGGAATGGGTCCTGAAGAACACGGTCGACGCTTGCCACCTAAGGTCAGCCCAAAGATGCCTCCCGTCGACAACCCCGATTAACGAGCAGCCAGCATGGACAGGGCGGAGGCGTCGTAGGTCTGCACGCCGCCGAACATTTCCTTGTACTTGTTCGCGATCGGGTCGAGGGGCGTGTAGTGCCCTCCGAACATCAGGTCCCTTGCCAGGATCGTGAACTCCTTCTCCTTCACGGTCTGCGTGAGAGGGACGAACTGGAGGCCGGTGCCGTTGAGGATCGCCAGCACGGGATTCTTCACGGTCCAAGACGTCGGGGGTTGCATGTTGTCGTGGATGACCATTGCGACATCCACGATTTCAGCGACGATCTGGCCTTGCGTAGTAAAGAAGACTGCGACTTTTCCCATCATTTGGTTCCCGTAGAGCCGAAGCCGCCGGAGCGGTCGGTAGATTGTTGAGGCTTGGTGGAGAGTGCTGCGAACGGCAGGCGCGTGACCACCTTCGGTGCAGCTTGTGCAACGCGGTCGCCGTGCTCGATCGTCACGCGGGACTCGCTGCGGTTGACCAGCAGGATGAAGGTCTGGTCGACATAGTCGCTGTCGATCTGCGCAGTGCAGTTCGCCAGGCCCAGGTCCTGCTTCAGCGCGGTGCCACTGCGCGGGTAGATTTCCAGCTTGTAGCCCTTGGGGATGCCGAAGACATAGCCCGTCGGGATGAGCACGCGAGCGCCTGGCGGCACCACGATGTTGGAAACGCCGTTGTCGCCGCGACCCACCGGCAGTTCCCATTCACGGTTGGCGCTGCTGTACGCGCGCACCTTGTCCACGTTCAGGTAGGCCGGGAGGTCGAAGCAAGCACTCTCCTCCGTCTTGTACTCCAGGTCGGGGGCGTCATCGTACACCTTGAAGAGGCCCAGCTGCGGGAGGCCTCTTTCGAAGGAAGACAGCTCACGGGCCTGCGGCGCTTCGCCCACGAGGGTGAGGTTCATCGGACCCAGGTCGAGGAAACCGGCCGTTGCCGTCGGGAGGGCCGTACCAATGGAGGGGAAGACGACGGTCGTGTCGTTCTTCAGCTGCTGCGCTGCGCGTTCGGCGGCTTCGCGCGCAGCCTTTGCCCCGGGCTTGGGACCGGGCTTCCGGCGTTCCTTCAGAACCACCGTTTCCATCAGTGGTGCGCCGTTCTCTTCACTCATCGTTTGCTTCCTTTCGTTTTGCACGTCCGCCGACGTTGTATTTCGCTTGAAGATTCCAAGCATCCTTTTCAGCATAAGGGATCACCGTGACCTTGATGCGGGGCTTCGGCATGACCTCTTTGCAGCGTGCCAGGCCCCAGCGTTCGACCAGCACAGCGATGGCTTCCAGACGGTCCAGGTCGCCGTCCGTGATGTTGGTGGAGTTGACCCGGCCGTCCAGCAGGAACATCTGCTTGAAGTGAACCAGGAAGTAGCGGCCCTTGTTGTGGAAGACATGCACGCTCTGCCACAGCGTCGGCTTCATGTTGGGGTCCTTGCTGGGCTCCGCGTAGCCGATGCGCGTCAGCGTCTCCTTCAGCTTGAGAAACTGATCGCTGTCCAGCGCGTCGATTTCGATGAAGTCCGCCATCACATTTTCACGATACTCGTTCATACCCGATTACTTCCTTCCGCCCTTGTTCAGATGGGCCTTGATCTCATCCATTTTTCCACGCACTACCGGGTAGACCTCTAGGGCCTTGTTCCTCGAGTACCCAAATGCCTCCATGATGGCCGCGAGGTCCTCCTCGTCGTCCTTCGACTTCTTCTCCCACTTTCCGAACCGCCGCATGTTCTTGGGCAGCCCGAACCTCAGGAAGTCATACTGAAGCTGTTTGTCGAGCTGCCAATACTGGTTCAGCTCGTTTGCAAAGAACACGCTGTCCGGCGTGTTGGACATGATCTTCACGATGACGAACGACTCAAAGCCTGCCTCGTCAGTGTCCAACCGCGGACCGTGGGAGTTGATGTTCTTCGCAATGTCGAAGGGGCTCAACTTCTCACTCATTCTTCCTTGCATTCCTCGTCGAAAGCAGCGTCGACCATCGCTTGGCCGAGCTTGGCAGCCAACCCATACGGGATCGAGAGGCGGACGTCACCCCAGTACTCTTGCTGGCTCTTGTCCACACAGAGCAGCACGTTGCCCGGGAAGTCAGTGCAGGGCCGTACCGTGATGTACTGTCCATTGCCGTTGTCGTAGACGCGCCGATGGAGCTCGACTTCGTAGATTTTCTTTTCGGTCATTTGAAGTTCGCCGTTGCCATGATTTCGGTGAGCATTGCGACCATGTTGACTTCTCGGTCGGCCACGAAGCTCTCCTTGTAGTCGTACTGCGCCAGCAGCAGGATCACTTCTGGGATGCTGTCCGCTTCGATGATGTTGAAGCACTGGTCGTAGATTCCGCGACGGATGACCGCGCCATCGTTGTCCAGGTTCTCCACCACCCACTTGCGCATCTTGCCGAACTCCTTGGCCTTCAGGTGCTTCACCAGCTCGCGGATCGCGCCTTCGCCCATAGAAGTCATGCTGCTGATCTCCAGTCGGCCGCTGGTCGTGTAGCGCTGCAGGAGGTTCAGCGTGCGACGGAAGTCCGGAAAGTTCTTCACGACCACCTGGAAGAGTTGTTCGTTCTCGAACTCGATCTCGTTCTGCTTCAAGATGGTCTTGAGGCGCTTGGCGAACGCGATGGCCAGGTCTTCGCGCTCTTGCTTGGAGAACGAGAAGTCGACCACAGGGCATCGCGACAGCAGCGGCTCGATGATGCGGTTGCCGAAGTTGCAGGTCTGGATGAAGTAGCAGGTACCTGCGAACTCCTCGATCACCCCACGGAGTGCGGGCTGCGCGCTGTTCGCGTTCAGGTAGTCCGCCTCGTCCAGGATGATGCACTTCTTGTCGGACGTCAGCGACATCGTCGAACCGAACTGCCGCACCGTTGTCCGAATCGTGTCGATGTTCCGCTCCTCAGACGCGTTGATCACGATGTAGTCGATGCCCATCTGCTCACACAGCGCACGCGCCACGGTGGTCTTGCCAGTACCAGCCCCACCCACCAGGGTCATGTTCTGCAGCTCGTTCTTGTCCACGAGCTGCTGGAAAAACTCCTTCAGCCGAGGGGGCAGGATGCACTCCTCGATGGTGCGGGGACGGTAAGCCTCCACCCACACCAGACTTTTCACATCACTTGTCATTCATTTCCTCATAGTAGAGGGCCGTAGCCCTCGGGTTTACGCCTTGTCCTTGTCCAGCGCGATCACATACGACAGGCCTTCGGCATCGAAGCTGATCACGCGGGGCGTCACGCGCACGCGGTAGTTCGCGGGGATCACGCCCTTCAGCGTGTCGATCTTCACGCTGAACTCGTCGTTGGTGTCGCCTTCCACGTCCAGGTCCACTTGGTAGCTGTTCTCGCCGCCGCGCTTCTTGTCGATCGCCGACAGCCCCTTCTTGGTCACCACCAGGTCAGCAGCCTTCATCACTGCAGCCGCCTTCAGCAGCGCCGTCAGGCCTTCCTTGGTCAGGTCGAACTCCAGCTGCACGTCCTTCACCGGGATGCTCTTGTCGGCGGGGGGCGCGACCACCACAGCCGGCGACGAGTAGACGTACTGGATGGTGGAGCGGCCTTGCTTGATCGTGATGGCGTCGTCGCCGTAGCCGATTTCTGGTGCCTCGAACAGGCTCAGCACGCTCAGCAGCTCGTTCAGGTTGTAGATCGCGAACTCACGCGGGAAGTCGTCGGGGACGGTGGCCGTGCCGAAGATGTTCTTCGACTGCGACATGGTGCGCAGCACGTTGCCCTCGCGGACGACGATGCCCTGGTTGATGGCTGCGAAAGATTTCAGGATTTCGATGGTTTTTGGTTGCATTTTTTGCAAAGTGCCCTTAGTTAATGAGCTTTGATTATAGCGTGACTTTCAGCTAACCACGGTGTCGGCGAGCCTGCTGAAGCCGTTTGTTTTTTCCATGATCATTTTCGTTCTGACGATGTTCTCCATCTTGTTGGGATTGTGGGAAATAATGAACACATTCAAGTTGCCCAGAACCTTGAAAATTTCCGTGAGGCTCTCATAGCCGTCGTCGTCGAGACTGCCGTCCAGGCACTCATCGAACATGAGGAGGTTGGAGTGCATGCGCCCCTGCAGTCGAGCGATCTCGCGCCATGCAAGGATCAGAGCCAGGTTGATGCGCAGCTTTTCGCCCTCGCTGAACTGGTGGAAGGTCATCTCCTGAACGCCGTTGTAAAGGATGCGCTCCTCGAAGTTCTCGTCCATCTCAAACTTGGCGAAGAAGCCCAGCTCTGCGAGCTTCTCGTTCACGAGGCGGTTCACGATGGGCATGAACTTCTTGACCACCACAGCCTTGATGCCCCCATCCTTCAGCATGGACGTCATAACTGCCATGTACTCGGCACGCACGGCCTGTTCGTTGCGTTCTTCCATGACCTTGGCCAGCTCTTGCTCCAGCGTGCCCAGCTCTGCCTCTGCTGTCGCGATGCGCTGTGCACTTGCTGAGCTGCCGGACGAGGGGTCGAAGTCCCGCTCCGTCTCCAGCTGTTCCTCTGCTTTGCGTACCGCCTCTTCCAGTTCTTCCAGACGCTTCTGGTGGCGGGTGCCTGCTTGAGCCAGGCGCTTCTCCGCACCCTCCAGAGCTTGTTGGGCGCTCTTCAGCGCGATTTCCTGGCGACCCCTGAAGTCCTCGATGGCTTGCTTGGCGCGGTCGATGTCGCGCTGTGCCTGCTTCGCCTCTCGGGCTGCGAGGTCGTTGTTCCGCATGGACTCTTCGTTCACGCGGATTTTTGTCTCGAAGCCCTCGATCTTCTTGCGCGCGTCGTCCAGCATGCCCTCGATCTCCATGACCTTGGGGGCCAGCTTCGCGCGCTCCGCCTTGATGTGGTCTTCGCCGACATCCTGACGACAGGCTTGACAGTAGCCCGCTTTCAAGCTATCGAGGCTGCCCTCCAGGCTCAGCTTCTTCGCTTCCATCTTCAAGACGATGCTGTTCAGCTCGTCCCGCTTCTTTTTCAAGCGCTGGTGCTCTTCCGCGTCGACTTCGATGAACGTGTCGTCTGCTCCATCCAGCCGGAACTCGCATGCGCGCAGCTCTTCGATCAACAGTTCGGGTACCGTGACGGATGGATCAAGCTCATCCAGCTTCTTTTGGGCCCTTAAAACGTCCTCTTTTTCGTCTTGGTCGTAGTCTGATACTGCCCGAGCCTTTTCCAGCGCTTCCTGCGCTGATTTGACCCCCGCATGCCGGTTTTGCAAACGCGCTTCATGCTCGCGCTGGCGCTGCGCTGCTGCGTCGGCCTGCATCTGCACTGCTGTGGCGATTTCGCTACGCTTGCCCTCCACAAGGGCTGTACTTCGCGTCACTTTGGTAGTAGTGGCCTCGATGAGCTGCTTCAGCTTGTCATTCTCGACCTTCTGCAGCTTCGCCATCTCCGTGAAGACGCCCGTGCCCAGCATGTTGTCGATGAAGCGCCGGCGCTCCTCGGCCTTCAAGCTCATGAACATCTGGATGCCGGACTTGCTGATCAGCGTGGTGATCTGGAAGCCCACCTTGTCACTGCCCAGGATGTCACGGTTGATGATGTTTTGCATTTCCCGGACGCTCGCCTCCTGGTTGAGGGGCTGTCCATTGCGCGTGATCGTGAACTCGTCTGGCTTCACGCAACGTCGGATGACGATCTCGTCCTCCCCGTCCATGAAGTAGGATTCAGTTTCGAGCCCCTTCGCGTTCTTGTTGTTCACCCACTGCTGCTTCTTCAGCGGGCGGATGGACTGGCCGAAGAGGTTGATATGCAGTGCTTCGAAGAATGCCGACTTGCCGCCCCCGTTCTTCCCCAGGATGATGGTCGAAGGGCTGCGGTCCAGCTGGATGTCCGTCCACGTGTTGCCGTAGCTGAAAAGGTTGCGCCAGCGCAGGCGCGTGAAGCGGATCATTCAATCTCCATTCGTGAAGTAGCGTCGGCTAGGAGTTCGCGAAACATTTTCTTCAGGACCTCAGGGTCAAGGTCTTCGCGGCTGCCGACAGCGTCGTCGATGTAGGCGTCGACGATCATTGCAGTGCTCATGGTGTCGTCTTCGTCATCGACGTCAACGCCGTCCAATTTTACGGTCCCCTCGATGACCTGGATCCCGAGGCAGCGCTCATTTGCGGCGTCGATGAACACGTCAATTTCTGCGCGGCTCTTCCCCTGGAAAGCAGGCACGTGGATGCGGCCGTACTTTCCCTGGAAGTCTTCCACACGGGCTTCGTCCACTCCCCACGTGATCTCCTTGTACATCTCGAAGGGGTTGTTGTAGGGCGTCATCTCTCCAGTCTCGCTGTCGAAGACGTGGAAGCCCTTCTCCAAGCCGACGTCACCCCAGTTGGTCTGACTGGGGTTGCTGAGGTACTTGATTTGACCTTGCTGGCTGCGCACATGGAAGTGGCCCGACCACACTGCGTCGAAGCCGTCAAACACTTCCTTGTCGAAACCATGGGTAGCGGCCTGCCCCTTGGTCATTTCGAAGCCCTTGATCTCGAAGTGGCCGCCGAGGTGCTTCACGCCCTTGCCGGGCAAGCCAGCGATCCACTCCAGCGACTCTTCCAGGTTGCTGTTGTTGATCCAGCTGATCAAGCCCACAGGCACACCCAGGTCCACGACCTCATGGGCTTGGATGATGTGCACGTTCTCGTAGATCTCGCCGAAGATGTCCACGCTGTTGACATCGTTGCGGTTGCGGAAGAACACGTCGTGGTTGCCATAGATCTTGATGAGCTTGATGCCGCGGTTGCGCAGCTCATCGAACCACATGGCCTTGGTCCGCTTCATTGTTTGGCTGTTGGTGACGCGCCGGTTCTCCATGAGGTCGCCGAGGTCCACGACAGTCGTGATGCCCAGCTTGTCGATGGTGGGGAAGAACGTCTCCTTGTAGAAACGCTCGTAGTTGTCCAGGAACACCAGGGAGTCGCTGCGGACTCCAAAGTGTTGGTCGGTAATGAATGCTGTCTTCAAAGGGGTATGATCTTTCTCTGCGCGAGCAGGACGACAATGAGAATCAGGAAGTACGAAAGCGGGTACGTCAGGAGCATTGCGACCCAGGGGAAGGTAGGGCGCCGGGGCTTCAGCGTCCCCGACAGCACCAACCTCATGGTCTTCAACACCCCCGGAAAGTCATTCCCCGGAGTTGAAAGAGTAGGTGCCAATGAGCTCTGACTTGGACAGCTCGATATCGCTGTCTGCATCCTGCGTATTGTAGGCCGCGATCGTCTCGTCCAACATCATGGACATGCGGCCTTCTTGCTCTTCCTTCTCGGACTTGATCCGTGCGAGGAACGCTCGCCAGATGATGAACGACAGGAAGCCGAAGGGATTCTTCTTGGGGTGCGCGCGGTCGAACTTGGGCACAGCACGGGTGGCTGCGACGATGCCGTCCAGCACCATCTCGTCCACCCAGCTGTAGCCGCTGAAGTTCCATCGGGTTCCCATGTTGGTCGAGATCGCCAGGATGGCCCTGCCGATTGACTCATACATGCGAGGCTCTTCTTGACCAGCCTCTCGCGCAGCCTGGCATGCGTCTTGCCAGTCGCAGATGTCGACCATCAGCTGCGCTTTGTCCACATAGTGTGATGATGAAGTGTTGGTTGGGTTGGGGGTGTCCATTTGTCCTTTCTTTGACACCCTCAATTTTACAGCACTGTGTCAAAAATCTCGTAGTCGAATTCCTCAGACTTGTAAACCTTGAGCCGCTCGACGAAGTGCTTCATCAAGTGGTTCGTCCACTCCTTCGTGCGGGGCGTGTAGCTGAAGTCATCGCCAATGTCGCTGAGGCGCGCATCCGTCTTGCCTTTCCGCAAGCGCAAGCCCCGGCCGATAGACTGCAGGTTCTTGATCTTCGCCTTGTAGGGATGCGCGAAGATGATGTGGTCCAGGTTCTTGATGGACACGCCCGTGGACAGCACCCCATAGGTAGCCAAGAGGACGACGCCCGTTTCCTGCTCCATGAGCTTGCGGATGCGCTCCCGCTCCTGCGTCTTCATCTTGCCAGTGATGTAGTAGACGCTCCGGCCTTCCTTCGCTACAGCCTCCTGGAGCTTCTTGTGCAGCAGGTCGCCTTGACGCTCGATGAAGTTGAAGAGGATGAGGGTGTTGCCCTTCTCCTTCATCGCTAGGTCCACGATGAAGTCGTTGCGCCCCTCGTGTCCGATGACGTAGTCCACTTCCTTCTCGTAGTCCTTGCTTGCGTACATCGCCTCGCACTCCTCGCGCGTGTACTTGATGCGGTGGCAGTTGATCGTCAGCTTGGCAACCAAGCCCAGGTCCATGAGCTGGCGCGTAGTGATTTTCTTCACTACGCTCCCAAAGCGACCCCGCATTTCCAGCTCGTGGATGAGCGTGCCGTCCAGCGTCCCCGTGAGGCCGATGCGGATGGGGCACGTCGGCAGGTTGTCGATGATGCCGCTGATGGACTTGGCGTCTGCGCCGTGGGCCTCGTCGCAGAAGTAACTCGTGAAGGGGGCGAACCACTTCGGAGGGTTCTTGTAGATGGACTGCCAAGTGGAGATGACCACTCGGTTCTTCATCACCTTGTCCATGCCGCCGTAGAGCTTCTGTACGTGTGCGCCCACATCCCAGTCCACCGCGTACTCCTCGAAGTCGCTGTAGAGCTGCTCGACGAGGGAAGTCGACGGCACCGTGATGAGGACCTTCCCCTCGGTGTTCTCCAGCAGGTATCGCACGCACATATAGATGATGTAGGACTTGCCTGAGGACGTTGGGGATAGCGCAAGGCACTGGTTGCGCGTCAGCGCTTCCTTGATGTACTCCCGTTGGTGCGCCATAGGCTCCATCGTGCCGTACTCCGCCCAGCGGTCCAGCCACGTGGGGTCGAAGTCGACTTGGGGCCTGAACTTCGCCTTCTCCACGAGCTCCATGCTGTAGCCCGCTTCCGTTGCCCAGGCGTAGATTGTGGGGAGCAAGTTCTTGAAGACCAGTCCAGTGCGGAGGTTCAGCAAGCGGATTTTGCCGTCCCAGATGCCCGCCTTGAACTTGGGGCTGAACTTGTAGCCCGGAACGAAGAAGGACACCTGGTCCCAGATTTCGTATGCGATGGACTTCTCGCAGTCGATGCGACAGTGAAGCTCGTTGACGTAATGAACGCGAATGTCAGCCATCAATACTCCCCGGCCTTGAACTTCATGAAGTCCAGCGCCGTCTTGATGGAGAAGCCCCGTTGGTTCAACGTCGTGATGAACTTCTCCAACATTTCCGTCTTCAGCTTCTGTAGCTGCATCTTAGTCTCCATCTCGTGGAGCTCCATGTCCCCGTTCATGTAGAGGTCCAGGTCGGTCTTCAAGACCTTCATATCGAGCGGCTTCTCCTTGTAGACCTCTTCCGGGGCCTTGCCAAGGTAGTATTCCGTCTTCTCCTTCTTCATCTTCGCGTAGGCGAAGTTCATCTCCTTCAGGGTCCGCGCCTCGTCCATGAAGAGGCGGTAATACTTGGAGTGAAGCTGGGGTATGCGCAAGCTCTCGAAGTCCAGACGGTTCTCGTCTAGCACGGAGTCTGCAGCAATCATTTCCTGGATCTCAGAAGTCTTCATGTAGCCTTTGTCATCTCATAATCCTGGAAGCGAAACGCGAGTGAGCAGACAAGCGGGTCGACGTCGACCACTGAGCTCTCCAGGGGCAGCGTGCCCAGCATGACCGGGAAGGCGCCTCGGAACACCAGTTGCTTGTTCAAGTTCTTGTTGGAGTTGAGCAGGTGGAGCGTGATGTCCACCATCTCCTTCGGAAGGGGTGCGTTGCCGCGCCGGATCCTCTTCATCCACTCGAGAATGCTGTACCAGTTGGTCCACTGTTCATCGACCAGGAACGTGATGTTCAGCTGGTCGAAGTCGATGCGGTTGGAGGGCATTGCGCCCTGAAAGTTCTTGAACGGCGTGTCAACGCCGGCCATCGTCAGACCAGGCACCTCAGCAGTCTGGCAGAAGTAGTTCACCTCCTCAAGGAAGGGAATCTCCAGCAAGAAGCTTGTGCCTAGTGCCTGGTTGTAGTTCATCGTGTCGCACCTCGGAACAGCGCCTCTTCAGCAGCACGCCGGCGAGTCAGGCCTCGCACGACTTGACCGCCAGCTTTGTTCCAGCGCTGGAACTCGTTTGCAGCGCCTTCGAAGTCGCCATTGTTCAGCTTGCGCAGCATCGTGGAGCCCAGGAAGGCCGTCGTCCCCACGTTGTAGATGAACGAGGCGAGTGCATCCACTTGGTATTGCTCCAGAGGGACCATGACGCGGTTCTCAACTTCGTCCCAGAAGCTCTGGAGTGTGAACACCAGTTCCTGGAACGCCGTCTCTCGGTCGATGGTCTCTCCCATCTGAACGCGGGGCTTGCCGGGGCGGCCGAACCAGCGGGTCAGACCGTAGCCGATTGTCGGAACGCCCACCATGTCAAGGTAAGCGGCCGGCTCGAAGCCTTCAAATTCCATTGCGAGCGCTGCGCCCGCGTCCGATACGATGTAGTCCATTCAACACTCCTTTGTCAGGAGTATTTAGGACTCAGAGACCCAGGAGAGTCAGGATGGCCGCTTCCTCGGCTGCTACCCTGGCGTTGATATCCTGGGAGTCGACGTCGTTCACGTACTCAGCATCCACTGCGCACGTAATGCCGGCTTCGCTCACGTGGGTGTCCGTCGCAGGAGCCTGGTCGGGGCGAACGACGCGCAGGATCTTGCCGCCCAGCTCCTTGATCAGCGCGGCCTCGTTGTCGAAGCGCAGGTCCGTAACGATCGAGATCTTGCCTGCACGGTGATTGCTCTTGATCGCTTCACGGGCGATGTCCACCCAGAGGGTGTCGCAGATCATCTGGCGGCCGAATTCGGTGCCAATGAGCTGGAGCACTTGACGGGGAGTCTTGCCGATGCGGGGGTCCACCGTCGACTTGAAGCGCTCGCTTTCCATGTCGCAGAGATTCCAGCCGAAGATGCTGTGGCATGCGAGCTTGAGAGGAGCCGCGAAGCTCACCTGCGCTGACTCGTAGCCGAATTGGTGGATGCGGGACGCAAGTTGGTCCGCAAACCAGTTTTTACCGCTTTGTTTCCGGCCGGTAATGCCGATCACAGGAACATTGATGAAAGGTCGGGTGCTGGGAAAGTACATTTGGCTCCGTTGCGTTGAAGCCACTATTATAGCAGCGCAACCAAAGAAAAAGGACCCCGAAGGGTCCTTCTTGTGCTACCACCTTCCCTGATTAGATCAGGTTGATGATCTCCGCCTTGCGGTAGTACACGTTTTGGCCAGCGCCCAGCGTCGTGAACGGGTTCGCAGCGAGTGCGTAACGCGTCTTGAAGCCCAGGGCCGGGTGGAAGTTGGTCGGGTCGACAGCGCGCACCAGTTGCAGGGGCACGTAGGGGCAGTAGAACATGCCAGCGTCGTACTGGTTCATGCCCTTGAAGCCGACCACGTAACCGTTGCCGGTAGCGTAGGGGTCAACGAACACCTTGAAGCGACCTGCTTGGCCGGCGTAGCTCGTGCCCGTCACGTCCACTTGCAGGTTGCCGGTCATGCCTTGCACTGCCGGATTGTAGTCCAGGATGCCGGCCATCACCAGGGCGGATGCCACGTCAGCGGACACGATCAGCAGGTTGCCCTTGCCGCGGCGCGTTTCGGTAGCGATGACGTTGGCGTCACGCTCGATCGCGAACAGCAGGCCCTTGTAGCGCTCAGCAGCCCAGCGGCCGTCGGCGTCGTTCTGCATGTCGTACGTGCCAGGAGTCGTTGCGAACTGCGCACCTTGCTTGGAGATGCCGTAGATCGTACGGACCACTTCGCGGTTCAGTTCGGCGATCAGCTCGGTGGACAGGATGTTCACCAGTTCTGTGTCGGCGTCCAGACCGTGGATGGCCTTCATGTCCTGGGCCAGTTCCAGGGAGTAGTCAGCGCGCAGTTGACGGGTCACAGCAGCGATGCTGGACTTCTCGATCGTCACGCCCATTGCTGCCCAGGCGTCGGTTTCGCCAGCGGCGGTCGACTTGCCTGTGCCGGTCTGGTAGCCAGCAGCCCACGGGTTGGTGCCTGCGTGCGTGCCAGTGCCGGAGTAGTTGGTACGTGCTTCGTCCAGGCCCAGGGCTTCTGCGCCGCCTTGCGGGGTTTCGCCGGAACCGGAGCCAGTGCCCGGTGTCGTGCCGTTGCGGCCAGCGTAGCGAGCCTTCAGCGCGAACATCAGGCCAGTCGGGCCAGTCATGGCCTGCACACCGCACAGGTCATAGGCGATCAGCTTGGGAGCCATGCGGCGCACCAGCTTCATCAGGATCGGGTCCCAGTTCTCGACGCCGGCGACCACGTTGGAGGCCTCAGCCAGGAAGTGGTCTTGGTTTTCCAGCAGCTGGGCTGTCGTCTTCTGCTTGTGGGCTTGGCTGTCAGCCGGTGCTGCAGCGTCTTCCTTCAGCTCTTCTGCCCACTTTTCCGTCAGGATTTCCTTGGTCATGCTTTCTCCTAAATTACGAGGTTTGTTTGTTTCTCTTGGTATTTACGTTCTGAAAATTTCAGGCTTTTCAACCCGAAACTCTCAGTGCGATCAGCGGGCTGTGCGGTAGTAGGCTTGACGCTCAGCGGGCGTCATGTCTTGCAGACGCTTGGTCGGGCGACCGAAGGCATCGATGACGCTTTCGTTCATCGGACCCTTGCCGTCCTTGTCCTTGCTGTCCTTGTCGTCGGCATCCGTCGTGTCGTCTTCGCTGTCCTTCTTGGCAGGGACTTCGGCCTTGCTCTTGGCTTGCTCGACGATCAGCTTCAGGCCTTCGCGGAACTCTTCGGTGCTGTCGAACGTGACGGCTTCAGCCAGTGCGCCGACCTTCTCCTTCAGCGTGTCGGCGAGGCCGGACGTGACGCTCTGGAAGATGATGGTGCGCTTGGCCATTTCCAGTTCCAGTGCCGTGTTCGCCAGCTCTTCCTTCAGGGTGGTGTTCCGTTCGAAGAGCGTGTTGTACTCGGCCTTGGACTCTTCCAGCTTGGCTTGGGCTTCCTGGAGGGGAGCGTTCTCGTTCAGCACGAAGCCGTTCTTCTCGAACACACCCTTGATCTCGTTGATGGCATTGCTCACGCGTGCGACCGTGTCGGCATCCACGAAGCGGGTTTCGTGTTCCTTCAGGGCCTCGGCGACGGCGACGTCCACGCACTCTTCCAGCTTGGCGGCGGCCAGCTCGACGGCGGCAGCCTTGTCGGCTTCATGCGCTTCCTTCAGTGCAGCCAGCTCAGTTGCATGTTCCTCGGCAGCGGCTACCTTAGCCTCCAGTTTGGCTTCCGCCAGCTGGGCGCCGAACGCGCTCGAGAGTGCTTCGATGTGTGCTTCCGTCAGGCCGGTTTCGGCACCCAGGAATGCAGTGATTTGCTCTTTCAGCATCAGTTTTTCTCCTTAACCATTGTCATGATCAGTCCGAAGAGGTTCTTCATCGACTGTTCGTTGAGTTGCTTTGTCCTTGCAAGGGTATTTACCTTGTCTTTCATTTCAACCTCGCGCTCGAAGAGGACGCCGTTGCCGTAGACCCATTCCTTGTTCTCCATGAGCCCTGTGAGGAATGCATCGGGAGCGCTGGGGTCAGACACGATGTCGCCGGGCGTGACCAGACGGAAGTCGTTCTGCACGACCTTCACGCCCTCATGCAAGCGTGTAGTGCCATTGGCACGGCTGGAGGTGCCCATCACGACACCGCAGTCCATGAGACCTGCAACGATGGAGCCCATCGGGGTACCCGTTGTGACTTGTGCGCGCCCAATCCAGTTGTTCCCGCTCTCCGTGAGGCTCACGTACTTGTGGCTCACGCGCTCGTAGTCGATGCTGGATCGCGCTTCCGGATGGTTCAGCTCGCCGACTGCTCGGTTCGTCGCGACCATCTCTGTGATGTAGCGGTTCACCTCACGGTCAACCAAAGCCTTGGGATACAGGCGCCCGTTGCGGTTCTTGATGTTGCTCTGGATGCAGATGCCCTCCAGGAAGTAGTTCTTAGCGGGGCGACCCGCTTCGTCCTTGGACTCCTGGATGATGTTCTGCGCTTCGAATTCTTCTGTGAGAACTTGGATCATGTGTTCAGCCCCAGCGCTTTCCGGTAGCGCATTGCCTTCTTGGTTTTGCGGACCACACGCTTCTTGAACGTGGAGCCCATGGATTTCTTCGTCAGTACTGCCCGGCGGTTGGCCTTGCGCTTGGTCGCCAGCTCATTGCCCGTGATCTTCACGCAGGCGCGGTTGTTGGCGTCCCACTTGTAGCCCGGCTGGCACTGCATCTTGATGCGCTTGGTGCCACGGGAGTTGACCTTGATGCGGCGCGCGACTTCGTTGAGCTCAATGCTCTGGTCGGGCTCCACTTGGGCTGCTTCGTGGTCTTCGTCCTCGGTCTCGTAGAAACCATAGTCGATGTAGTCCTCGCCCAGGTAGACGATCACGACTGCGCGGATGTCCTGAGGGAGGGCATCGTATGACACGACCTCGCCGTCGCCACCTTGCACACGGATCTCGTAGGAGTCCACGCAATCCAGGTCGTCCAGTGCGTCAGCGAAGTGATCGAGGGCAGCTTGGCTCTCAAACTCAGCGACAAAAACGCCCTCTTGGTAGTCGGTGTCCTTGCCGCCGAAGCTCTTCGCGAGCGCCAGCAGCTTCAGGTCAGCGCCGCCCTCGGAGCTCTCCTTCAGTTGAGCGGAGGGGAGCTTTTCAGCTATCTTGGCCGCCAGCACTTGGGCCACCCGGTCCTTGATCCGGGACTCCAAAAGCTGGGTTTGACTCTCGGGGGAAGAATTTTGGTTGGGTGACATCGTTTCCTTCATCGTCGACTTCTCGGTCGTACAGGCCTTCTTTTTCTTCTCGATCCATCTGGTCAGTCTCAGCTTGGATCTCCAGGTCAGTCTGCCGGAGCACGTTCTTGCGCACCCAGTCAACTGTGAAATACTTACCAACATACTTGTCGCAGGCGTCAAGCAGGTTGATACGGTTATTTATGATTTCAGACTCTTTGTACTCAACAAACGCGTTATCCTCGGCGAACGTCCAGAACATAGTCCGATGGATGTCAGGCCAGTCTTCCGGCGTGATGATGTTCTTCAGGATGAGCTGCGTGCGCAGGCAGTCCGCGAAGAACTCCAGGAAGTAGCGGCGCAGGTTGTTGATGAACTTCTTGAAGCGGTACTCGTCGCGCTGGATCTCAATGCCCTTGCCGAAGACGAAGCTCTGCGCCTGGTCACCAAAGCGGCTGCGGGGCACGCCCAGCGCTCGCCACAGCTTGTCCCGGTAGTATTCAACTTCTTCGATGACGCCGCTGGTGTCCTGGCCGTCGATCGTTGTGATCTCCGTGCCCTTGCTGCCTTCGCGACGCGGCAGCCAGTAGTCCTCTTGCATGGAGAGGATGTTGCGACGGTCAGCAAGCGTGCCTGTCTTGCTGTCGTAGGTCATCTTGTTCTTGAACCGCGCCATGATTTCTTTCATGTAGCCGTCCGCTTTGTTCTTCTGCAGCTGACCCACGTCAACGTAGATCGCACGACGCTGGGGCGCGCGAACCACACGGAAGATCACCATGGCGTCTTCCATCATCTTCAGGTTGTTGTAGGGTGTCAGCGCCTTGTAGAGGTAGCCAATCGACTTGCCTGTGTTCAGGTCACGGATGCCGCTGTCAGCGTATGCAATGCTATCCGGGTGGATGCGAAGCCCCGAGACACTCTGTCCGTAGTCGATGACGTTGACCACGCCATACTTGATCTTCTCGTCGAAGGTCCGGCCGTACATGTACCAGCTCTGGATCTTGTTCAAGTCGACGCCAATCTCGCCGGCTTCCTTCTTCACGTACTTCACGAGACGGATGTTCAGCGGGTCGAGGATTTGCGTGTGCAGGATGCCCAGCTTGGGGTTCCGCTTGTCCACGACCTTCTGGATGTGGATCTTCCCGTTGATGTACCAGCTGTCGAACAGCTTGGTGCCGTTGCGGTGGAAGTCGATGACGTTGTAGAGCGTTGCGACCTCTGCTGCAATCTTCTTCTGGATGCTGGGGCTGGGCGCGCCATCTTCATCCGTGAAGTCGATGTCAAAGGCGCGCTTTCCCGGTACGTCGAAGATGAAGACCTCGTTCCGGATTTCTTGCAGCGCCTCGTCTACTTCGCCGGTGACCGCAATCTCTCGGTAGCGCCGGATCAGTTCAACCTCATCAGCAGGAACCGTAGCAGCACCTTCGCCGATGCCGTCGAACACGCCCCCTTGAGAGCTAATGCCCGCGTCCCCGCCGTCGAGAACGACGCCAGCATCCGCGAGCTCGTCGTTTAGGTCAAGTACCCGAAGTTCCTCTTTCGGGGCCTTCTTGCGCTTGATTTCGATGCCGAAAATTTCCATGTTGATCCTCTTTGAGATATTTAAGTCAAAGAAAAGCCCGCACTCGGCGGGCTAAAGTAGGCCTCTGGCAGTTACTGCACGGAGAAGGTCACGAGGGTCTTGCCGCCCGAGTCGACAACCTTGTATTGGTTGCCCTTCACCGTCGACTTGCCCGCCGAGACGACTTTGACACCCATGTGGGTGCCAGTGCTGGTCTGGATGTCCACTTCGCCGGAGCCCGAACCGTACTTGTCGCCGGTGTTCGGAAGCTCCAGGATGCGCTTGCCATCGGAAGTCACGTTGCCCTTCGCATCGATGGTGACTCCCGTGTAGCTTCCCTTCGCAGCGCGAACCGCGAGGTCCGCATTCTCAAAGGCCTCGGTCAGGGAGCTGATGTAAGAACTGTACCGATTCACGTCAGTCCTTAGTTAGGCGTCGCTTCGCTGTACCAGCCGTTGATGGCGAACGTCACCTGCATCTCAGCGACTTGGTCGTTCTGGTCGAAGCCCAGAGTCACTTCACCCACTTCCGTCGGCCACATGCCTTCCACGTTGTAGGTCTTGATGATGTTGTCGTAGCGGTCCAGCGCTTGCACCTGTGCAGCAGCGAATGCGTTCACAGGGTTCGCGAAGCCAGGGGCTGCCGTGTTGTTGGAGAAGCCCAGGATGAGGTCGTGCCACGTCTCGAACACGTCGCGCGTCGCGAAGTCGGTGTCGATGAAGATGGAAACCGTCCAGTCGGCCCAGGTCTTGTCACCCGGCACCTTGGCGTTGCGGCCCATGTACGGGATTTCCACGACGCCCACGCTCGATGCGGGGATGCTTGCGGCCTTGCAGGTGAAGCCCGTCTTCACGGCTGCTGCGAGGGCGTTCGGCACGCCGTTGGGATACGTCAGGACGACGTTGTAGCGGTTCGGGCGGAAGCCGCCGCCTTGGAAGTTAGCCAGGAAGTCGGCGATGGATGCTGTCATTTCTTTGTCCTTGTCTGTTGAATGTTGAACAGGGAAGGGCTTTCGCCCTTACCCTTAGAACTGGCCGACAGCCTCGCTGAACTCCACATCGCGGCGCACAGCCACGAAGTCCAGGCGCACCCACTGGATGCTGTACTGCGGCTTCACGTAGATCGCGCCCACGAACTCGCCGGACATGATGACCTGGTCGGTGTTGTTGGTGCGATCGCAAACCACGCGGAAGTCGTCCAGACCACGACGGCCCTTGACTTCACGCAGGTAGGGTTCGACCATGTTGCGGAAGTTGGCGCGCGTGTAGTCGTCGTTGAACTCGAAGAGGCTGTACTTGGCAGCGCTTGCGATGGACTTCTGCAGCAGGATGAACAGGCGGCGCGTACCGATGTAGGAGAACGCGGAGTTCTTGCCCTGCAGGGTCTTGTCACCGTAGAGGATCGTGCCGTCCGTCTTGAAGGTCACCACCGAGTTGATGCCCACCTTGTACATCGCGTCACGGCTCTGTTGGTCCGGGTTGAACACCAGCGAGCTGACGTTCTTGACCTGACCGCGGGTGTAACCACCAGGGCTCCACCAGTCATCGAAGGTGTTGGACACTTGCGCGCACAGGCCAGCGATGTCAGCGTTCAGCGGGATGTACCGCGTCTTGTTGTTGTAGACGTCATACTGGAGCTTCCAGCCGCTGTCCATGGACGCGAAGCTCGTGGAGCGCGCGATCTGGTTGCGGGTAGCGATGACTGCCGTCGAAGCAGCGCTTTGCGTCTTGTCCAGGATGTCTTCCAGCTTGGGCGAGAAGAACACCATGGCGTCGCGGCGCACTGTCACGACGTTGTCGATGACGTGTTGAACCACAGCCTGGTGCGATGTTTGGCCGCCGGCGTGACCCACGAAGATCAGCCCAACGTCCACTTCTTCCACGTTGCCGAAGAGGGAGTAGCCAGGGTTCAGTTCTGCAGCGGTGATGGCCGTGCTGTCCTTGCCGCCCAGGAGACCCGCTGCAACCGGATCTTCCAGTGCGTTGAACAGAGCGGGGACGCCCAGGGAATCGATCATCGGGCTGCCGAAGGCCACGCTCGTCTTGGTCACCTTGGGTGTAGCCGTCGTCGTAGCGGTTGCGCCGTTGCCGGGGCCTGCGATCACGACCGTCGGGTTCACGTATCCCTTGCCGGGGTTCGTGATGGTCACGCCAGTCACTGCGCCGCCGCTGGTCTGGACTGTGCCAGTAGCGCCTGTGCCGCCGCCCGTGAAGGTCACGGTTGCGCTGGTGTAGCCTGTGCCGCCGGCAGTCACGGTGACCGCGCCGATTGCACCGCCAGAGACTTCGCTCACGGTGTCGCCGACTTCGCCGTCCAGCACCCAGACATAGGCGCTGCGCTGGTTCAGCACGTCACGGTAGAACGAGGGAGCGCTGTTCGCGTCCTTGCCGTTGGAGGCCTTGCTCATGTAGGGGAAGGTCTCGAGAACTGCACCCACGACGCCAGTGAACTGGCCGTTCTTGTCGACCACCACGGCGTGGAGTTCGTCGTTCTTCGCGCCGAGCTCAGCAGCCAGGTCGGACGTGCCAGGAGCGCCGTCAAACAGGTTGGCGTATGCCCAGCCCGTGAAGCTTGCGCCGTCCGCGATGTGCAGTGCAACGCTGTTGCCCAGGGAACCCGGGTACTTGGCAGCGTACTTCACGGTGGTAGCACCGGATTGCACGATCTGGAAGTGGGCGCTGTTCTTCACGAGGATGCCGGCACCGTCGTCTGTTGCGTTCACCGAGTCTTCGTCGACCACGCGGACCACTGTGAGGTCACCCGTGTAGGACAGGAAGTTGGATGCGCTGAACCAGTCGATGTGGTTCTTGTCCGTGGGCTTGCCGAACTGCGTTTCCAGCGCGCGAACGCTCGCCAGACGAGTCAGTTGGTCGACAGGACCCCACATGAACTCACCGACGGTTGCGCCGCCTGCGGTGCCGACGTTCGGCACGCTGTTCGTGAGGTCAATCTCACGGATGACAACGCCCGGGCTCACTTGATTTGCCATATGTTTTCTCCTAATCTATGAAATCTGGTCGTAGAATTTCTTGCTCAGGTATTTAGCTTTTTAGAAAGTCTCAACGTGCGCGGGTTCCGTTCCATCGTCGAAGTAGACGCCCAGCATGTGGAATTCTTCCTGCTCCGCAAGCCTGTCGGCAAGGATGCCTTTGATGTCCGCGTCGACCATTTCCGCGAAGTAGGGTTCGTTGGAGAACCAGGCGAACAGCACGAGCGTCATGACGCAGTCGTCGTTTTTCCCCGTCGATGCCTCGTAGGACTTGCCCTTCGCACAGAACGTGGAGAGCTCCTGGATGGTGTCGAAGTCGTTGGTCTCCAGCATGTCCGATTCGATCATGGCCTTCAGGTTGGAGCACCCCAAGGCCTTTGTCCGAACGGTTGTGCGGACGCCGGGCTGGCTGCGCGCAGCGCCGCTGATCTTGTTCTCGCCTTCCTTAGTGCGAGTGGTCAGCATGTTGTCGTATTCAAGGTCGTACCACAGGTGGTTCACGACGATGGCCCCGCTGCTGTTGTTGGACTCCACGACGAGGAGGGCGTTGTTGTAGTGCATGCCCATGTCAAACGCGACCTTCGCGAACATGAGCGGCGGAATGATGTTGCTCCGGTACTTCGCGACATGCTTGTAGGGCTGCTGCGTCACATCGAAGACGCTGCAGACGCTGCTGTCGGCACCCACGCCCTCCGCCGTGTCGACGGTGATCACGTAGGAGCGCCCCGGCTGAACCTCAGCGTAGATCTGAAGATTTTCCTTTTCGTCCGTCTTGACTGGCCTCTTGTGAACCAGCTTCTGCAGTTTGGAGCCGCTGATCAGCGTGTCGCTGGACCCGTGGAAGGCGCAGTGGATTTCCTGTGCGATCTGCTTGGGCGGCATGTTCCGCTCTTGCTCCTCCAGCCAGGACTCATCCCGCTTGGGATGGTCGTGCCAGAAAATCTGCAGGGCCTTGTAGTCGTTGCTCCCGTTGACTGCTTCCGTCCAGATTTTGTAGAACAGATTCATCCCGTTCGGCGTGGACGTGATGATCACCTTCGTCGTCTTGCCCGAAGTGATAACGGGGTACGTGGACTGGTAGAATTCCGTGTCGTTTTCGATGTGCGCGAACTCGTCCATGTAGACGATGTTGATCGACTTCCCCCGCACGGAAGAGCTGGAGGTCGCGCCGGTGAACATCGTCGTCCCGTTGCCGAGTTTGATGCTACCCTTGTTCCACTCGCTGACGCCGGGCTGCATGAACCAAGGGAGTTCCTCGTACATCAGCTGGATCCGGGACATGATTTCCCGCGCTTGGTCGCCCTTGTTGGCCAGGATTGCGATGCGGAAGCTCTTGTTGAAGATGGCTTCGTGCAGCAGGTAGCCTGCCGCGACAGTCGTCTTGCCCATCTGACGCGAGGTCATGAAGATGGAGAAGCGATGTGCGTGCATATGCTCGATCATGCGCTCCTGGTAGGGGTACAGCATGAAGGCGCATAGGCCATCGTCCAGACTGACGATCTTGACGTAGGTGCGCACGAAGTAGGGTATGTCGATGATGCATCGCATGTACTCCTGCTTCTCGAACACATTCATTTCTTGGGCAACGCCGGTCTTCTTCAGCTTGACATTGCCCAGGTAGCAGTCCTGGATATTGATTGACACGATCAGTCCTTTTTCCTGTACTTATAAGTACGGTTGCGCGTTATAATGCGCGCTGGGCTCCGTGCCCGTTGTTGCCCTCACAGTCAAGGCGTGTAGCCTGAGGTTGTCATGAAGTCATTCGCTTGTCCTAATCCGTCCTTCTCGGGAGTGTGACGGTAAATCGATCGGAAGCGACGTGGTCAACGACTCAGGGTCGACACGTAAAAGAGCATGCAAGATTGACCCGCTGATGGTCAGGTCACAGTACGTTTGGGCGATGCCTGGATGGAAAGCCTGGGAGCAAGCGGGAAAGCTCAAAACCAATCAAGATGTACCAAAAATTTAGGTACAGGCCCAGCTGAGTAGCCAGTCATCAGGTTCAGCGGGCCGGGCGCTACTGGACTTTGTCCACAAACACGTAAGGGGCTCACCGCGTAGCCGGTCCCACCGTTGACTCGGTAGTGTGATGACTGTGTCGAACGACGCATTTGGCTGAAGAGCCAAATTGTGACTGAAGCTTCTTGAAGGACATTGAAAGCAGGGAGGAAGAGAAAGAGTTGAAGACGACTTCCTCTCTCCCTTCATCCTCTAGCACAAATGGCGTGCCACGACTTAGATGTCAATGACGACGTTGGACTCAGCTTTGCGCTTCCTCAGTTCTTCAAGTGCCTTGTCTAGGAAGTCCGCAGTGGTACCTGTGAAGTCGTCCTGCGTGCTTGGGAGTGCTGCTGTAGGCTCTGGAACGCTTTCGGGCTCCTTGGGCTTGTCTTTTGGTGCACTGTTGGCTAGCTTATCCATCTTCGCACTGGCTTCAAGCAGACTGGAGTTCATGTCAGCGAACACTTTGAAGAACTGTGCTGCACTGTTGTAGAGCAGAGGGCTTTCAGCAATGTTCGCGAGCGCAACGAGACCAGGCATCATCCCTGCACACTTTGCAATGGCGTCTCGCATGTGATCTCGACTGAACTGGTAGTCCTCCCCAGCCATCTTCTTCACGGAGCGACGGAGGTTGTCAGAGATGTCGTCGAAGGTCTTGGAGACCTCAGCAACGGCTGTTCCAGGAGCGCTATCGATGCCTGTCTGTGTGCCAAGCAGTTCTGAAATCTTGTCCATGTTCAGTCCAGTACCTTTTCCTCGATGACGTGTGGGTCGTTGACTCTTGCTGTCCTTGGAACCACGGTGGACTGCAGTGCTTCAAAGCGTCGATCGAACTCCATCGAACGGAGGTCCATGACGGTTTGCTTGATCCGCTCCAGCCGTTGGACAGGCGCGTAGTAGAAGGTCTTCGCCGTGAACTGCAGGTCCCAGAGGATGGTCCTGCGTTCGTCGTAGGTGCCTTCGTAGGGCATGTTCAGCCCCGTGGAGTTCAGGGTGAAGCTGACGTTCGTGTCCAGGTCGAAGTCCTCACGATCCTTGAACGTCATGGTGAGCTCAGGCGTGAAGAATGGGAAGATCTGTTCCACGATCCTCAAGGACTCTTCAAACCGACGAGCCCCCACGGTCAAGCTGAACGTGATGTCGTAAGGCACCCTGTTGAAGCTCGCGAGCTTCTCGTCACCGTCCCTGTCCTGGATGCGCCTCAGTGGGTTCAAGTGTCGTTCGGGAGCGAAGTTCACCCCCGTGATCTCGAAGCCCATTGCAGGGAACGTCAGGTCGAAAGCAGTGCTCTCGATGTCAGGGTTCTGCTTGCGGTTGTCAATGAACTTTTCACGCGGGCTGTAGTACAGCGGCACCCTCAGTTCATCGCCGTGGTCACCCTCAATCGTCAGATTGTCGAAGATGGAACCAAAGGCCACGATGACCTTCTTCGTCGTGGCCCAATAGTAGTGGCTGAAGCCCAGCATGAGTTACTTCACCTCGACCTTGTGCACGCTCTCAGCTCGGCTGCCCACGTTGAACTTGTCGTGGATGCCTTGCATATGCTTCAGGTGGTTGTCTGCCATCACTTCAGGGGCGTCTGTCTTGGAGTGGAAGAACTGATGCTTGGAAACGGTGCCGTCAGCGTGCTTGATACTAATGTGAACCTTCGGAGGCTTCTCCTTCTTGCTGTAAGCCTTGATGGCGGCCTGCTGGCGTTCGGAGCGCTGATTGAGAGGAATGTTCTTGTCGCTGGGGTCGTAGACCGCCTCAAGAAGAACGGTCTCGTATGCTTGGAAAAAATTCATTAGGTGCCTGGGGTTCTGAAAGGGTAGACGAAGTAGGAGTCGACGTTGCACAGAGGGAGAACCTCGTAGAAGCCGGTTTCCGATTGTGGGTCCGCGACAGCAAGGTCGTACAGCACCTTGGGTCCGTCGAATTTGACTGCAACGACTTTGCACAGCAGCGCCAGGGAAGGCCCCGAAGGGCTGCCCACGCTGGGGTCGTTCAGATCTGCCGAAAACATGACAGGCTCACCGATGGCAAACCTGCTGGGGTAGCTCGCCTCATTCAAGAGGCTGCGGAGGTACGCGTTCAGCTTGCTCATCAGATGCCCGTGAGTGGGTTATGGCGGTCGAACTTGATGAGGCTCTTCTTGACTTCCTCGATGTCCAAGTTGGATCCGTTCACCAGGAGGTTCTCGACGCGGTGATCGTTGTCTTCCGGTCCCACCAAGTCGAACTGGTCGAGGGCTGGCACGCCCGTCTCGAACTTCTCGAAGTTGTAGATGTAGGTCTCACAGAACAGCTTGTAGGTGTAGTGGCTGCCGTAAGGCCATTCGGGGCTCTGGTAGCTCACCTGGTTGATCTGGAAGAGTGCGTTCACGAAGCTGCCCCGAGGGCTGTCGGGATCGCCGATGAAGATGAGGTCTCCCTCCAGGGGACGCATCTTGCCGGTATCCAGCTGGTCGAAGCGCTTCCGACTGATCAGCACCTCGACTGTCTTGTTCACGCGGAAGCCGAACTTGGACATGAGGTTCTGCTCGCCGTCCGTTTCCCCGTTGTTAGGCAGGTATGCTTCGATCTTGAAGCTGCGCTCGAAGGTGACCTTCTTGGGCTCCTGCAGGATCGGGTCCACCTCGAAGTTCTCCATGGGGATGTAGAGGACGTCCACCCCGGAGATTTTGATGTTCTCTATGACAAGCGACTCATGGAGGTCCTGTTCGCTTTTCCGGTTGATGTTGTTGAAGTAGGGACTTGTGGCCATGAACGCTCCTTTCTTGGAACTATTTACAGCCAAAAGAAAACCCGCCGAAGCGGGTTTGCTGGGGAGCGGTCGGGTTACCAGGGGCCTGTGAAATCGTTGTCGTCGCGGTCGGGATCGTAGTCCTCGTCGGAAGCGTCATCGCCGGTTTCCACGGTGATGTGGCCGATGCGGATGTCGCCGTTGGGGTAGCCCTGCACCGTGAAGGGTTCGTCGAAGGTCACGAGGCGACCGCAGTTGGGGGAAGAACGGAAAGTGGAGTTGTCCTCGATCAGGTCTTCGTGCACGCATCCGATGAGACCGGCATCGACGGGGAAGCCGTTGTAGATGCCGTCGCCGTACATGGTGCCGAAGCCAGCGACGTGCTTGCCGTCCAGATCGACTACGTTCTTCTCGAAGGTGTCTGAGAGGCCGAGGAGCTTGTCCCAGGTGTCCGTTTGGTGGGAGAAAGCGTAGCAGGGGTCACCGACGTAGTAGGTACCGGCGGGGAGGGTGAATGCTTCGGTGCTCATGATGAACCTTTCTGTGTAGCACTGCGTCTTGCAGTGTCTCAATTATAAACTCAGTTCACTTCCAAAATGACCCGACGGACTTCCTTGATGATGATTTTCAAGTCTTCGGGGTCGACGGGTTCTCCATCTCGCTCCAACTGCCCCTTCAGGCTGTTCACGCCCCGGCAGCAGGACACAACGTTGCCTATGACGTAACCCTTGGAAGCATCGAGCCTCTCAAACGTCCTGTCAGTGAGCAAGTTGATGCCAGAAACCCCATGCTTGTGAGGCAGGGCTTCCGTCATTTCGATTCCTGTGTAGTAGCAGCGCCGGGCACGTAGGAGGTTGTAAACCGACATGGCCGACAAGTTGAAGTCGAGCCCTCGCCGCATGGCAGCGAGCTTGTGAAAATGAAGTTTCTTCTTAACCACATCCCATTGAATGGGTCGGCAATCGTAGGAGCGTTTTTGCTTCATGATGAAAGACTGGATAAGGAGTGCTATACTGCACTCCTGAGCTTTAGGTCAGTGCTTGTTCTGCGTGGCGATGATCGCAGCGATGGCCGAGTCCACTGTTTCGCCCCGGAAGCTGTACCTGTCCACGTTCTTGTCGTGCCACCCGGGCACACCTTGGGACTCTTGGCTGTTCAGCTTCAGCAGCTCGAAGGTCTTGCCGTTGCTGAGCTTCACTTCCACGATGTTGTTGCCATCAGCGTCCTTCGTCTTCTTCTTGGATGACAGGCTGACAGTCGACTCCAGCAGGGAGTCTGTATAGATTTGGTACTTGTTCATTGCTTCCCTCAGCCGATGTAGAAGTCAGGAGGTTCCTGGAATTCGTCGCGCAAGCGTTGCTCCAGCTCGGCGACTTCGGTGATGCCCTCGTTCCGGATGGCCTCCCCGTTGATGGTCAAGCCCGATGGCAGCGTGACGTCGCGGTACTTGCCGAGGTTCACACCCCATTGCTTCTTGATGAGCGCGGTCGTGTAGGCTTTCAGCCACCAGTTGTTCCAGGTCTCGGGGTGGACCTTGGGGTCGTTGATCACGACAGCCTCGTAGACAACGAAGTCTCCGACAGCGAGACCTGGAGTGCCCCCTTGGATGATGAGCCTGTCCTGGTGCTTGTTGAACTGGATGAGCTTCTCGGCGTTGAACATGTCCGTCACCGAGTTCAGGTAGGACATGTTGATCGCGTAGCTCGCCATGCCACCCGTTGGGATCCTGCTAATGAGGTCGCTGAAGTATGCGACGTACTGCAGATTCTCCATGCCGGCAATACCAGGGGAACCTCCGCCACCGCCCAAGCTGAGCACGCGGATCACGTTCAGCACGTTGTCTGGTACCTGGAAGCTGCCGGAGTCAAGGTCTTCCTGCGTCACCTGGTGCTTCAGGAACAGCTGGGTGCTGCCATCCGCGTGGTACTCCCAGAACATGTCGAGGGCATCGTCGATGGCATCGTCGATCTGCGCCTCGTCGACGTTGATCTCGACCACAGGGTCGCCGAGCTTGCGCAGGCAATACTGCGCAAACGCGATACGTGACTTGATGCGGTTAATTGCCATTGATGCCCCTCAAAAGATGAATGATCTCGTCCAGTTTTCCCTCTAGATCTTCGACCCGTTTTTCCAGCTTCTTGTTCTTCGCGGACTGAGTGCGCCGAGCTAAAGCCCGGGCGTACTCGTCCCTGTCTGTGTTGACGATGTAAGCGCTGTCCCGTTTCACGAGACCAGCGCGGTCTTCTACCCTGATGTCGGTCATGTCACCGCGATTGCCCTCAAGTTCTCGAACAGCGGAGGCCGCGCAGTGTTGCGCGCGTAGCCCACGATCTTCACCTTGTAGGAGCTGAACGGGATGGGGTTGCCATCAGCGTCGTTCCACCCTGCCACCAGCTCAGAGCATTGGTAAGCTCCTTCGATTCGCTCGGCGATGTCTGCCGAGTTCTTCTTGCTGGGGATATTTAGCTTCACCCAGGGGATGCTGTCCACCGGCTGTGCGTTGTACGTCGGGATCTTCTTCACGTAGATCTCGAAGTCGCTGTTCACGTCCTTGAAGTAATCCAGGTAGATGTAGATGTCAGCTGCAGGGTTCTCCAGACGCACGTTCTTCGTGACGTACTTGTAGGTAGCACTGCCGTTCAGCGGATCCGTCTCCGGCACCAGGCGGTTGGTGGCGTTGGGCGCCACGTTGAACTCTTCCGCAGTGTTGAAGTCCACGCGGTTGGTCACAGCAATCGTGCTGAACGTGTTCACGTCCACGACCGGCATGAGCAGCGCATTGCGGGTGCGGAAGGTCGCCGTCACCTTGATGGACTTCTGACCCGAAGTGCCGAACACGCGCTCCTCGTTGGTCTTGCCGGCCATCTTGAAGGGGCGCACGCTTGCATAGTCCCGGCCAGGGAAGAAGCTCTGCGGGGCCTGTGCCACGTAGTTGTCGCCGGCGAAGATGCTGTTCGCCGTACCGTGACCAGTGCCGATGAACTGCCAGTTCTCCACGCTGCTGTAGGGCAGGTAAGCGCCGCTCACGTTGAACGTCTCGTACCGCAGGTTGAAGTCGAAGCAGCGGATGTCCGCACCACCCGACCGACCTGTAGCTGTCGCCGGCGTCGTCACCTGGATGATGAACGAGTTGGCCGAGTCCACAGTGCGCACCACATGCTCGCGGCTGAGTTCCTGGATGTCAATCCCGTTGACCTTGCCATCGAAGTAGGCGCCTAGGAGGGGGTTCTCGATGACCGTGCCCACTGCCTTGTTGATCACCGCGACCTGGGGCACTGCGATGCCGGCGTTTGCCAGCAGCAGATTGTCCTTGATCTCCGTGATCGCCGGATCGGCTGTGTAGGCCTGACCCTGGAGGAACCGACCTGTCGTCTTGTCCATCTCCACGATGTAGTCGTCCGCGGTGCCCGCTGTGTCCTTCTTGATCGTCTTGATGTAGCCGCTGCCCGTGTCGGTGTGCAGGAACTGGCCGATCTGAGGCGGAAGAGCCGTTGCGCGAATCTTCAGCGGGGCGCTGTCGTAGAGGCTCAGGGTCACACGGTCGTTCTCCGTGAAACCATGGGAGTCCCAGTAAACGCGCACCAGGTCGGAACCTGCCTGGGTCTCCAGCGGGTTGGCCTCCAGCACGTAGGCGCCGGCGTCTTCGTACTCGCTTTCCATCACGACAGTCATCTCGTCAGCGCTGCAACGCGCGCGGTAGAGTTTGTACTTGATGGTCTCGAACTGTTCGGCGTTCCACGTCACACCGTTTTGGCTGCGGAAGCTGGAGCCCAGCGTCGGCTGCGTCTCCACGATCTTGCCGGGCATGTTCACGACTTCCTCACCCAGCTTCGCGAGCCAGATACGCGTGTTGGGGCTTGCACCACCGACCACGAAGCAGTAGTTGCCACCGCCTTGCACGAACACCGGGGTGAAGAACTCCACGTGCTGCGCGACGCTGCTGTCATCGCTTGCGACCAGCTGCGAGGGCTTGAACTCCCGGCGCGCCATTGCGGCGTTGCTGGGGTAGCCGTTCACCATGGAGCGCAGTTCCACCCAGATGACATCGCTGGTCATGTCGATGGCCTGCAGGTAGATGTCCACGCCAGTCAGCAGTTGGTCTTCATCCACGAAGAACTGCTGCGCGACGGGGTCCACGCTCGTGAACACGTCCACCTGCTGGGACACCACTTGGGAGCCCACAACGCGGGTGCTCACGCTCTCCCGCGTCTCGCTGACGTCGACTTCGCTGAGCGTCGGCGTGATGATGTTCAGGGTGCTGTCCTGCTTCGTGATGTCCAGGCCGCCGCTGAAGTAGGTAGCGACCGCGCTGGTCGTTTCCATGTCGGGGTCGAACTTGCCGATGCTGTCATCGCTGATCCGGAACTCGGACTTGCCAGTGAAGAAGCGACCTGCGGGCAGGTTCAGCTCACCGATGATGGAGCCCGTCGAGTCGGTGTAGAGCGGGGAACCCCACGCAATTTGACCCAGCTGGGTGTTGGCGTTATCGGTGTTCAGCGTGGTGCCGATGTTGCGAGCAAACTCGCTGACCTTCTCCCCGTCGAAGTACACGTAGACGCGTGTGTTGGGGCGCAGGTTGGTCGCGTAGAACTGGATCACCCGGCTGCGCGCATACGGGAGGATCTGAACGTCCTTCACGATGTCGTCGATGGTGTACTCCGTGCCTTCTCCGGTCACGGTTGTCTGACGGCCTGTGCGACCCATTGTCGTGCTCGTCGTCTCGACGGTGGACACGGACTCGGTCGTCGTCGACTGCCATGTCACGATAGCACCTTGGCGGTCCAGCATGGCCATGTCGATGGTCGAGTTGCGCGTCGTCGAGGAGCCCACCACAGTCGCGTTCTGGGCTGTCCAGCTGCCCCAGGACGTGCCGAGCAAGCCAGCTGCGTCGGCGATCTTCCGCAGACCCTCCACGCCCGTGTCCACGTTCGTCACCACTTCTGGGAGCCGCGTCTCATCGGTCCATGTGTCCACGTTGGGACTGAGGACCACGCTGCCCTTCTTGTTGTAGATGAAGTAGGGGTTGATGGACAGGTGCTTGGTCGCGAACGGGTTCTCGCTGGAGACCTCGTTCACGTAAGGCAACATCGCGATGTTGCCCTTCCACTGGACGCCCACGCTGGAGTCCTTGTTGGGAACCAGCTTGATGTTGCTGGCCTTGAACCGAGGACGGAGCACGCGCTTGCCGCGATCGGCGGCCGCGTTGAACTCCACGTTGGAGAGGTCAGCGGCTTGCCAGTCGCTGAAGTTGTCGGCGATGAAGCCGTTCTTGTAGCGGTCCAGGCCGTTCTCGTCCTTGATGGACATGCTCTCCGCCGTCTTCTCCAGCAGGCTGAGGGATGTGAAGTATTCCACATTCTTCAGGCGCTCTTCGATGCGGCCGATGTCGCGCATGGTGTAACGCTTGTTTTCGATGAACTTCATCGACACGTCGTTCATGGAGTACGTGTACGGGTTCAGGAAAACGTGGTACAGCACCATGGCGTCAGCGTCAGGCTGAGGCAGAGCAGGCGTGTCGCTGGGGTTGCCCAGCTTGGCGTAGATCAGGCCGTCCTTGTTGATCTGGATGATGTCCGCGCGCGGCAGGTAATACTCCATGTCGAAGATGGAGGTGGTGCCCACGGAGGGAACCGTACCTGTTGTCGCGCCAGCGATCATGATCGGGCGGAAGTCGATCGCGTTGATCAGCGGGATGGCCGCACCTGTGGAGGACACGAAGACGGGAATGTCTGCGTAGCCCAGGCTGTTGGCGGGATCGTTGATCACGTCAGAGTAGCTGTCCACCGTGAAGAACCCTTCGTTGCCGCTGTGCTCGAAGTAGCGGAACGTCACGTGGAGGCGCATGTCCCCGGTGATGGCTTGCGACATCGCCTTCTGGAGGACGACGGAAGACTCACCGTAGAACCAGTTGTTGGAACCCGTGTCCATCTTGTAGTTCGACGTCACGTCTGCGAGCAGCGTCGGGCTGGATGGGTTAGTGTGGTCGTAGAGCTCGATCTTCGTGAGATCGTAGCTGTCGGCGACACCCAGGAAGATCTTGGTGCCCACGATGTTCACCGGCGCCACGTTGGTCGTGTAGGTCCGGCTGATGAGCGTCTTGGTCTTTTCCTTCTGGCTGGTCTTCAGGACGTCAGCGAACACCGTAACGGTCTTGCCAGCCTCTGCAGCGCCGAAGTTCAGCAGCATGGATGTCGCAGTGATGCTCGCGTTGGAGCCGTTCAGGTCGAACGTCTTCACCACGTTGGACCCCGAGGTCGTGTAAGCCAGCGTGCGACCGCTGAGGCTCGTGAAGAACTCGTTGGTGCCTGTCGTGAACTCGTACTTGCCGGCGCTGTCCAGCGTCGCCTTCATCTTCTTGCGGATGGTGATGGACATGCTGCCGTTGAGGGCGTTGTCGCTGTCCCGCAGGCTCTTGATGTTGGCCTTGTCGATGCCGAATACCAGGTCGTTGGTGTTGGGGTTGGTCACCTCGAAGTCACCGCTGGAAGCCGTCACGATGGAGTCAGCCCGGAAGCCGCTTGCCAGATGGCCGAAGCTCTTCACGTCGCGGAGTGTCTTGCCGGTCACGGTGAACGCAAGGTCCACTACGGTGTACTTGTAGATAGCCGACTTGTCGGAGTTCTGCCCAGCAATCTTCTCGAAGTCGTTGAAGCGAGCGTAGCCGATGATTGCGCCGGCCGCGTTCGTCGAGTCGTACATGGCGACGCGTTCTGCGTTCACGATGCCCTGGTCGCCCGAGAGACCCGGCCAGACGATGTCGCTGGTGGGACGCAGGCTCACGTAGGAGCGATCGTTGAAGAGCTTCACGTAGGAGGGCAGCTTGCGGGTGGCGCGTGCCTTGGGGACCAGCACCGGGGTGTCAGCAATGGACTCCACACGGTATCCGCGCACGTAGCCGACGCTCGGCGTCACGAGGCCGACGATGTTGGCTTCGCTGCCGTTCACGTCCCAGCCCAGGGGATCGGCGGCGTTCTTCTTCTTGTGCTCGTAGAAGCTCAGTTTGAAGGGTCGGACGGTATAGTTGCCATTCGTCTCGAAGCGCTCCTTGGCCAGGTTGTCGTAGAGGCTTGCGTACTCCGCATCGCTCTTCATGAACTCTGCGACGTAGTTGCCGTTCACGCGGCCCAGCAGGAGGAAGTTCTCGCCGTCTTCGCTGTCATAGGAACGGCGGGACAGCAGCAGTTCTGCCTTGTAGCGATCGGCACCCGGGGCGGTCGCGTTGGGATAGCCCAGGCTGGGGTCAGCGAGGCTGGGATCGTCGTCGCTGGTCACGATGGACTGCACGAAGTCGAAGCCCACCTTGGCGCCTGCGAAAGGCTGTGCAGCCTCACCCTTCGGGTAGCTGTATTTGCTCACCACGACTTGCTGGCGTGCAGACCGCAGGAACATGGACTCGAAGTAGAAGATGCCTTCGTCGATGCTGAACAGATGCCCGCGGCCGGTCGGGTAGACTTCGCTACCTTCAGCGGAGCCAGCACAGCCCGGGCACCGCATTGTTGCCGTGTAGACCGTGACGTCGTTGGAGTCCTTGAAGTGCAGGTCTTCGCCCGGCACGAACTCTGTGGTCTCGCCGTCGACGGCCGTGTTGATGTAGGAGAGGAACAGGGTCGCAGGGTCGGCGTTCTCGGCATTCACTGCCATCACGATGCGAGCGCGCAGGCCACTGGCAGCACCCTCCACGATCGTGCCTTCGGGGAACTGCTCGACGTTCACGACCTCGCCACCCGGCGTTTGTGCGCGCAGGCGTGCGTAGTTGGACACCAGGATCGTGGAACGCGCGTTGCTCACTTTGGAGCCGTTCTTGAAGACGTGATCTGCGAACGCACCCATCTGCCCCAGCATGATGGACTGGGCTTCGTTCAGCTCTCGTCCTTGCACTGCGAAGCCGGGCTTATGCAGAACCATCAGGTAGTTCTTGCCGGCCTCATAGCTGTTGTAATAGGGCGCCTGGTTGAAATTCGTTCGTGTCATCTATGTTCCTTGCTTCCCACTATTTATTCGACTTTTAGGGCAATGCGGATTTCTTCGTCTTGTGCGTCACTGTGCTCCGTTGCGGCAATGTTGCCCACGTAGATGGGACGCGCCCAAGACAGAACAGCAGCATCGCGACCTGCAGGGCTGGGGTGTGCGGGGCCGACCATGATGTCGCCAATCCCGCTGCCAATCTCCACGCCGGTCAGGATGCTCAGCTGGTTGAACTCCCCTGTGGGGATATAGCCGCTGTCCAGGCTCGTGAGCCGACGGCTGACCAGCAGGTAGTTGATGGGAAGCTCCTTGGTCATGTCGCGACCGTGGCCTCCGATGGGAGAGAGGACGGCTTCTGCAACGGCTGCAGCAGTGCCTGGCACAACGAAGACCTGGGCCTTTGTGTAGCCCGTGCCGGGGTTCACAACCGTAATGCCTGTGACGTAGCCCCCTGTCACAGTGACAGCCAGCTCTGCGTCTTGTCCATCGCCAACGACCACAGCGGTCGCGTTGACGTAGCCGCTGCCCTGACTCGTGACGTTGACGCCGGCGACAGCACCTGCGGTCACCGTAGCTGTTGCGGCCGCGCCACTACCGACAGAAAAGTTGCTGATCACTGCCAAAGTGTTGGTTTTGTATCCCACGCCGCCGGAGGTTGCGATCACGCGTTTAACCGTCCCGTTGGGGTTCAAGTCGACGCGCGCACTGGCCTGGGTACCCGCACCCACAATTGACGCGGTGGGTGTGCTGAATACGCCGGTCTCTGCCAGCAGTGCAAACCCGCTGATGGAGCCCGACTTGGCAACGCTCTGCACAACGCTCCGAGGGCTCCCGTCGTTCACATAGAGGCTGGAGATGGGCGCGACTTCGGCTGTGCCGAACGTGTCCTCTTGGGATGCGGACAGGTCGCCCAGGTACTTCCACACGTAGCCGTCCACGAGTTCAAAGTATTCCAGGGAGGTGCCTGCTGGTGCACTCGTCGAAGCTGCGCCCCCGTTGTTGTCAATGCAACGATAGACGCTCCGGCCCACCATGGCATAGCTCAGGGGCGCAGGCCACGCGGGAACCACGGTGCCGCTTGTCCAGTTGCGCCGTGCAAAGCCCAGGCTGACGTCTCGGCTGTTGATGCGGATGACAGTCTTCAGCGACTCGAGTACAGCAAGGGCGCCCGCCGGTGTGTCCTCGACTTGCGCAGTGCTCCCGCCGCCTGAGCCGATGCCCAGGTAGTAGTTCGCCGCCAGCGATGTGTTGGGTTCCGCGGTCATCACGTAGGCCCAGGTCACGGTGCCGTCTTGTGCGCGCCCGCTGCTGTGCACAGGAGCAATCGTGGACGTCACGCCTGTCGTGGTTGCGAGGTAGACGCGGGGACCCGACCGCACCTTGGAGCCCTCGACGTAACGCGTCTTTGCTGCCCAGGGCGTACCCAGCGGATCGGCACTAGCAGCGATTGCAGCGATGGCCGAGGTGATGTAGTGATTGGTCAGATCGGATGTCATAGCGTTACCAGGTTGGAGAGGGAGTTCTGCGTGACAATCGAGACGCCCGAAAGGGTCACGATGTAGTCCTCTGCTTCAACTGCCTGAATCTCTTGTGATGCGGATTTTTGGGCGGAGCGCTCGGCGGCTTCTGCGATGTCTAGGACGTTCGTCCTCACGTACCCCACGGGGTGCAGCAGCTCATCCACGATCTCAGCGTGGTACTTAGACGGGACTGCAGAGGCTACATCGTAGCTGAACTGTTGGAAGCGGTTGCTGTCCGTGAGGGTGCTGTTCTCGCTGAGCACGCCCCGACGGTCTCGGTAGTCCCTGCTGGAAAACACCGTGGTCTCCTTGCAGATCAGGGAAGCATTGCCCAGCGAGGCGGTCACCGCGTTGACGTCAAAGTCCACGTAGGGCTGCAGCACGGCAAGGCGCTGGACTGCACCGATCGACGTCGTGGTTGCAATGAGGGCAGCGCCTGTGCCGGCGGTGGACTTCACGATGAGCTCGGGCAGGACCTTGTAGCCCCGGCCCCTGTTGGAGACGTTCACGCCTGTGATCTCGCCAGCGCTGCCCACGGTGGAGACCGTAGCGAAGAAGCCGAAACCATCGCTCACCTGGTCGGCGATGATCTTGTCCCCGACAGCATACCCTGTGCCGGCGGATGCAATGGTGACGCCGTCAACTGTTCCGCCCTTCACGCTGCTCACGCGCACGATGCCCTGGAGTCCGGCGCCTGTCACGGTAACCGCATCGAGAGGTTCGTGGAGGCTTCCCGCCCCGTCGACTTCCAGGACGAGGACGTTCAGCAGGGATTCGATGACGAAGTCAGAGCCTGCCTGGAGCCGCACGTCTTCGCGAACGATGAAGTCCGTGAGGGGCGCCGAGATTTCTGCCTGTACGTATGCGTTCCCGCCGCTCAGCAGGATCTGCACGGACTCAATCGAAGCGGTGGTGCCTGAAGCGAGGCCCACTACCTCCACGTTGTCGCGTCGCGCTGCGGCCTCAAGGATCTCGGCGAATGCCTGCGTAGCGCGCTGTGTTGCTGTGAAGAAGATGCGGGAGTTGGTCGCATAGTCCGCGCTGCTCGTGACCAGCATGCGGTCGCGGGGATAGCTGATCGTCACCGGCTGGTTGAACAGCGTGTGGAACAGCCACGAGAAACTCTTCTTGGTGCCCCGACTGAGGTAGAAGTCCTTCAGCGTGGACAGCAGGACGGTCTTGCTGACGGCAATGTCGCCGGTCCAGGTCCATCCCAGGTCCCGCAGGATTGCATCCACGTAGGGCTCGACTTCATTGGACGCGTCCGTGTTGGCCTTCCAACTCTGGATGATGCCGATGAAGTTGTCGTCCCTCCCCAGCCACTCGAAATACTTCATCATGTATGCCTCGAAGGCAGGGTACTCCGACCGCACAAATGCGGGGAGGCGGCCTCGTTGGACTGGGGAGATCGGATTGGTCATTTGAAGACGACTCGTGTCGAGGAAATGCGGACGATGTTATTTAGGTCGGTCATCACGTCCGGCGTGGAAGGTACCCCGCTGAACTCCACACTGCCAGTCGTCCCCGTGAATGCGGCGATGCGCGCGAACTGCGGGAAGCGGAACTGAATCAGTCCAGTGCTGTAGTCCACGGTGCCCTGCGCAGCATTCAGGAAGAGCGTGTCCGTGCCGGCTTCGACGATGAAGAGAGAGCCCTTGCCATCGTCGATGAACTTCACGGCCTTGCCCCCATACTGGAAAGCAGAGCTAGCGAGCGTGGATGGGGCCAGCGCGTTAGCGAACTCCAGCGCAGAAGTGCCGGAGCTTCCGTAGATGACCTGCACGGACTTCCGCAGGACCTTCTGGGAGAAGATGCTCGTGATGTAGCTGTCGTCGGCGCGCGCAGCATTCAGCATGTCCACGTCGCTGAGGTTGGACTCGAACTTGCTGAGGGTCGTGCTGTTGTAGGCGTTCACGCGGGACACGATGTCGGCCTCGATCTCACCCAGCGCCTTGTTGGTCTTGCGACGGTCGACGGTGGCAGTGAGCACGACGTCCGCGCTGATGTACTCGGGGTCCACGAACACGATGTCGCCGCCGACGATGCCGTAGGTCTCCAGGATGGCAGTGCGGATCTCCGACTTGGCTGCGCCCGTCAGCTGGAGTGCGTTCTTGGGCTTGATGCTGCAGAACACCTTGCCGTATTGGCGTCGCCCGTTCTTCTCGCCGCCCCAGACGTTCATGCTGTCGATGTTGCGGAACTCTTCCAGGAGAACGCCTCGGAAGTCGGACGCTGTCAGCAGTCGGTTCTGCCGGCGGTAGTGGTTTGGGATTGTGAAGCGGAGGCTGTCGACAGTCTCGGGCTCCATGCCGCCGGAGCTAGGGCTGAGCGTTGTCGTGGTGATCGTGCTGAAGTTGCCCAGGTAGTAGTCGGTGCCCACGGGAGGAACGGTTGGGTTGGCGCGGAACACCTTGGCGCCGTTGCCCCCCAGGCCATTGGTCGCGACGTAGTGGACTTCGACGCTGTTGCCGTTGGATGGCTGCACGCCAAAGACATTGTTGCCGAAGAAGATCTGGTAGTAGCCCTCTTCATTGGTCGTCACGTAGAACACCGGCGTGGTGCCCGTGATGTTGTCCGTGAACTTCGCCAGCTTGAACTCCTGGACGGCGCTGCTACCTGCAGTGGTGCGCACGTTCACCCGGATGCTGTCCAAGTCGACGTTCTTGTCCTTGATGACGAAGCGCTGGTTGTGCACGCTGTTGTCCACGACGAAGCGCCACACCTGCGCGAGGCCCTCGAACACGACAATCGCAGGGCTTGTGTACGTCACGACATTGCCCACCTGAGTGCGGGATTTGGCCATGACGTCATCGATCACCTGGAAGACGCGTGCGTCTTGCGTGCTGTTGGCGCTGGAGAAGCTGGTGCCTCGGGGGATGAGGACGGCGGCGCCCAGCGGCTCATCTGCAGCATCCATGGAGACAGCGACTTGAACTTCCGCGCGTGCACTGCGGCGACCACGGGGCGTGTAGCCCGTCTTCTTTGCGTGGCTGAGGAGAGCTTCTCGCGTGTGCGCGCTGTCCACAAAGGCCTCATCCAGGAGCATCTTCACGTAGAAGCCCAGCATATGAGTAGAATACGCCAGAATGTTCATCTGCGTGGAGATGCCCGATGCCTCGAAGTTGAAGTCTCGGTAGTTGGGGTCCCCTTTCAGGAACTCGATGTAGTTTTGCTTGATGTCCTCGAATTCCAAGGACTGGACGGGCAGGTTAAGCATTTGATTCTTTCTGTTTGCAGTTGTCGAAGTGCCATCGGAAGAGGACGTTACCTCCAACTTTTCCGCAGTGTGGGCATACGTGGGCATGCGCCTTAGCAGCCGATGACATTTTGGCCTTAGCGTCATCGGTAAAAGGAATACCTTTGTTCCAAGGTTCCCTGCCCTTCCGCATCATCGAGTATCTAGCCTTTGTCTCGGCAGAATGAGGCTTCCCTCTGCGATTAGCGCCAATCTTGGAGCGGGTCTCAGCGCTATGCGTGTAGCCTGATCTGAACACCCTGCCTTTCAGGGCCTTGCTTATCTTAGCGTATGTCTCGGGGGTGCGACTGCTGCCGTCGAAGAAGTCTCGGCCGCCGCCGTTCGTCCTGTTGAGCCAGCGGTCAGATCCCACGACCTTCAAACGAGTGAGCAACCTATGTTCAAAACGGCGAGCTGATTCCCTACACTCAAAAGATTTGTGCACACGAATGACATCAGGTTCTCCGTGGGCTTCTCGAAATGCCCTAACGTGCTTGGATGAGGTGAAGTAGTCTATCCAAAGATCGTCATGCGGAGACTTCTTGTTTGCCGATCGGTATCCATAGTACCAACGGTCAAGTTCCCGCCATCCGATGAGGTAGGTATACGCCATTCATCGTACCCTTTGGACGAAGAATTTGTAGGAGTCGCTGGCCATGATGGACTTCACTGCATACCAGACGGTGATGTGGTAGCCCAAACCGTCGCTGGAGCCTTCGACGTCAATACGTTCCAGGTTCACGCGGGGTTCGACCTTCTTGATGAGCCACTCCAAGTTGGTTCGGATGCGCGACTCAGTCAGCTGACTTGCCGGCTCAAACAGGAGCTTCCTCAGATTGGACTGCCTGTAGCTGTCGAAGGGGTAATCGAACGCGTCCAGGAAGAACAGCGAACGAATGGACTGGCGCACGGCGTCCAAGTCTGTCTTGGGCGTCAGGTCACCAGTGAGGGGATGAGCGACCATGTTCAAGTCGAGGTCGCTGTAGATGGGGTCTCGTTTAGCCATTGTCGTCCATGAAAACGTTTGCGCTGCCAGTCATTGCGACACTGCCGCAAGACACTTTCTCCCCAATGCGCGCTGCGGGAATCCCGTTCACGAACACTGAGGGGCTTCCCGTCATCGTGGTGCCGTCGTGATCGGAGAGTCCGCAGCGGTGAACAGCCCAGGAGTCGCCGAGTCGATGTGACGCCCGCTTGTTCACGAAGACGTCGGGGCTTCCTGTGGAAGTTGGGCGGGGTGGAAAGCATCCATGGCCCGTACAGAGGTCTCGGAGTCGAACGGCTTGTGGCATCAGCAGGCGCGGGGACCTTCCCCGCAGAAGAATTGGGTTGTCATATTTAAGAGCATCGACTGGAAGCAATCAGTTTCGACCGTGACGCGGCGCCGCGTGGGCAGCACCAGCGGGCTCTTGGGTTCCTCGACCTTACAGGGTTCGCATGGCACGCTGATCTGCTGGGGCACGAAGGGTTCGGGTTTGACGCAGGGTGTGCAGTTCGTTTCGATCATGTCAGTGTGGCCTCTCCGGCTTCTCCGTGTTGTGCGTTGCCCGTTGTGGGAAGCTTCTGGTTGGCGCGGTTCTTCCAGACGAGCATCATGGCGTCGAGGTCGTCTGAGTTGCGCCCGTCGATGAGGGAAGAAGCTGTCAGCATCAAGAAGTTCTGGAAGGCTTCTGCTTCGATGGCGACCCTGGGGTCATCGGCGATCTTGCCGACTCCCGCTTGCGCGAGCAACGCCTGGAAGTAAGGGCTGGCCTCCAGCGCACGAATGAAGGCAGCGATTGCAGAGCAGCACCCCCAATCGCGGTCCTTGTTCTCCAGGTACCACACCACCCACTTGTTCGGCGTGACGCTGCTGAGTTCCTTGGGGATTTCGATGAGCTGGATGTCAGTGACGACGTCCGGGTGATCGCATCCAGGGCAGGGGTCTTCGATTGCTTGGGGCGAGAAGGGCGCCGCGACTTCCTCCTCGGGGCAGGGTTCGCAGACGGGCTTCAAGAGCTTCGGCGTCTCCACGACCTCGATCTCACGCACCGACTTGAAGGGAGCCATGCGGAGGAAGTTGTCCCTGTCGAAATTCCAGTTGTTGTGCACGCGCACACAGAACCACTGGTCGGAGGCCGTGTCCTCCATGTCGCCAAGCGTGATGCGCACCTTGAAGCGCCAGACGCGACCCCAAGGATTCATCACGCCAGAATTGTCCTCGTAGGACCAGTTCATAGCAGGGCTGTAGGAGGTCGCGTCCTCCAAGCAATCCAGGTTGGGGAGCATGCCTTGGATCCGCCCCAGCGCAGTCAAGTCAAGCCCCGGAGGTAGGCTCCCCTCGATGATCTTGTAATAGATCGGCTCATCGCATGCAACCGGCGGGCGCGGGGTGGAGAGCTCGACCGCCATAGCAGCACCCTGGAACGCTGTGCCCGCAAAGCGAGCCTCGCTGGGGAAGCCTGTGAAGTTGCCGACGACCGTGCCCGTGTAGCCCTGGTTGGAGCGGATGCACAGGTAGAACTCCCCCACGCCGAAGTCCTTGGAGAACGTAGCGACGAGGTCAGAGAATGTAACGCTGCCCAAGTCGACATACGCCCCACCCACCTTCTGAAACGCGGTCACCACGATGCTGATGTTCGCAGTGGAGCCCGTCGGGTTGAAGACGAAGTTGAAGAACGCAGTCTGCGCAGCCAAGCTCCTGATGAGGAACACTTGGTTGGTCAACGCGTTGATGGAGAAGGGCGTGATCGTCCCCGGGAAGAGCTCCGGAGGTGTCCCGCCTTCGAGAGTCTGGAGACAGGTAGCCATTATTCGCAGTGCGCCCGGATGTCGTGGGAGAAAGGATCCATTTCGACGGCCACGGGGTTGAACAGTTCCGTGATGGGGTCACCGTTGTCATCCTGCCAGATGTACTCGTTGTCCAGGCAGCCCACTTCGTCGAATTTCACTTCGTACTTAATGGTCAGGGAAGCCTCTGCGGTAGCACCTTCGGCGCCCACAATAGGAGGCTCATAGAAGGTAGCGTCGACGCGCACGCCTTCGTAAGCGCGGGGCTGCGGATCCGGCTGGCTGGCCATGGAGAACGTCTCGCCTGCCTGGCCGACCAGCGTCCAGAGCTCAGCGGTGGTCAGGTCGAACGTCAGCGTCTCGCCTGTGTGTCCGACGGGCTGGAAGTTCTGATTGGCCTGCAGCCAAGCGCTGACGTTCACCCCGTGGAAGGCGTAGTCCGATTGGCAGTTCCCCACATCCTCCACGTCCAGTTCCACGTAGACGTTATCCCCATCGGGGATAAAGTTGCCCGGGCACAGACGGAAGTTGATGTTGGACTCGAGGGCGAATCGCATGGTCGCACCCTCATTGCTCAGCACCGTGCGGAGACTCGGATCGGCGGCGTCAACGGTGCGGAAAGTCTCGCCGCCGAAGAAGTTGAAGGAGAAGCGAGGCTGTGCGGACAGGTCGAGACTCACGCAGGTCCGGTCCCCGTCGAAGCGCTGGTCGGGGAACTCCGCATCGTTCATCTCAATGCGGTGGATGTCCTGCTTCCCAGGGTTGTGTCCGGAGGCACAGCCGCTGTCCAGATCCAGGAAGGTAGACGCGCCGATGCCTGAGTGCACCGTATAGCTGTTGTAGAAAGTGACCGCGAGAGGGATGGCTTTCAGCGCGCCCAGATTGGCGAACACAGTGGAGCCATCGGCTGCAGCCAGTTCGCCCAGGCCTTCGCTGACACGCACGTTCAGTTCGAGGCTCGCGCTTTCCCCTTGGGAGACACCAGCCTGGAAGCCGTCTTCCGTGCGCAGCGCCCAGTCCATTACCTCCCCGTGGAAGGCGTAGACGTTGGGTTCTTCACCGAGGGATGCCTCAGCGCGCACGCCTTCGAAGAAGCCCACTTCGCCCAGGTTTGCACCCAAGCTGAGCGTCACGCTGCCCTGTTCGCCTGCGTAGAACTGCCAGAACAGATCTGCTGCGGGGCGCGTATCCAGAGACACATAGGCTTCGCTTCCCTCATGGGCGAAGTTCACCCCAAAGCTGGATGCGCCCAGCGCAAGGCTAGCGACGAAGGATTCGCCTGTCGCGAGTTCTGCCGTCAGGTAAGCCGGCGGGGCGACGGCGAGATCGGCGGATGCGTTTTCGCCAGTGTGGGCGTTAGCATCAAACGTTGTAGTGGACGCTAGGCTAGCATCTGCGGACTCGCCGACGTACACAGGCACTTGGAAGCCCGTGATCGTCTCGACGGAGACCTGGAGGACTTCGCCAGTGTGGGCAACGGGGATCAAGCCCTCGTACGGGGTGATCTCCAGATCGGCGACTGCCCATTCGCCTTGCGTGTAGGTCTGCGGGAAGCCTGTGGTGAACTCGACCTTAGCTTCCAGGGATGCGCCATCCACGGCAACCGCTTGAAGGTCGATTGCGGGGAAGACTGCGAGCGCCAGTTCCAGGTACTCGCCTGCTGCTGCATCTGCGGGGAGGACGACGTCCGTGTAGATGCTTGCTTCGACGTACTCACCGCCGACTGCATCTGCACTGAGCAAGACGCTGGGATAGCGGACAAGATCCGCCTCGAAGGTCGCGCCTTCGTAGAAACCCAGCGAGATACGGGGATCGGTGATGGCGTCGGCAACGAAGACCGAGCCTTCCGTGAAGCGCACTGCACCCAGGTCAATGGGGAGGGCTTCGCCTCCGCCGGTCGTGCAGCAGTAGAAGTCGACGTCAATCGAACCGCCGCTCTGGGGTTCCCAATCGGGAGGGCAAACCGCAGACTTCCCGTTGTCTAGGACGAGCTGGTCGCCGCTAGCATCTTGCCACCCCTTGGTGGCGTCGAGGACAATCGAGTCTCCGGCAACGGAAACCCAGTCATTGGCTACATCAAAGCAGCAGCCATCGATGTCAACAATGATGGAGCCGCCGGATTGATCCATCCAATCCGGGAAGCACTTGTCCGCCCCGAAGATGAAGTCAACGGGAGGGACAATCTGAAGGGCCTTCTTGTCGAAAACAAAGTCAACAGAGCCCAACCCGGCTGTGATGCCGAGGATTGTGGATGCTCCGTTGTTGCTGCTCATCAGGCGGTCAGTCCTGAGGCGTCAATGGGGTTGCGCTCCCGCTGTGCTTTTTGATTCGACCCCATAGTTCTCCATTCGTGAGTAGCCTTATGGCATACTTAGGGTGGGAGAACGACGGGGGAAACGTTGTCTGCGATCATCGCCGGATTCTCTTTCTTGTGGTCGTAGGCGATGACCGAGTACCTAGCATACTCCAGGAGATCCTTGAAGATGTAGTCGCCGGTGACAGCATCGCTGAAGGCCTGGTCGATGATGCGCATCCTGGGTTCCTCGACGAGGATGACGAGCGTCCGGAAGTTCTTGGTACCCGTCTGGAGCTTCTCTTTCACGTTGCCGAAGATCACAGCGTTGCCTGTCTCGCCAGTGGGGCGGATGACAGCCGTTCCCTTCCTGAAGGCGTACTCGGCCCCGTTGATTTCAAACTGGGTGAAGACAGTCGGTTCCACATAGGTGTAGACGGCCCTGGCAGTCGTCAGTCCCGTGCCATCAGCTGGGTTGACCGACGTCATCGTGTTGTTCCCCGGGTAGACATAGTCCCCGATCTGGGCCTTCTGGGTGTCAATCCCATCGACGCGTTCGTAGAGCACAGCAGTCTTCGGGAACCTCTCGGGCTTGTTTGTCGCGCCGAAGTTCACGAGCGCAACATCCACAGCAGTCGGGAAGACGACCTCCAGGTAGAAGCCGTTGTTCCTCCACTGCGCTTCTGTCCAGATGGTGGCTGTGATGAGGTCCCCGTCGTTCAGCGTGGAAGCGCTGCCCACAAATGGAACCTGGGATGAAGTGACAGTAGCTGACCCATCCAGAGGCGCACCCGTGCTGTCGCAGAGGCGCATCTCGCTGATCTCCAGCGGACCTCCTAGACCTTCAATGCGAACCCTCCAAGTGGTGGACGCCATCTTACCACGGTCCTGTCAGGTCGATCATGAAGTAGGCATTGGGGTTCACATCCCCCTGAGGGTCGTTCATGCTACCTGCACACACCAGCAGCTTACGGCCGCTCAGCGCACCGTTGCCATCGAAGACGGTACCTGTCGCAGGATAAACGGAGAGGCGTTGGGAGGGGAAGACGTAGCCGGGCACCTCACCGCGGATCTTGCCCCACTGCCAGCCGCTGGCGTTGCTGTCGACGATCAAACGCGGGAACGTGTAGAGGCGATCGACGATGTCGCCGCCGAGGCCTTGCTGACCAGGATGCTGGTTGCCGCCGGGGAAGCAGCCCATTGCATAGGTAGGGATGCTTCCCACCATAGCATTGTCGGCGCGGAACACCCACTGTGGGCAGAACCCGTTGGACGCATAGTGGAAGCTCTGGTCACCGTAGTTTTCAGAGTGGACGGGTGCAAAGAGCATGACGGCATAGGGATCGGTGCTGCGGTAAGCGTTGAAAGTGCCGAATGCCCAGCAGATGTGGTTGACTTGTCCGGGGTAGGAGTCGTTCATGAAGTACATGAAGCGACCATCGGTCACCAGGTAGAACTGGAGATTGCCGGCGCCACGAGTCCCCTTGCGGAAATAGCCCCCATCAGCATTCTGGGAAGGAGGCGGCATGGGATTGTACCCATGGTCGATGTCGGTCATGTTCTCGAACACCTTCACGCGCGCGTTGAGCGACTGCGGGTTGCCATCGAAGCCCTTGTCCTCGATGTACATGAATGCCTGGAGCGCTTCTGGGTTCGTGAATTTGTAGGCAGCCCTCGTTGTCCCCGAGGAGAAAGCCTTCTGCATGTTCATGCCTGCGACCTTCGCGGAGATCGCGCCAGTCGCTGCACCGTCGGGGATACCCGGGCAGTACAGCGTCACGGAGGTGTTCGTTGCGGACTTCACCTTGAACTCACCGGACATACCGGCTTGTCCTGTCACGGTGACAAGCGCGACGCAGTGATCAACGAAGCTGTGGCCGCTGACAGTCAGCGTGCCGATGCCTGCGGTCACCGAGAATGCAGTGGGCGTGCAGTCGCCGAAGCCCGCAATGCATCGGTCCAGGAGAGAGATAAGACTGCCTGCAGCACGGCCGTCATATGCGCCGATCGACGGCATCGCGTGGGAGTAGAACTTGATCATGGTGTTATTTAGGTCTCCTCGTACCAGCCAGGGTTGTAGCCCGCCGGAACGGTCAGCACAAATGGCGCGCCTCCCGAGTTCAGGCGATGGCCCCAAGAGCTAGCGTCTGAGCCGCCGTTGCCGACTGCAATCCTCATCGCACCCGCGGGGATGTTGTATTGACTCACGCTCGTCTGTCCAGCGTAGACATAGGAGAGCTTGCGCGCATCCAAGTCAACGGCGACACCGATTGTTCCAGTCTCGGGGAGGCTGTCGGGCATCGAGCCGATCTGCGATCCATTGTTCCACACGGTGTTCTGCCATAGGCCAATGGAGTCGGCACGCCCTCCGGGGTAGAGCTGTCCATCCGATGGGGGCAGACTTGCGGACACGCCCGGCATGATGTTCCACGACTCCCGGGTCACCTCGAAGTACCACTTGCCTGACGTCTTCGGCTGATTACCGAGCACTGAGGAATGGCCGCTTGACGTGGTGTTGCGGATGCGACGCCGGCTGACGACGTCTACAGTACCCACCTTCAACGCGGGATCGAACTGGCAGTAGGTCTTCGAAAGGGAAGCCGCCGGATTGGTCTGCAACGTGTAGATGTTGCTGGCGTCCAGGTCGTCAAGTTCTTTGCCGAAGACGACGAAGTCATCGATGCGACCCCCATAGTTGTAGAAGATCGAGCTGCCAGTGTACAGCCCAAACCCGATGGTGACATTGCCCTGGTCGTATCCACTGGCATAGCGGCTCCGTGAGCTGACGTCCAGCTTGCCGTCGATGTAGAGCAGGACCCTGCTTTCATCTTGCACCAAAGCGATGTGGTAGGTTTGTCCCACGTTCAGATTGCGGCTCCGCATGAGGTTGGAGTAACCGGAATACTGGACGCGGATGTAGAACTTGCTGGGGTCGCCTGTCACAGGGAACGTGCTGAGCTCTGGTGAGTATAGGCCCGCCATCTTGCAAAGCACTGAGGTTCCATCGCCCTGGAGACCGTTGGCCTCCATGTTGAAGACCATTCCGATCGCCCAATTGACGTTCAGCATGTTGAAGAGGGGATTGTCTCGGCGCACCCCGACAGCGGAGCCCGGCGACTGTTGCACCGGAGTAGTCAACGCCTTCAGGGATCCATGCACGAGGGGGTTATTGGTGTTCAGCGTGGAAGCATCCCCGCCGATGTAGGTGAAGTCGCTCACGTTTTCTGCGGCGTCTACGACTGCAGTACCCACGGCCTCATCGAATCGGAGATAAACAAAGGGCTGGCGTTCCAGGATGTAGTCGCGTGCGGGATCGGCATCGCTCTCCACGGGGAAGCGTTTCGCACTCACGCGAGGATTCCAGTTCCCTGAGGGCTCCTCGATGATCATGTAGTATTCGATTGCCGTGTCGAGTCCGAGCACAACGAAGTGCCCGGCAGAGTCGGTAGTGGCCTGAGACATCTTCTTGTCGTCGGACTTGCGGAAGACCTTCACGATGGCGCCTGCTTGCGGCTCCCCTTGAACCTTCACGTTGCCTTCAAATTTTCCCAGAGCCATTAGGGCGCATCCTCGTATTCGCTGGGCACCACGGGTCCGTAGACACGGTAGCGCACGTTGGGGTCTTGTGTGTTCAGCACCACGATGTCGATGGTGCGGTTGTCGTTCATCTCTGCCAGGTACTCGCCGGTGTTGGGATCGCTGAGGACTTCCTGCAGCAAGGCCCCGCTGAAGTGCGAGTACATGCGGACGTTGGCTTTGTAGGGCGTGCCTCGCAGCGTCACGATACCCCGCACCTTGTAGGTCTTCCGGTAGCTCGCTACAGCGGAGATGAACGCGTCGTCCAGGGCGTAATTGTAAAACGCCAAGTAGGCTGCATTGCCGTTCGCAGATGTGCGCCCCGGCGATGCGGAGAACATGGAGGCAATGCCCGGAGAACCACTGGACCTCGTCGTGACAATCTTGGATCCCATCAGCTGGCCATCCAGATAGAGTTCCAAGCGCGTGCCCCGCTTCACGATTGCGCAGTGATGCTCCTGCCCGTCGTTGTAGTTGCCGGCTGCAGACACCCACTCCTGCTCGCTCTCCTGCACTTGGATGGCGCCGCTGCGGTACTGATTGTCGTAGAGGTTCAAGCTGACGGTCAGGCCAGCAAAGGGACTCTCGGAGCCCGTGAACGAGAAGAGTGTAGCAGTCGGGTTGGACGTCGCCTTGAACCAGAACATGATGCTGTAGGGGTTCGCGATGTCAATGACAGGGCTGGTCGGACTGGAGGACACATTGACAACGAACTGCCCTCCGTTGTTGAAGAACGCAGACGTGCTACCCACCACCTGGGAGAAGCCAGGGAGTCCTCGTGTCACCCTCGTGGGACCGCCGACATAACGCCCCGTGTAGTAGCTGCTGATGGAGTTGGCGGCTACGGTGGTGTTTGGATCCTCGATGTCCTGCATCGTCCACAGCGCCGTGGGGCGGCTCTTCAGGATGAGTTCCTCGAAGGGGAGGATCTTCCGAGACAGCCGCGAAATCTGGAACTCGCTGAGCGTCTTGTCGAACACTGCGAACTGATCGATCTGGAGGCTACTGGTGTTGCGGTCCCCATGGTCAGGCAGAGGCGTGTTGGATCCCCCGATGAAGATGGAAGAGTTCACATCCATGGGAGGGTAGGAGCCGTAGTAGTTGGCCGCCTCTGACGCGACCTCCTGGCCATCCACGTAGAGCGTAGCGTTGCCTACGTTGTCCCCGTTCTCCATGATGACGACCTTCCACGTGAGCGCCATGTGATGGTTGTCGCCGTGGAACCAGCTGGGGAGCACCCAATTGAAGAACTTGCCACCCGGCAGCTCGACCTGCATGTAGGACTGGCCTGCCCAAGGGTAGATGATGCGCACGCCAAACACACCGGCTTTGCTGAACACGGGGCGGCTCAGTGTGGCATAGTTATAGGCGCCGCTCAGGGAGGTGCTTCGATATGCTTCCTCGTCCGTCAGCTTGTTCATCATCCAGACGATGGACAGGTCCCCGTTGTTGGGGAAGACAAAGGACGTGCTGTGCGGAATCTCCAGGTAGGCTTTCTCCCAGACATTTGGGCCGGCTTGCTTCCCGTAGAAGCCAAAGGAGACACTAGCCTGTTGGCTGGGCTCCAGGCGGATCATGGAGGGCATGCCAGCACGGTAGCCCCGATAAACGCTGGAACTGATGTGGAGAGTCGCATTGTTCACGCCCATCTCATCCAGGATGACAGGGGGCACTGCGGAGAACGTAGCTGTGGAGTCATCGACGGCGTCTCCGTCGAAGGTGATGAACACTTTTGGGTTGAGCGCTCGCACGCTGCTTTTGTAGCCGGCCATGATTGATCCTTTCAGGTATTTAGGCTACACTGTGCGGATGAAAGCCAAATCCGTCATCTACTGGATCTACTGCTGGGTCAACGCGACTTGGGGTCGCAGCGTCGAAATCAAGCGCTCCTGGCTCCGTAAGCACTACAGCGTCAACAGGAACGACATAGAGCTTCACGTCCCCAAGTCCATCGGTGGGCGGGCTTTCTGTGCACGCATGCGCGCCGAACTGCTGTCCAAGGGATGGACCCCCAAGAAGGAATGGGGAGACACCTACTGGATCGTCCGTGGGAAATGGCTGTTGCTGCTGACCATAAGGGAGACTCCGGAAGGCGCGTCAATCTCAATTTACGAGCACGACGCAGAGCGTTGCTGATTTGCTACAATGTGGGTTCTTCAACAAAGGAGCCCATGGCAAAGTACACCTACACCAAAGACGACGGCAGCACCTCTGAGCGCGAACTCCACATCGTCTCCAAGCCGCCGGCGCAGAACTGGCGGGCAATCGACCTCACTGGTCTGGACGCTGAACAGCAATCTCAGATCGTGGAGCTCTACGATGAGTGGAAGAACACGCACGCCAAGCAGTACGCGGCGAACCTGAGGGAGTTCAGCAAGGCCAACGAGAAGACCTTCGAGGCCTTCCTGCAGGAGAACGGCATCGAGAAGCCCCCGACGGTGAAGGCTTTCAAGGATGCCGGCTTGGTGGCTGTGATGCAGGGCTAGCCCGCTCAGCAAGTCGTTTCAAACGAGCTGCATTGGAGAGGGCTTGCGCCCTCATCCGATCCCTTTCAAGTCGCTGCCGGATCAGTTCGGCAGCGATTTTCTCTATGTGCTTCACAGGTCACTCACCCAGTGTCTGTAGAACCACGAGTAGAACGCGATGATGTCGTCGAAGTCCTCGTGGGTGGTGTTGCGGAACAGCGCTGCATTGCCGGGGTTGCGTTCCGCCAGGTGCTTCATCATGATCTCGACGAACTCGGGGAAGTCACCATTGGTGCGTTGCTCGGTGCCCCGGAGGATGCGTTCCGCTTCGGCGAAAGTGAAATGTGCCATAGTGTTCCTTGTTGCGATATGCAATTATAGAACAGTTCCAGAATGGTTCGCAACCAAAAAGAAACCCGCCGAAGCGGGTCCATTTTACTTGTGCGCCTTCAGCGCCTTGATCGCGTTGTCGGCTGCAGTGCAGAGCTTCTCGAGTTGCTGCACCGCTTGGTCGATCTGGTCGGCTTTCAGCGTTTCTGGAATCTTGTCGTATGCCAGATGGACTTTGGTCACCAGAGCATTGAGCGCGCTGAGTTTGTACCCCGCATCCGATTCTTTGTTGGCCACGGTCTTGCCTGGCTGGAAGGGCACCTTGGTGTCAGAAGCCTCCAGGAGGCCCTTGCTGTAATCTGTGAAGCTTGTCATTTTCTCTTTCTGGTTGTTAGCATACGGCGCGCGAGATACGAAGCTGGGATGCGAGGATACGGGGTGCACCGTCGCCGTTGTTCACGACCTTGGGTGTGGTCAGCACTGCGATCCACGTGAGGTTGCCACCCGTCGAGGCGTCGTAGAGTCCCGCGCCGGTGATCGTGCCCCAGTTGGCCGTCGGCACCAGGAAGCTCAGGTCGGCTGCGTTGGTGTACTCCTGGTTGGTGCCCGAGGGACCCGCCCAGCCGGAGTTGGCGACGATTTGGACGCGACCATAGTTGGTGCCGGAGGTGCTGACCTCCACGCCGCCCGTTCCCGTCAGTGCGGGGACCGTTGTGAACAGCGCCACCCACAGGGAAGTCGGCGCAGTGTAGGGCGCTGCCTTGAGCACGTGGCCCATGAGCGCATTGTGAATGTAATTGGATGCAGTAGACGAAGCCATGCTGGGTGTGTTCCTAAGTGTTGCTCCCTGTATTTACACGCCCAAAAGAAAACCCGCCGAAGCGGGTTGCTTGCATCGCGCTGCTCAGTCTATGTCGAGTCGGCTGCGCCCTTTCGTCTGGTACTTGAAAGCCTTCCAGGTGTGTGCCAGACTCTTCAGGACGACTGCAACCGCGGTGATGTTGGTGATCCAGCTGATGCCCGCGGGGACGCCGTCCAGATTGCAGATATAGATGAACGTGCATCCCACGCCGATGGTCACGGGGTCGAGGCGTCGGAGAGCATAGCCGATGAATGCCAGGAAGAATTTGATTGCTTTCATAGGCAGTAATCCAGTGCGTCCATAGGGCTGATGAAGAAGTGGATGCCGGCTGCGCACTGTCTGCGGTTCCAGCTGAAGTCGGGCGTCAGGATTTCACCATTGCGGTACTCGAAGCTCGGTCGCCAGAGACTTTCGCTAGCTCGCTTGTCGAAAGGACGGAGCCAGTAGAGAGCTTCGAGTGTGAGGCCTTCGGATTGGCCGTTCTGCTCCATGATGACTCGCAATGCTCCCGGCTCATGGGGCAAGTAGCATTCGCTGTAGAACTGCCTCACCACCTTAGCCTGGGCAGCGCGCATTTTCCGACATTCGGACGCAATCCCGAGATTTTCCCAGGCGCATGGGAGGCCGCCGTAAACTACGGTTCCCGCGGGGATTTCCAGTTCCACGAGCACGTAGCGGTAGTGACGTCTGCCGGCGGGCTTGTCGATGTATCCGGTCTTCTTGAAGACCCTCATGGGCTTTCGCGCGATGTAGAAATTCCCGTCGTCGCGGAGGTTGTCAGAGGGATCGCAGAACTGCAGCAACCATGAATGGGTGCCCAAAGAATTTGCGAGGTCTTGTGTGTAGTCGATGACTTCCATGTTGTCCTCAGAGCATGTAGCTTTCAGCGTCGGCTTGGTCGATGAAGAAATGGATGCCGGCCGCACATTGCTCACATCCCATGTAGAAATCCATCGTGGGACGCACGGTTTGTCCCACGCGGTACTCGAAGCTCACGTCAAGCAAAGAGTTGCTGGACGCAAGCATTTCGCCCGTGCCGATCTTGCGATGGCTTACGACGACGGCCTCGTTGGCGCGCATCTTTCGACTCTGGGATGACCAGCCAATGCGGGCGTTCCGCATCCAGGAGTAGAGACTCTCCGCGACGATCAGCGCACCCACGGGGAGCTCCAGCTCTGTCAGGACTTCGTTTTTGTTGTAGTGAGTGCCCTGGTCCGGCTCATAACCGAAGGTCTTCTTGAAGACCCTCAGGGGCGTGTGGACAGTCCACACTCCGTTGGGGCCGTCGTAAGACGCATGCATCCGCAGAACCTTGAGGGCGCGGACGCTCAGCCACGATCCGTGATCGTATCTGTGATCGTTCTCGGTGAACGCCGTCCGGGTTTCCTGGTCGATGGCAGCCTCTTCGATTCTGGTCATTTGAAAGCAGTCTCCACGGGTTCGATGGTGTGCATGCACTGGCCATCCCCGGCAGTGCGATTGATGTCTGCGAGGGCGGCCTCAGCGTCTTCACGCTGCATGATCAGCGCCTGGAAGGGAGCCGCAGCGTTGAGAAAGTCGATGTGCCAGCCGGCGGTGACCTTGAAGCTGCCGGTAGAGCGCCCCGCCTGGAAACCGAGGAAGACGTCCTTAGCACCGCCGAGACGGCGGCGGACGATAACGAAGAAACTCATGATGAATCCTTACAGGAACGTAACGGGCTTCAGCTTCTTGTTCAGCGAGCTGATCTTGCTGATTTTCTTGTCGAGTGCGATGCGCACATCGCTGGAAGGCAGGCCGGAAGCAATCAGGACGTCCAGCTCGTCTTTCAGCATGCGTGCTTCGCGCACCATCTCTGCCTTCTTCTCGTAGAACTTGACTTGGTCGGCATCGACCATTGCTTCCTTGCCTGCGATCATCATCTTCACTTGGGACATGCTAAACTCCTTGTTGCTTGCCTCAATTATAAAACAATTCCAAGGAAGAACACAAGCCCCGCAGGAAAGAAAGGTTTCAGTAGTTGATGGCGTCCTGCACGTTCACGAAGAAGTGGATGCCGGAGGCGCATTGCTCGAAGCACGCGGGGGCGAAGTTGCCCTCGGGTACCACAGTCTTCCCGTTGTGGTAGATGAACTCCCAGTTATGCTTGCTGCGGCTGGTGGCCGTTGGAGTGAGCCAGTGATGTTTTTCTCCGTCTACCTGACCTTGCACCGTCGATGCTTTTTCACGGTACCAGCGATGATACCATTGCTGAAGAACCTTAGCAGAACTGCAGCGCATCTTGCGAACGCTCTCCCCATGCTGGGGAGTACTACAGGATGCCATATCCCGCCGAGACCGTGCGTAGATCTGGGCACCAGCGGGAATTTCGAGTTCGACGATGCACTCATCCCGGGTCTTCTTGTAGACCTTCATGGGTACGCGAACCGTCCACAGCTGGGTTTTCCGATCGTAGTCGGCGTGTGCTGCGATGAACCTGTGGAGGGAAGCGCCAAAGATGCTATCGCGGAATTTGATGATTTCGGTCATGATGTCAGTAGTCAAGCGCATCGAGCGCGTTCACGAAGAAGTGGATGCCGGCTGCGCACTGCAAACCGACTTGGCAGAAACCCACCGTAGGGATTACCGTCTCGCCGGTATTGTACTTGAAGTCTGGGGCGTACCGGCTGCTCGTTCTGGGAGTGGATCGGAGGCATCGCGGTTCAACTGCCCTGACGGGACCCTCGAAGTGGATCACATCCAGCGAGTCATCGAGGTAGTCGAAATGGACGGGGGAGACCGGATCGAAGATGATCGTCCACTGGCGAAGCACTTTGGCCTCGCTACAGCGCATCTTCAAGTCCTCATCGAACCTGTTCCGCGAAGCCTGCAGTGCCAGCAGTGGCGCCGAATAGAACTGGGCACCCGCAGGAATTTCCAACTGGGTGAGCGCCTGACGGAGCACCTGCCCTGTGTTCGAGTAGGTTTTCTTCCAGACTATCATGGGCTCGAAGACTCTCCAGAACAAGCCGCAGGGATCGGGCTCAGCGACCACTGCGTGCTTCTGGATGTGATCCAAGAGCTCGCTGCCCCGCAGCCATCGGGTCTTGACGTGCATGGCTGCCTCAGACAGAGTAGATGAGGGCGTCGCCGGGGTTCACGAAGAAATGGATGCCGGCATCGCACTGATCGCGGAAGAGCGAGAAAGAAGCGCCCTTGGGTTTCACGACTTTCTTGTTCGCATAGACGAAGGTCCGATCCCAGGAACTGAACGATTCCTTTGCTGCTTCTGCGGCCCGCGGTGGCAAGGACGACAGGATCTGCATTGGGTAGGCGTTCCCACCGGACCACATGCTGCCGATCGTCCACTGGCGAAGCACCTTGGCAGAACTGCAGCGCATCTTGCGGTCGTCGCGGTCGTTCCACGCCGCCATACGGTTCCTGGACATGCTGTAGACTTCGGCGCCCACGGGAATCTCGAGTTCGACGAGACAGCGGTTGCTCCCCGAGCTCAGGGTAGCCTTGTAGACCACCATGGGCTTGTGCATGACGCGGAACCCGGGGCGCCCTTTGATGGCATCGGAATGCTCGCAGAGGAAACGATGGGCGCCGCTCGGTGCCAGGTCTTTGCGGAGTTGGATGGACTTTTTCTTGCTCATGATGTGCTTTCAGTAGTAGTAGGCGTCGGTAGGGTTCACGAAGAAATGGATGCCGGATGCACATTGCCCCGGAGAACGTTCGAAGGCTTCCCAGGGCACGACTTCCTGGCCGACCTGGTAGCAGAAATTGGGCTGATGGATGCTGCGCGTGAGTTCGACTTCGATGGCAGCATGCCGGAGGCCTTCCTGGAAAATTTTCTTATCCCACCAGACGTCCTCCCGGACTGAGCGCCGATGCATGCAGAGCACCACATCTTCTCCGCAGAAGCCACTGCTTCCGCCGCGCTCGTCGATCCGCTCTTGCCAGGAGCGCAGCACCTTGGCACGTGATGCTCGCATCTTGCGAGCATCGGAGCCCAGGTATTCGTCGCCGTCGCACCACATCTCACTGGTCGAGGAGAACACTTCTGCGCCCGCCGGGATTTCCAGCTCGGTGATTGCGTCATAGGAAGTTGTGAGGCCGTGACCTACCCGCGTTCCCTTGTATACTACCATGGGCTTGTGGACGATGTAGAACCCGCGCTGGCGTGGGATAGCCGAAGCGTGTTCGACTAGGAAGTCGTGGACGTTCAGAACGTCGTCCCGCAGTGCAATGATTTTTGTCATTATGAACCTTTGGGCTTCACGCCCGATGCTTGAACTCTTGGTATTTGACCGCGATCCAACACACAGCAATGAAGACCGTAGTCGAAAGCGCGATCAGCGCCATCGTTTTCCAGCCCAGGAAGCGAGGGCCTAGCAACAAGAAGCCCGTTGCTGTCCAGATGGAGAGTATCGCAAGGATCTCCCCATCGATGTGCCGGCATACTTCCTTGCAGAGCCAGACGAAGAACTTCACAGGTACACCAGGGAGTGGATGGGGCCGTGCTGCGACTTGCACAGCTCTGCGAATCCCGCGTGCGTCGTCTCGCCGTCGACGGTGTAGGTCAGGCTGAGACCGCACTTGAAGTTCACTTGGATGCGCATCATGCCGGAGGGCTGTGCGCCGAGGTCGGAAAACTTGATCTGCATAACAAATCCTCTTGGAGGTAGTCAGATTATAACGTCAGCGGAACCATTTGTCCACGAGTTGGCTGCTGTCGTAAGCGTGGCCGCGCTCCAGATCGTTTTTAGCGACGCGCATCCCGCCGGTGATGTCCTTGGTGCCCAACCAGATGAAGCTGCTATCGACGAAAACGAGCTTGCCGATCATGCACTCTACCGTGCTGCTGCTTTCATCGGTGCCAACGAACTCGCTGAAGTCCTGGTAGTAGGGAATCTCCGTGCGGGTCCAGTCCACTTCCGGAAGCCCATTGGGGTATGCGCGCCCCGCCCAATCGCCATTGAAGTCGCCTCTGTAGTAGGACCAGATGGCTTCGACCCAGGGCTTGGGAGGCTCCGCACCGGTGTAGTTCAGCACGGTGCCGTTCTCGAGGATGGACGCCCAGAGGGTCTTTTGTATCTGGAGAATTTCGTCTTTGGTCATGACTGCATTATGTAGGAGACAGACAACGGGCGCAAGTCCCTAGTAGATCGTCTCGCCGTCGTACTTGAGCGTGGGCGTGTCGTGAGTGTCGTAGAAGCCGAAGCGCCCCATGGTGAGCTCCAGCTTGGCCCGGACGCGCTTGTCCACGAGCTTGTTGAACAGTTCCAAGAACATGTCCAAGTCGGGTCCACCGGGGCCCGTATCTGGGGCGGGTTCGCCGTCCAGCGCGCAGTTCATGACCGTAAAGAGGTCGTCCCAATCGACTTGCATGATGATTTCCCAAAATTGGTATTGTTTGCTCAGAAAGGAACGTCGCTGAAGGCACCGGGGTCTTCGTAGTCCTCTGCCACGATCACGCCGTCTTCGACGAAGACCGTGTGTGCATACTTCGTCCATTCATCGTGGTCGGGATGGCCGATCAATTTCGGACCGCTTTCTGCACTGCCGACGTCCTTCCACCAGGCTTTGACGGACTTCTTGGTGTAGCCCGCTTCCAGGAGTTCTTGTTCGTTGACCTTGGTTCCGATGACGACATTCATAATCTTCTCCTACTGTGTGTTGCTATGCCTCGATTATAACTGGAAAACTTCCAAAAGAAAAAGCCCCTAAGGGCTTCTTTTTGGCATCAGTTCAGGTCGATGCGGGGCGCGTTCTTCTTGATGTGCACCCCAGCCTTTTCGGAGGCCACGCCCCCGACGGTCGTCTCCATGTTGCCATCCACCTTCAGGGTGTAGTTCCCATGGATGGTCTCCTTGCAGTTCCCGTTCACCTCGATATCAGCGTTCCCATTGACGAGCACGCTGGAGTTCCCTTCGATGAAGACCTTCACGTTGCCGCTGACCTTCACGTAGTCATTGCCGAGCACGATGCGGTAGTTGTCCTTCACGACCTTCTCTACCTGGGTGCCCTCGGGGTCGATCTCAACGAACGTGCCCTTGCGGTGCCACTGCGAGATGCGCTCCTTGCCCTCAGTGTCGTCGACTTCGAAGACGTGCCCGCTCTCCGACTCCCTCACGTGGTTGTAGGGGTACTTGGCAGCGTACTTCGTTGCGGGCTCCGTCCAGGTGCCACCGAAAGCGACGCTCGCTGTTGCCACCCCATCGCGCTTCTTCTGGATGACGGTGTCGCCGATCTGCTCATTGCGGGCCAGTCGGTTCACATCGTTCTCGCCGGGACTGCGGGGGTATTTCCCATTGGGGTCCTTGAAGCCCCCGTCAAAACCCTGTCCTGTGGGTGCGCCTGCTATCGTGCCGATCACCATGGGAGACTGCGCGTTCGCCCCATCCAGGAAGACGCCCCAGACGGTCGTGCCCTCCACGATGCCAGTGGGAGAACTGCCGACGCCAGAGGCTGCAGCGCTTGTGATCCCCTGAAGCACCAATGCCCAGGGGAGTGCGTCGACGGGCATCTTCCCTGGGTTGCCGCTGTAGTAGCCGTAGATGCGCACCTTCACGCGACCCCGTTTCTTGGGGTCCATGCGATCTTCAACGACGCCCCACCACCATGCAAGGTCGGGGTATCCTAGTGCGCCACTCTGTTTTTCCATGCTTCCAGTCCTTTGGCGTATTTAGGACTGGGCGGTCGTCAATCGTCGAGGCAGACTGCGTCCGGCGCGCAGTAGTCTTTGGGTTCGAGGCCCCTGGTGTAACCCTAGGGTTGATGGGTTAGAAGGCCTGCAAGGCCTCCGCAAATCGAGCCATCATGGCTTGTTGGCGGTCTACCGTGTACTCGCCATTCAGCTGCACGCCAGCTACCCATCGGTTGCTGTCCCGGATCACGGTGTAACGGTTTGCCTCGCCATCGGCACGCACAGTGATCACGCCTTCCACCAGGGGAAGCAGGCCGTATGCGCTGGCGAAGTCGGATTGGTTAGCGTAGATCTCGCGCGGCCCGCTCAGCCCGTCTCGGATGGTCACGCATTCCAGCCACTGCACGCGAAGGCCATCGTTCAAAGTCAAATCGCCGTCCACGGTGCCGATGTTGTTGAGAACGCGCATCGCGCTGTAGACCGCTTCGGCTTGGGCTTGGTTGAGAATCAGTGCCATGATGTACTCCTGGAGTTTACTTGATGACGCGCAGACCGGTGATCGAGGTCACAAAGCCTGCAGCGCGAAGTTCTTCATTCCACTTTGCGCATGCAGCTTCGTGCGCTGCTGCCAGTTCCTTGGAGACGCCTGTCTGAGCCTTGCACGCCAGGTTAATCGCACGGGCGAACTTCATGACGTCTGCCCAAGCAGTGCTGGAACCGACCATTGCTTGGTAGGCTTGCAGTTCGGATTGTGTTGCTTTGCGGGTTTTCATGTTAGCCTCTGGGGTTAGTGTGTTGCTGTGCCTCGATTATAACGCGAAACTCTTCCAGAAAACAAGTCCAGTCAAAAAGAAAGGGCTTACGCCCTCTCCTTACTTCTCCAGCCGCTTCTTCACCAATTCGATGTTGGTTGCGTATGCGCTCTTCTTGATGTTGTGGCAGATCGCCACGATCACGTAGCGCCCCTTGCGGTACTCGTCTAGCTTGTCGTCCTCCATGTCCTGTTGGCTGGGGAGGTCAACCTGGCAGTTCTTCCCCAGCCATGCCCATGCTGCAACGCTGCCGGGAATCTGGACAACAAGGCGTTCGCTGTCCATCTTCTGGATCGCGGACTTGCGGCTCGCAATCCATTTGTCCGCGCTGTCCAAAACGCTCTCACCCGCGTCGAACATCTCGGCATGTTTCATGGTGAAGCTCACGTTGGACTCCGGCGTAGCGAGGCTGTCGTCGAAGTTCTTGTACTGCGCATCAGCGGGCGTGTCGTCGCCGTAGGTGAAGTCGACTTCTTCCCACTGCAGCGTGTCGGCGTTGAAGCTCACGGTCCTGTTCTTGTAGAGACCCGCTGCGATCCCCGCCATCCCGTCGAAGTGCTGGAACGCGTACTTCTGCACCTGCAGCGTGAAGTCCTCGGCGTACTCTCCGGCCTCGCGCTTGCCCCCGGGGCGCTGGACAAACGTGATGTCCACGCGCTCTTCAGAACTCGCGTACATCTGCTCAAAGCTCTTGAAGGCGAACACGTTGGAGTCCGTCTGGAAGAAGCAGTAGTCGGCAGCATTCTTGTGCAATGCCACCTTGGTCAGCCAGCCCAGCGCGTTGAAGGGACTCCACGCGGGGATCACCAGACTGAGGTTGCCATCGGCAGGGTGAGCCTCGACGGAGCCGCCCAATTCCTCACCGACGACAGCAGCCGCAATGGCCTCCGCTGGCTGGTTCTGAAATGCACGCCGCACCCGCTTGCTCTGGTTTGCAACAAACGCGGGGTCCGCACAGAACGCCGTGTAGTTGTAGTGCATGTGGTTGATCATCTGTTTGTCGCCCACGCGGTAGATCACGAAGTCGAACTGCTTCTGCCCGTCTCCGGCAAAGCCCCCATAGTCGGTTTCGACTTTGACGCTCACCTTGGTGCCTGCACGGATCGGCAGCCTGTTCATCAGGTTGGCGCTGTCGTCAAAGAAGATCTGCGCGGTCCAAGTGGGTGTATAGATGTCCTGGTAGATGTCAACGCTGGTCACAGCGTCGATCACGGACTGCCCGTCGATGACCACATCAAACGCCTTCAGGTCACCGGGGCTGCTGGGTGTATCGTAGATCATTCCTTGCCCTCCAGTGCGTTATTGTAGGCTTCGACGAATTGGTTGATGTAGCGGGGATTGATTGCTATGACATCGCGGCGTTCGTCGTTCTGGGTGCGCTCCCACTGCTGGCAGGTGACTGGCACGATGTAGAAGGGGAGGCTCGCAGGTGGTACTGCACGGTAGGCCGCGTCGTCCACATCGTCGCAGATCCGTCCGATGCGGTTGTCAAAGAAGTGATGGACGGCGTGCAGCGCGCCCCACTTCTTCACGACGAACTCTTCCAGTTCTGCATCGCTCATGGGCCACCCCACAAAGGGATCTACGATGTCGTTCACGACGAGCAAAACCCAGTACAGCTTGGCATCCTTGTAGAGCTTGTCGGCGACGCTCTCGGGCGTCTCCCCATCGGACACCCTGTAATTCTGGTAGACGAACACGCGGTCCACATTCAAGCGCGATGGCAGCACAGCCGTCAGGATGTTCTGTGCGACCACGCGATCGTAGACCAGTGTGGAGAATTTGCGGAAGTATGTCATGCCTTCTTCTTGGGGGCCTTGCCCCTCCAAACTTGTTGAGCAGTAGCGCCAGTGAACTTCTGGACGGGCAGCATTGCAGCGCGTTCCCAGTATTCGTCGGCGACCTTCACGATGTCGCTGCGGATGTGCGCAGTGAGGTAACGGTGAACGCAGGGACCAAACAGCTTGGTGTCCACAGCGGACTTCAGCAGCTCATAAGACAGCTTCATGTAAGCCTTCGGAGTGGCTGCGCGCCTCTTGTACTTCACCAGCAGGTCCAGGAGCCGCGCGCGCCCAATGGGTGGGAGGTAGTGGAGGTTCAGCCCGAGGAAGCCATCGCTGTAGAGGCTCACGGGGATCACCAGCGGGAATTGGTCCCAGTAGGGGAGCGTGTCCTTGTGCTTGGCATCGTAGACGTAGAAGAACAGGCCCCCGATGAACGCATCCCTGGAGGGATTGAACGCCTTGTCTGGGATCCGCCGAATGCGGGACTTAGCCCGTCCATCGGCGCCCAGCTCTCCCTTGATCTCCTTGTAGAACCAGGCGATGGCGCTGTCCATGTCCTTGCGGGTCGCAGACCTCACGGACTTCTCGATCGGATTGTTCGTCGTGGGGACCGGCTTGGCGAGGTCCGGTGGCTTCACCTTGTTCTTCGCGGCCTTGATTTTTGCTTGCAGCGCGTCCTGGCTGCGGGCCTTGATCTTGCGTGCGCTCATTTTGGCTTCCTCTGGGAGATGCCCAGGTCGTATTCATTCAGCACCACAAACTCCATCCCATGCTTGGCTGCAAAGGCACGGGCTGCCTCCCACTTGTCCTGGTTGACCATGTAGGTGTAGGTCTCAGCGAGCACTGTGGACTCCTTGCGCCCTCTCCCCTTCTTGGGTGGCTTGGTCTGTGCGTCTGGCTTCACCTCGATGAGCAGCGTCTTGATGGAGCCGTCCGCTGCCCTGATCTGTGCGATGAAGTCCAGGAAGTAACGCCTGTTCTTGTTGTCCGCCCTGGAGAAGTAAGGGATGACGATCTCTTCCGAATTCCATTTGAGGACGCTGGGGTTGATGTCGCACCAATTCGCGAGCTTGCGCTCCCAACTCGATCTCATCACGATGTTGGAAGCGTCGCCCACATACTTCTGGGGGTTCTTGGGGTGGAACTGGGTCGCTTTGGGAAAGGTCATGTGGTGTGGAAGCCTACGTGTACCAAATACTTAGGCACTTGGAATTCAAGCAGGTCAGGGTAAATAGACGACAAGAAAGCAATCGCATGGCCTCCTACTTCTACCCCGCAAAGCTACAAAATGAGAACCTCCACCCGGCGTGGATGGAGTTCAACTTCTTCGAGCGGAAGTCCGCGAAGGAGAGCAAGCCCGACGACATCATCCAGTTGTACATGCCCGAGTCGGCGAGCCAGCCAAGCACAGTCAGTTGGGACACCGAGAAGTTTGGCGTGGTGGGCACTACCATTGTGGACGCCGCAAACAACGGTACCGAGGGCCTGGGGGGCAACGTCTGGGATGCGGGACGCGTGGCGGGCGCGCGTGCAATGGCGAACCTGATGAGCAGCGCTGCTTCGCGCCTCGGGGGTCAGGTGAGTGCGGAGGGTCTCATGGGGGCAACCCAAGGCCGTATCCCCAACCCGTACCTGACGATGGTGTTCCGTGGCGTCGACTTTCGGAACTACAGCTTCGCATTCAAGTTCTTCCCGTTCAGTCAAGACGACTGCGTCACAATCGACAACATCGTGAAAACGTTCCGTGCGAACGCACTGCCGCCGGGGAAAGCAGGGGACCCGTTCCTGGGCTATCCCAAAGAGGTGCAGGTGGCTTACAAATGGAAGGGGCAGGACAACCCCTGGCTCCACAAGTTCAAACGCAGCGTCATCACGGGGGTTGACGTGGACTACACGCCCAACGGCATGTTCTCGGTCATGCGGAACGGGATGCCGTCCCAGATCAATCTAGTGCTGAAGCTCAGCGAAATCGAGATCGTCCTCCGGGATGACGTCATGCAGGAGGGATTCTAATGACAACCAAAATGGACATCTGGTCCATGCTGTCTCACTTCCGTGACGGCATCAGTCGGCCCAACAAGTACCGTGTGGAAATGAATCTGCCCTCTGGAGTGGGGCTCGGTGAGGGTGAGATTGGTGTGAATAGCGATGCGCGCGCTGGCAAGATCGCCCAGATTGATCGCTACTTCAACGCGACCGGCGGGATCAATTTCAAGTGCCACACCATGACGTTCCCGCAGCGGAGCCTGCTGACCAGTGAGCACCGCCAGAACAGTGCGCCCTTCCGCACGCCGTTCAGCGCGACCTACGACCCCGTCACGTTCAGCTTCTACGCGAACAGCTACATGGACACGCGGGACTACTTCGAGGTGTGGCAGTCGGCGGTGGTGAACCTGGGTACCAACACCATGAACTTCTACAATGAGTATGTCGCCGACGTCAAGCTCTACATGCTGGACGACTACGGCAACGATGCCTACAGCGTGACCCTGTTCGAGGCGTGGCCGCTGAACATTGGTATCGTGGATGCGTCCTACAGCCAGAGCAACGCGCTGACGACCTGCACGGTGACCCTGGCCTTCAAGAGCTGGGCGCCTGAGTACAATTCCCAGAGCAATCCCAGCGCTTGAAGCTTAGGCTTCGCTGACGTGAGTGTGGAGGACGGTGAGGATGGCCCCGACTTTTGCGGGCTTCCCGAAGCAGTTGACTCCCCCGGTGACTTCGATTTGGTAGTTGCCGACCCAGCCGCAGATGTTCTTCTTTTCGCCGTCGAAGCCGCGAACAATGCCGGTCGTGAACCTGCCGCCGCCTTGGTCGATCTTGACTTCGATGCCGTTTTGGAATTTTTGCGTCTTCATAATCTGCTCCAGTGTGTTGCTGTGCATTGATTATAAAACAGTTTCAAGAACTGACGCAAGCCTTATCTGCATCAAGATGGAACTTTTTCACTAGGGCAAACCGAGAGCTTGAGCCTGAGGTACTCTAGACGCTTCCAGTAGTGTTCGTCCATGCGGTATCCGTTGCAGGCATGAAGAGGGACGCCGTATTGGTTGGGTTTGTTTAAGTCTTGCATCAAGTCACCTTCTGGACCAGTGCGACCGCCATCCAAGTCCCCTCGTCGTTGAAGTGATGGAGCGTCACGCCGTAGGTGTCGCCAGTCCGGAAGGTCTCCCCGGCTTGCAGGAAAGCGTGACGCCCCCATTGTTCATTCAGGGCGTTCGCCACGCCTTGGGCATCATACATACTCAGCTCGTCCACCTCCACGCGTAGCGCAGAGGGGTAGCCATCGGATTCCTGGACGAGGATGTTAATGACCGCTTTCATTGTGCCTCCTGAATGGCGACCACGCCGGCTTCGCTGACGACGTAGCCGATTGCTTCCTCGTTGAACTTCTGGATGGCCTTCGCCATGCCGTAGCTCTTCTTCAGCACGCCGAAGCGGTGTTGGTAGTCGTGGAGCGCGATCTCGCAAATGTCCATGGCGCACAGCCCCTTCATCTGGTTGATGGCCTCCATTGCCTCGTCGTAGGACTTGGGGTTGGAGAACATGAGGGCAGCCCAGCGGGGCTTGTTCTCGAAGGTCTGGCGAGCGCTGTGGAACGTCTTCGCTTTGAACTTCTTCGCGAGGCTTGCAGCGCAAGCGTCCTGTTCATCCTGGTGCTTCCAGGAACCCTTCACCATGAGCGTCTTCAAGTGTGCCATTTCGAACTCCCTTCAAATGTCTGTTGCTGTGCCCATATTATAGAACAGTTTCAGACAGGAGAGCAAGCCTAATAACAGAACCATCCACCACATTTGGTGCAGCCGACGCCGCCCCCATGCCGGATTCTCTCCTCGTGAACACACCAGGGGTCGGCGCCCCACAGTTCCCAGAACCCCGACTGCGATTCATCTGGTGGTGTGGGCCAGGTCATGACGAACAGGTTGAGGTTGTCGTAGATTTCATCAGCCCCGAAGGACTTGTCCACGATGAAGCCCTCAGGGTGGCAGCACAGCACGAGCCCATCCAAGCGGAGTTCCTGGACAGCAGTGCGGTCGCCGTTCTGGAAGGTCTCCGCGATGGCTTTGAGCAGTTTCATTTTGCTCGGCCCATCGCCCACCTTCCATTCGGCGGCGAGGCGTTCCAGCTTCTGTTGGTTCGTTTCAGTCATCAGATGTAGTCCGGGAGTTGAAGGGTGTCGCCGAAGCGGTCGCGAACATGAAGACGCATAGCTGCTTCCAGTTGGGTTCGCCCCAGGACGGCGTGCTGCTGAGCGTAGGGCGCGTTCTCGAAGGTCCCGTGCTTGGCGATCCAGCCATCCCCAGCGGGCTCCCACGCGATCCTATGGCGTTCCACAATGGGACCGCCGGTGCCCCAGCTCATGTGGGGATGGTACATGCCGCCCGAGTCGTTGTCGAAGAGGTACTCGGCCTCGTCGAAGCTCACAGGCTCAGCTTGGGGCTTTCCCCAGCAGTCCCGGTGATCACTGTGGCGCTTCAGCAGGTACAGGCGGATGAGACTATCGCGGCCCCGTTGGGGAATCCGTCCTGTGATGCCCTCCACGAGGGCGACCGCATATGCCAGGCGAATACCCGACAGCTCGACGGTTTGGCAGACTTGGAAGTTTTTCATGTCAGGACCGATCGTCGTAGTCCACGCTGATGGATCCGGTTTCGGTGATGACTTCTGCGTGGTGAGCGTACTCGAGGGCTTCGGCATACTTGCGGGCCTCGTCGGCCTGGTGTTCGAACTGCTTCGCCAGACTCTCGAAGGCCTGTCGGGACGGCGTCATCACGGGGTAGGCAGCCGCGCCATCATGAGCGACTATGGCGTCCCGCAGGTACTGGTCGCGTGCCACCCGCAGATGGCTCGCAATGCTGTTCAGATCGATGTAGAGGTGCATTTCAGTTCCCCTCGAAGGCCTTGGTTTGGTTGAGCTCTGCGATGCTGACTTCCTGGTAGAAAGAGTCGGTCTTGAACACCGCCGTGGGCTCCGAGCCGTTCGCACCCTTGAGAATCACGCCACGTGCCAGATCGGACTCGGTGAGGCGCAGGCTACGATCGAACGCAGGGTGTCGCAGCGTGCCGTCGGACAGCAGCTCACACTTCCAGGCCGTCTTCTGCTTTCCGTTGCTGAGTTCCGGGACGACCAAGAAAACCCTGGTCTTAGGATGGCCTCGCTTCACGGCCTTCGGGGTATGCATGTAGATTTGCATTTCAGTTCTCCAGTTGGATGTCGTAGGCCCGAGCCATCTGTTTGAGGCTCTGGAAGGATTCACTGTCCGAACCGATGGAGGCGTCGTTGAAGTCTCGGGCGACTTGGACGTCGCCATCTCGATTCTGCCAGACTGTGGTGACAAAGGGCTCGCCGGTCACGAAGACTGCGTCGCAGACGCCTCCGGCATCCTTCAGGACTGCAGCGGCCTTCAGGAAGGCCTCAACTTGTGCTTTCTTCAGCAGCATGATCTACTCCTGTTTCGTTTGCTGTGCTTCAATTATAGAACAGTTTCGATCGGCGCGTCAACGGTTAAACGAGACCTGTCGGCTGAAGATGAGTGCGGTGCGCGGCCTCCAACAGCCGCTTGAACTCCTCGACCTGCTTGGCCCCCGCGGTATCACCCAGGGCCTGGATGAGCTTTTCGGTGCTGCGCAGGAGGCCCGCATATGCGATGCTCACCTCAGTGCGGGCGTCGCCGAGCTTCACGGCTGCTTGGTACTCCCGAGCGGCAGCCACAGGGTCCTCGGCATCCACGACATCGATGGGGATGCAGATCGAACTCTCCTGCTTGCACTGGCGCACGTGGTATTCGGTGATGATCTCGAAGTACCCGCGGCGCCCCACGCCGAACCCAGCATGGAGCTCGTCGATGGAAACGATGCGATCGTACTGGCCGATCTCACAGTCCAGTTCTCGCGTCACGGGCGTCAGGGCTTCGCGGAGTTCGGTGAGGTCGGGGCTGCGGTAGACGTCGATCCCATGGGACGACATTTCCAGCAGCTCACGGAGTCTGGTAGGGCTCTGCATGATTTTCAGCGGGCGTCGTCGTGAACCATGGCTTGTGCGTGCTGCACAGCGTCGGAGGGCAGTCGATGCACCAGCCGACGGCGAAGCAGGTTGCGGTCGGTATCGGTGTCACGCCAAGTCATCGACGCGCGCCATTCCAGGTTCGCAGGCATCGGGACGAAGTATTCCTCGCCGACTTCCAGAGGGACGACTTCCGGTCGAGACACCTCGATGCCGTTCACGAGGATCGTCGGGGGCTTGACGCGCAGGGAACGCGCATCACCTTTGGCGCAGGCGTAGAGCGCTGTGCCGTAGCTGACGTCCTTGAACGTGCCGGATTCCCTGTCCTGGATTTGCTTTCCGTTCAGGATGGCCTTCAGGATGTCGGTCATTTCGGGGGTGATGGATTGGGTGGTCATGATGTATTCCTTGTCAATTGGTTGGTACTATTTCAGGCCCATCACGTTCTTCAGCTCGTCGCGGATGGCCTCGCTGCCCGCCTCGTATCCACACCGGAACGCCTGCACAATCTCGGCGACCACATGGGGCACATCCTCATTGGAGATGCTGCCGGGAAGCTCGCAGAGGTAGTGCCCATCGTTGTCCGCGATGATGATGCGGGTCTTTCCTTTGACCCCCATCAACGGCACCCGGGCGATGCTGAGCTTGTTGATGTTGAGGTTCTTGATGATGTCTTTGTCCATGATGAATCCTTTAGGGCATGCTGTCGGCGATCTTCTGCATCCACTCCACGCGGGACAGCGGATAACGGTTGCGGCTGTCGGGAGGGCTGTCCCAAGCCCCGCGAACGTCGATCTCGTCGGCTCGGAGAAGCGGATGGAGAAATTCTTCCGCCATTTGGTCATACGAGTAGGGAGCGTCGTGATAGCGCTCCGCATTGGCGAGTGCCGCTGTCAGCGCATGGCAGCAGAAGCGTTCCGTTTCCGCTTCGAGAAGCTCGATGGCACGGAGGACGTGCGCTTTGGTGACGTTCATTTGGTTCTCACTTCTTGGTCTTCACAGTGAAGTAAAAGGTCCGGCGATGGCACGGAGGACATGGGCAGGTCTTAGGAGCCCTTTCTGGCTTCTTCCAGAGAGTCTTCGAGCTCTTTGTTGACATCATTCCATTTCATGATTATGTCGTAGAGCTTTCGAGCCCCATCATCCATCTTATAGGTGTCGAGTCCCATCATAGCGAAAGCTTCTGGCCCGCCGGCGTCTATCAGCTTGAGAATGCATTCCACGTCGATCATGATGAACTCCAATTGCGTTGTTGATGCACAATTATAAAACAGTTCCAATCACGCGGTCAACGGCTTTCTTGGTCTTTTTCCAGGAGCTGCGCCGCGAATGCCTCCAGCCACTCAACGGGGACACTGCGCTTCAGCGCGTTCACTTTGGGCTCGTAGGTGCCCTCGCGGGTAGTGCCCACCATGGGATCCATGCCAGCTGCACGCGCAGCCCGCATGACGACCTCACGATCGACCTTCACTTCACTACCGCCTTGATCGCGCGGGCTGTGATCGTGTAGCTCACCCGGGACACACCGCTCAGCCGGCAGTCCATGTCCAGCGCCATTTCGATGAGCTTCACGTTGGGCTCTTCATCGTCGAAGTAGAGCGGCTTGTCGGCGACACGCTGCGCCACGGTCTTGCCATCGGCAGTAGCCAGGATGATCTTCAGTTCGTTCTTGCGGTTGGGGTTGTAACGGCTCATGATGATCTCACTTCTTTACGCACCAGGCGAGTTGGGGGACAGGAACGGTGGCCATGCGGGACGGCATACCCGTGATTTTCTGAGCTGCAGCAGTGCAGGCCTCCATGGAGTCGAACTCCTGGCTGTGATTGGAGACCGCCACGGGGCCGCCGTTGACCGCCATAACGATCCAGAATAGGATTGCTTTCATCGCTCGGCTCCCAGGTCCAGGAGGGCGCGCATTGCACCCCCTTCGCTGCCGTACTTGTCCACGAGGAACTGGCGGAAGTCCGTCTCCTCAGGGATGCCAGCGGACGACCAAGGGAGGCGCGCCAACACAGTGCCGCTGGGTCCGTAGAACTCCAGGTAGCCTGCGTTGTAGCCCGAGGTGATGCCGTCGCGTGCCTGCACGTAGAAGCAGAAGCCGGCGAAACCGACGTAGACCCCGCCGGTGGCATGAGCTGGGTCTTCCTTGTAGTCGACTTCGCGGGTCAGCCACATGCGCCCCGCTTCCAGGGCTTGCTGCGAGGTGAACACATCGTCGATGGTTGCGACGACGCATTTGGAGGTCATGATGAAGAGTTTCACGATTGTTCCTTGTAGATGGTGAAGCCGACCGTGCGCCCGCTGAGCGAGACGCTGACCGCTTCAGGTTCGTTCAGGAGCCAGATGGCCGCACGGCGGAGAGAAGCTATGTAACGGAAGAGGGGCTGATGGGCCTCCTGCTCCTCGAAGACATCGGCGACCTGTTCATCGGAGGGCTTTGCAGCCCACTGGTACTGCCATACCACGTGAGTGTCGGTCGTTTGGATCGTAATCTGGACTGCCATGATGAACTTCTGTTTCGTTTGCTGTGCTGCTATTATAGAACAGTTTCAATCAGTAGAGCAACGTTTATTTCACTTCCGCATCGGGAATTTTGAAGCCAGCTGAGTAGCCTGCGGACTTCATGAAGCGCGTCATTTGTTCGACTGCGGCTTCGTAGCCCTTGTTCCGGAGGAGCTGCTCCCAGTAGGTCTGCCGGGCGGACAGGACGTTCTCTTTCCAGTCCCACGCGTTGAGACCATCGGCCTTCATGGCCTTTACGGCTTCGCGCGCAAGCGCAGCAGTCGGGGCAATCATGGCGCACCAGCAACCCCGAGCACCGCCATCATCCTTCAGATTGTACTTCTTTGCCATGCGGGCACCATAGGCTTGCTGGTCGCCCTTTTTAGGCGCTTGGAGGAAGACAGTCCTGTTGTTGCTCATTTTGAACTCCTGTTTCGTTTGCTGTGCTGTTATTATAGAACAGTTTCAACTAGGAGAGCAAGCGGATTGCGCACAGACCATAAATACCTCCATGATCTACGAAAGCAATCCCTGGATGTTCCACGGCCAGCCCTTCCTCGAGGTACCCAAGGGGGTCGTGAGCTTCGTCTACAAACTCACGCACGCCGAGACTGGCAAGGCGTACATAGGCAAGAAGGGCTTCTTCTTCGCGAAGACCAAGCAGGTCAAGGGAAAGAAGAAGCGCGTGAAAGTCGACTCCGACTGGAGGGAATACTTCAGCAGTTCCGACGAGATCAAGGCTATGGTCGCCGACGGGCAGCACTTCACCCGCGAAATCCTGCACCTCTGCTATGGTACTGGAGAGGCCAACTACCTTGAGGCGCGCGAGCAGATGGACAACAGGGTCCTGGAGAACCCCGACAAGTGGTTCAACCTTCAGATCCAGTGTCGCGTGCATCATACCCACTTAAAGAAGATGTCAGCACGGGTCTAATCAGCGGAGCCTGCTCAGGAAATCTTTCACGATCTTATCATGGGCTGCGCGTTCCTCGGGGGTGCCGCCTTTCCTGATGGCGTCGATGCGCTCGCACAGCGCCAGGATGGTCTGCCGGGTGTCATGGAGGGGAAGCAGCGGCTCCTCCGATTGCATCTTGCGATGGACGTCCATGAAATCGGGGCGCTTGATGACCTTCCACCCGAAGGACTCCCAGCGACCTACGGTCGGGTGCCGCCCGCTCTTGCTGACCAAGCGGACGATGCGATTCAGAATCCGGCTGGTGCCCGGCGGCATGAAGTCCATGGCGACATCGCGGTCGATGTCTTCCTCGAACTCGCACTCGTCGTAGCGCAACATATCCAGGGGGAACTCCATCTTCCCCGCTACGCTGTATTTGATGCCCATGATGTACTCCTGTTTTGCAATGCCTCAATTATAAGGAAGAGTTTCGGAGGCGTCAAGCCTTAGGCACAGTCTTTCTGTACCACCCTGGCTTCTCGGAGATGCGCTGTGCGATCCTCTCGCGGATCACTTCCAGGTCCGCTGCTGTGGGCTCCCAGTCGCCGGCAAACTCGGCAGACATCACCCCATCGGGATCACAGCGCGCCTCCCGGTTGAAGTCCACGCCCCGCGCTGCGAGCTCCTGGCAGATCAGCGCGTACCTCTTCTGCAGGTAGCCGCCCTTGTTATAGAAGAAGCGGACGTGTCCCGTGCCCAGAGTGAACTTGGGAGGAACTGTGGCCAGCACCTGCCCCTTGGGCTTCGTCTTCAGCGACCTCGCCAGAGCCTTCGCGACCATCTTGATCTCGCGGAACTCGGCGAACAGGTGTTGGTCCATCAGCTCACGGGGGTCGACCAGGTTGATGCGAGTCATAGGCTGTAGTGGAGGGCGTCGTACATGCTTTCGAAGAAGTGGATGCCTCCCTCGCAGGTCTCACGGAGCATCGAGAAGGCGAAGGGCTTCACTTCACAGCCAGTATGGTACAGGAAGCCTCGATTGTAAGCGCTCGAGGAAACCAGAACTTCTTTGCGTTCCTCGAAATTCTTCTCGCAGCCCTCTTTCCAGAAGAACAAGGTAGCCGGGTCCGAGATGTCGTTCTCTTCTATGATTCGCCGTGCGAGCATTTTCGCGCGGCAGTGCCTTTCCATCTGGTGTTGACGAACCACTTTAGCCCGGCTGGCACGCATCTTGCGGCTGTCCTGCGAGCCCGGCGATCGACCCATGTAGCCGCCGAGATCGTAGTAGAGCTTTGTGCCGGGTTCCAACAAGAGCTCGACAATGACGCGCTCACAGGACCAAAACTGCTTCACAGGATCTGGTTTTGGCTCCGGAGACCACGACTCGGTAGCCTTCCAGACGGTCCATGGCTTGACGACTTCGACGAAGCCGCAGGAGTCGGGTCCCGCTTCCTCCAGTTTGAAAGTCGTGTGTTCGGCCAGCGCCTGCTTCTGATCACGGGTGAGGTATTGAAGTGGGATGTTCATGATGTCCTCAGGTATATGCAATCGCGTCGAGGCGGTTTTGGGTGAATGCCTGGGTGGGTACAGCGAGGCTGTTCATTGCGAATCCTTGGGACGGACGAACCAGATTTGACGAATGCGAAGCTGCCGGCCGGCAGCCCAGTCGTGCACCTTGTTATCGACAATGGCGAAGCAGTGGTCCTTCGTCGAGACCATCATCGGCGGCTGTCCCTCGAAGATGTGGGGGAAACGCGCTGCCGTGTTGCTCGTCAGGCACTTGCCACCGCGGGGAATCTTGTTGAGGAACACCTTCAGGTCTGCCTTCTCGACGGTGAAGCCCAGGGACTTGACTGCAGCCAGGTAGACTGCAGGAGCAGCGCCGACCCCGGGCTTCCTGCCGAACTTCTCTAGTGCGGCGTGCGCGACCTCGTATGAGACGCCGCAGACGATGGAGGTGGCAATGACGGTGCAATCATTGCGCTCGCCCCTGGCTTTCTTCTCAGCCGACGCAGCCAAGTAGAGTTCAGATGTCATAATGAATTCTGTGAACGGTTATGTTTCTATTATAGCACCGTCAGATGATCCAGTACACCGCACCTGTCGAGTTAATGATGCCGACAGACTCGTCACCTTCACTGCGTTGCTCGACAGCTAGCCCGGTCACCTCGTAGCCCCTGTCCAGAAGGTTCTGGAGTGCGCGAAGTCCGTTCGTAGTGAACTCAGGGACGAGGCCGCCGGGTTCCAGCTCAGCGGCGCGATCGTGTAAGGGACGCCTCGCGTTGACCAGCCTCGCTTGGAACTCTTCCCTGCCCATAGCAGCAATCGAAGCAACTGCAGCATCCAGAACCTCTGCTGTCTGCGCGCGGATGGCCTCGTCATACGCGCCGGCGATTGCACGGATGTCACCCTCTGTGATGTTGGGGTAGCGCGTAGCCAGCGCTTCACGGGCTTTTTCAGCGGCGTTCATTCCTCAATCTCCTCGAAGTCATAGATGTAGAACAGCATAGCATGATCAGCGCCATTGCTGTTGTAGACGGTTGTGAGCTCCTGCATCAATACGGGGTAGCGCGCAGGCCGCAGCCAGGGTTGGGGGCGGTACTCGCCCCACTTCTCCGGAGGGTAGTATTCCAGGAACTCTTCCTCGGAGTCCACGCGGATCCAGCCGTCGGAGGAAATCTTCAGTTGGCTCATTGCTTGTCTTTCTTCTCAGCGGCCTTCTTCTCGGCCTGTGCCTTCGCCTTGCAGGGCTTGCAGCAGTACAGCCCCCAGCCGGCCTTCACATCAGCGGTCCTCGCGAAGAACACCTTGGAGCAGCTCTGCAGTGCGCATGTCCGCTCCACGAGGGACTTGGGCTTATCGGACATTGGCTTCCACCCAAGCCAGGAGCTTCTTAGCCTCCTCGGCCCGGACTTCACGGTTCAGCTGATCCTCATAGTACGACGCCCCGATGCTTGCGAGGGGATCGCAAATGCCGCCGTAAGTCTCCCGGAAATATGCACTGAGGATATGGGTGGCCGAAGTGTCGGTCCACCAGGGTTGGCCGACGGCTTCATCATAGATCAGCGTGAGCTTGCACATCCCGGTGCAAGATCCATCGACTTCATCCAGCTGGTACTTTGCTTTGCCACGGAGCTTGTCGGTCTCATCGAGGAGCGCTGCTTCCAGAGCAGGCACCAGATGGAAGGCGTCGCCGGAGGTCCCGAAGAACTTGACTGCAACGCGGACGAAGCCTTGGATGTGCTTCAAGTCTTCGGGGGTGTATTTCATGATGAATGTCCTATCTGTTACAAAGGAAAGCCGGTCAACTCAGCGAAGCGCCTCTTGAATGCATCCTTAGCTGCTTCGCTGCCCATTTGTTCAATTGTAATGTCTTCCCATCCTGCGGTGCAAGGCAAGAATGACCATTCCATTTCCGTTTTGAGCGTCAGGAAGGGCTTCTCGATGGCCAGCGCCAGTGCGTCGGCATCCTTCACCACAGCGCTCATCTCTGCGGGCAGCCCGAAGATGGCACGGATGCGCGCGTCCATCTTGCGCTCCATCGCGCAGTATTCCGGCAGGAGCTTCTTCAGGGGCGTCGGCAGGTCGCACATATAGGCTTCCGTTGCGTCGTGCATCAAAGCCTCCAATGCGTACTCCGGCGGAACGAGCTGAGACACCAGAACGGAGTGTTGGGCGACACTGTAGAACCAACGGGACTGACCCGCATACCGACACGTTTGGCTCAGACCGTGGGAAATGTCCTCGATGGTGTAGAAGTTTTCCTCCACGTTGATGTAGTGGATGATCTGGCCGGTGTAGGATTGGATGGTTGGCGTCATTCTTCAGGGGTCCCTGGGGTTTTGGTTCGACAAAAGGCAAAGGCATGGACAGCAATCGCGGAAGCAACCGCGAGCACATCCATGCCTGTGAGGAAAAAGACAAGGCCTCCGACGAGGCCTATGACTGCTGTGGAAATCAGCTCATGAAGCAAGGGGTCTCCTTAGACCTCCTTGAAGAGCTGGAAGTCCTTTGCGGTTGCTTTGGTTTGGGAAGACACGGTCTTACCCCGGTCGTCTTCGATTTTCCAACGGTCGATGCTCATGTCGTGCTCGATGTACTTCACGAAATCGACTTCGTTGTGGATGACGATGTAGCCTTTGGCAGGGACGTAGTAGCCGTCCTTCTTTTCCAGGCCGCCCATCTTTGCCATCTCATGCAGGCTGCGTGCTTTCATTGGGGAACTCCTTTCCCCCTATTTAGGCTCCGAGAAGCTCTCCCATGCAGAGCGGAGCCTTTGGCGGTGGGCCTTCGCGCTGTCCTCCAGTGCCTGGGAGAAACGTCGATCGGCCTCGGTCTGGTCAACTGCCCACAGCTTCTTTTTCATCTCAGGCCAAAAGATGTAGCCCAGGATGACCAGCCAGAAGATGTGGATGCAAGACGCCAGCAGGATGTCTTTCAGCGTTGGCATTCGACCCAGCGCTGATAGTAGGTGTCCCAGTACGTGCTGCAGCCATAGGGGCTCGGCATGGGCCTGACATACTGGCGCTCGTAAACCCGCGGTGGGTGGGGCGCATAGTACGGGGACGGTGCCACCACATAGGGCTGCGGCTGGACATACACCGGCCGAGCGGGCTGCACCCATCCCTGCTGGATGACGATGCGACCGCGGGAGTCGCTGCTCTCGAAGTAGACGCTTTGGGCGCCAGCTTGGATTGCTGCGCTTGCCAGGATGAGTGCGATGAGCTTTTTCATGTCCAGATTATAGCACGGCAGGGTGGGCTCAGTACGCCAAAGCGTCGCCGAGGTTCACGAAGAAGTGGATGCCGGTGGTGCACTGAACATCGATCCGGTTGAACGCTTTCGTGGGCCTGACGGTTTTTCCGGTATGGTACTCGAAGTTGGAATCGTACTGACTGAGGCTGGTCTCGACGATCTTTCCCCGTTTCACCTCGGCTTGAGGAATCCGCACGTATGTCACAGCCTTCCCGTTTTCCACAGCGACTTCCGTACTGAAGCCCAGGGAATCGTCCATGAACTCGAACTGCTCGACCACCACAGCTTTGCTGGCGCGCATCTTCCGACTTCCGATGCTGGGCAGGGACAGGATGTATTCGGGGTCATGGTAAATGACCGCCCCTACGGGAATTTTGAGGCTGACGATCACGCGACCATAACCGAATTCGCTCTCGGTTACCTTGTAGACCCTGAGGGGCTTAACAACCCTCGAGATTTCCGTTCCACTGGGGTACTTGACTTCCTGGACAGTGTTGGCGCGGATGTAGGCGATGACTTCATCGCCTTTGAGCTGTTGGATGAGGATGTCGTTTTCCATGGTTACACGAGACCCCAGAGGAGTGCATGGGCCTTGGAGAAGAAGAAGTGGATGCCGGAGGCGCAGTAATCGGGTTCGTAGGAGAACTCGAACTCAGGTGCAACGGTGTCGCCGACCTTGTAGACGAAGCTGGGGTCATGCTCGCTGAAGCCCACGGAAGTCTGACCCCACGGAATGTCCACCGACTCCTCCTTCAGGTACTTGTGCAGGCCCTGCAAGTCACGACTGTAGGCTTCCCTGGCGTCCACGTAGAAGATCTCGATTTTCTTCACGACGGCTTGTTCGGCGCGGCACTTTTGCCAGCCCGGAAGGTATGCACGCCAGGGCTTCATCCATTGCAGAGGAATGGCTCCCGGGTACCCGTGTGCGTAGAAGGCTGTGCCTTCCGGGATGACGAGTTCGGCGACGTACTGCGGGATGACGTTGGAGTGCGTCAATCCAGCCTCCTTCGTCCGTTCCCAGTCCGCGCGGTGGTCCCGGGCCAGCGCCTTGTAGACTGTCATGTCCTGATTCGCTACGCGGAAGCCAGGAGCATTGCGCCCCACGCGTCCGGGATGGCGGTCGTGAAGCCCGCGGTTGCGCCATGCTTCGTTTTGGGGCAGGTGGATGGGAAACATTGGATCAGTCCAGGAAGTTGCTGCGTGCGTTGTTGAAGATGTCCTGCGCGGACTCCAGCGTGTCGGTGGTCGTCTTGTCCGTGCGCACCTCGATGACGCGGGGGTGGCTCAGCGCCCAGAAGTCGTTGTCCCGACTGCGCGTGATGTCGTTGGCCTCCAGCGTCATCACGAGGTCCATGAAGCGCTCCCGGTTGGCGTGCATGTCCGCGCGGGTCTTGTCGTCCATGCCGCTGACCGTGCCCTTGATCTTGCCGTCGTCTGTTTCGTAGATGAGCGCGCCGAACGTCTTCTCGGTTTTCTTGCCTTTCGCGCCCTCCTGGAAGCCCTTGATGCGCACTTCGATCTGCGCGCTGAGCTTCAGCTTCACTTGGTCCTTGCTGGTGCCGTCCTTGAAGGCGCCCTCGCCGCTCTTCGCGACGCCGCCTTCAAGGCCCATTTCCATCCACTTGCGGACGATTTCGATTGCTTCTGCCTTGCTGTGGACCACGTAGGATTCGATGAGCCCCAGGTACTTGGACGCCGCACTGCCCATCATGCAGGATTCCAGAAGCATCCATCGGGTATCGTAGTTCGCCTTGTCGCCGCCAGATGCGTCGAGCCCCGTGTCGATGGCGTCCCAGCAAGAGTAGCGGATTTCATGGCCGGCGGGAAGAGTACCACCCTGGCGCACGCTATTGATCATGCCGTTGCCGTCAGCGCGCTTCAGCGTGTTGCCTTCAGCGTCGACTACCGTGAGCTCGCCGCACCACATCATCTGGTCCGGCATAGCGACGAGCAGGGCTGCCCGCAGTTCCGGGAAGGCCTCTTCCGGCAGGATCTCGCCGCTGCGCGATTCCAGTACGATGGCGTCGCCGCTACGCGTTGCGCTTTGGTACATGCCATCCGCCTTGAGCTGGATGTAGATGCCTTCTTCCCACTTCCACTTGTCGATGTTGGACTTGTCGGGGAGGCTGCAGCGCATGTAGGGCGGCTCCTTGATCCACTTGGGGATGATCTTGTTCAGCGTCCCTTCGGTGAAGCCGGCGCGCATGTCCTTGTGGATGATGCGACGCAGCAGGTTCGCCGAAGCGGGATCGCAGCGCGCCACCATCCGGTCGACGGCTTCACGTGCTGCATTGCCCGTGAGGCTACGGTCGCTGAGGTCCGCCAGCAGCTTCCAGAAGGACTCGTCCGTGATGTCCACGTTGCCGTAACCCGAGGGCTTGGGGTCCACATACTTGATGCCGTAGCGGTGCGTGCGGCTGTAGCACCAGAAGAGCATTGCCTTCATGGTCTCGCCGAAGTCGGGGTTCTGGAGGCCCTCGGTCAGGAGACGCTGCTTCTCCTTCTTGCTGGGGTTGTCTGCGACGGCCTCGATGACGGCCAGGATTGCTTCACCTTGATTCATATCAAACTCCTCTTTGGATGCGCTCATTGTACAACCATTTCCTGGTCGACATCAAAATTTTTCCCAGATGGTTCTCGCCTACGCCCCCGACGGTCCCCCAGAAACGGTCACCGTGGTCGTTACCTTCGACGAGCTGCGCGTGTCCCGTTGCAAGGATGCAGTCTCTCATTTCCGAAAGGGAGAACTTAGCCATGATCACTCCCCGCATGACCTCCAGCTTGACGTCTTCCCAATCGGGTCGAAGAGGAACCTTTCTGGACAGCCTCTTTGCCTTCCCAGGCGTCTGGGCTCTAGCAATCGCTTCTTTCCAGAGAGGGTCGAACGTCTTGCAGCTCTGGTATGCATGCTCGGCGGTTTGCCAGAACCGCCCATCCCATTCAAACCTTACCGGAAAGAAGTTGGAAAGGAACCTATACTCGCCAGAGAAGGAATCAATGACTTCCATGATTTTGGCGGAGGCGGTGGGATTCGAACCCACGGACGGTTGCCCATCTACGGTTTTCAAGACCGTTGCCATCGTCCACTCGGCCACGCCTCCGCAGCGATTATACCAGAATTTGCTCCTGGAAGGCACGGATGTACGCGCTGGCACGCTTGCCGATCTCGCCGGTGACCTGACCAGCCTCCAGGCCGCTCGCCGCCAGCGTTTCCATTTCTTCGCGCAACGCGTCCCCGACCACCCACTTCACGTAGGCACCGATGTTCTTGCGCTCCTCCGGATCGAGGCCCATTTCACGGAGCTTGTCGATGCCCTGGGACATGCGGGCCTCCGTGGCAGCGTACTCCACGAACTCGTCGATGGACTTCACGAGCTCGGGATCCACGCTGGCGATCGTCTTCACCTTGGACGTGCTGTGCTTCTCGCCCTTCACCTTGAAGCGCTGGAGGCCATGGCGCGGCGTCTCGATGGACCAGACGATGCCTTCACCGATCAGCTCGCCGTGCTCTTGATCGCCCAGGCGTGCCTTCGCGACCGGGCACTCTGCTTCCACAGCCATGGTGAGGTCGACCAGGGTGTTCTGCACCAGAGTGGGCTTGTTGAAGTCGATCTCCAGTTCCCAGTTGGGGAAGTCCATGATGGAGACGATTTCCTCGCTACCCAGCCAGTCGGCGAGCCCCGGGAAGAACGCTGCGATTCGCTTGGGCGACCAGTGCTTCACATTCTCGCCGGTGCCCGTGCTGATGGCAAACACCGCGAAGAACTTCTTGCAGTGCACCAGACCGACGCCCTTCTGGATGCCGTTGCCTGCCCACTCGCCGTAGATCTGGATGTGCTCGTTGTCCACGTCACCGCGCACCTCTCGGATGCGGTCAAACATGCGAGCGAATTCCTCTTTGTTCCGCGTGTAGAACTCGCGGAAGCCCATGTGGGACTCGTTTTCGGGAAGAATTCGCTCGCGGGTCTGGAGCCAGGTGGTCTTGCCGTCAGTGCAGACTGCAGCGTTGGTACCATGCAGCTTCACGGTGCCTGTTGCAGTCAGGACCGGCGGGTTCTCGTTGTGGTAGCCGGCGTTGTCTCGAACGGACTTGCAGACCACGGAGAACTGACCGATGCTTGGAAACTTTTCAAATGCCATTTTTGCTCCTTACTTGGGAAGATCACAGGGAATGCCACCGCCATTGGCTCCGATGATTTGCTTCGGCGCTTCGTGACGGTGGGTGTAGAACTTGTAGCCGCTGATGCAGCTGATCTCTGGGTCTGCTGGCAAGACACTCTCCTTAGCAGGAGTCGCCGCCGCCCAGATGAGAAGGGTGATGGCGGGAAACGCCAGGACGGGTATCAGAGGATTCGAAAAGCTGAAGAAATTGCGGAGGCTAGACATGCGCAGCATAACAAAGTACCTCAAGAGAATGGAAGAGCGTGCGGGACTCGAACCCGCGTCGGCAGGATGAAACCCTGCTGTCCTAAACCGCTAGACGAACGCTCCGTGGTGACGTATGTAGTTGAGTTTCAGTAGAGCCAACCGGAACCGTCGGCGTCGTCCCACTCGCCGATCAGCTCACTGCATTCCGGGTCTACACAGACCGCGCCAGGGTGGTCGCCGAAAATCTCACCCATTTCTTCGGCGTCCTTTTCCCACTTGCAATAGTCCGTGTAGCTTCGTGCTTCCATCATTCAAACTCTAGGGTGATGTGTGGTCCGAGAGGTAGGCTTCGAACCTACGACCCCCTGCTCCCAAAGCAGGTGCGCTACCAGGCTGCG